CCGGTGGGGCGGGAGGCACGGGAGGCACCGGCGGTCCCGGCTCCGCGGGCGGCACCGGAGGCAGCGGCGGCACGGGCGGGACGGGCGGAACGGGGGCCGCCGGAGGCACCGGCGGGACGGGAGGCTCGGGCGGGACCGGCGGAACTGGCGGACCCGGAGGCGGCAGGCTCGACCCGTACGGCGATGCTTCCGACGGAGACCTGACCTTCGCGCAGGACGGAGCTACGACGGCGGACGCGACGCGGACGGGCGCCGGCGCGAACACGGTCTACACCATGACGCGGGACGTGTTCGGGCACAACATCACGGTCAACGCCGGCGTCGCCGTCATCACGTCGGGCTGGGGAGTCTTCGCCACCGGCACCCTCACGAACAACGGGACTATCAAGTGGGACGGGAGCGACGGGATCAACTCGACCGGCGGAGCCGCACTGGGGAACGCCAACAGGTTCGCCGGAAGCGGGATCGACTTCGGCGGCGGGGGCGCCGTCGAGGGCGCCGTAGGAACTAGCAACCAGCCTGCGCTCGGCGGGGCGGGCGGCGGCGGCGGGTCCTCCATCCCGGCCGCAGCCATCGGCGGCGGCGGCGCCGTCGGCCTCGCCCGACCCCTGCACGACATGACCACCGCGCTGCTCGGCCACTACTGGTCCGGCGCCAGCATCAAGATCTATGGCGGCGGCGCGGGCGGCGGCGGAGGCGCGGGGACCAAGGGGCTGACGGGCGGGGGCGGAGGCGGCGGCGGAGGCCAGGTCGTCATCGCGGCCCGGACCCTCAACAACACGAGCGGGACCATCCAGGCGAACGGCGGCGCCGGCGCGACCGGCCGCAAGAGCGCCGCGGACAAGGACGGAGGCGGAGCAGGCGGCGGCGGCGGCGGCGGGCTCGTCGTCCTGCTCTACGACACGTTGACGGCGATCGGAACGGTCAATGTGAACGGCGGAGCCCAGGGAGCCCACAACTACGGATTCCGCCACGCCGCGAGCATGGCTTCGCCTGGCTCCATCATCGATCCCGTCGACCGAACGGCGTACTCGACAGCCAGCATCACTCCGGTCTCGGGGACCGTCTACTTCGTCGCGATCCACACGCAGATGGTCGGCGCGACGCCGAACGTTCCGGCGATGTCCGGGACGAACGGGTGGAACGCGGCGTACTCGCAGGTCGCGACCATCACGTTCAACAGCGACGGCACGCGCAACGTCAACCGCCTCACGGTGTTCGCGATCACGGCCGCGTCCTCCGTCGCCGGGGTCATCACGGCCGGGACCTTCGGCGGCACGCAGATTGGGTGCATCGCCGACGTCAGGACCTTCGGGACGACGATGCTCGGCTCAGTCCAAGCGACCACCAAGGCAGGAACCGCGACGACGACGCCGACCGTCACGGCCCTCGCGGCGTTCGCGGGAGTGCAGAACTTCACCCTCGAGTACCTGGCCAACATCGTCGCTGCCGCGAACGTCACCGCGCCGGCGAACCACGTGGAGGCCACGGAGCTGAACCAGGCCGCCGGCTGCGGAACGCTGGAGGTCGCGTACCACATCCTCGATGACCTGACGGCGTTCACTTGGGCAACCACCAGCAGCGTGTATGGGTCCATCGCCATCGAGGTGTCAGTCACGCCCGACGCGGAAGACGCCGCGGCCGGGTCCGCCGGGCTGGTGGTCCAGATCCCGCTCGCATAACCAAACAACCGGACGGAGGTAAGGCGATGAGGTTCCACGTGGTGGGGCTGCCCCACACGCAGGTCACGAGGGCGTTCAGCTGGTGCGCGTTCACGAACGAGGTCCGCGTCTTCTGCAACATGATGAGCGACGCGGGCCACGAGGTGACGCTCTACGCGGGGGAGGAGACCGAGGCGCGGGCGGCCCTCGTCCCGTGCATCACGCGGGAGGAGCAGGCGCGGTACTTCCCGGACAGGGTCCCGCCGTACGACCCCGGGCACCCGGGCTGGAGGCTGTTCAACGGCCGCGCCGCGGCGGCGATCGCGGAGCGGTCCGGCCTCGGCGACCTGGTCTGCATCTCGAGCTGGGCGCAGTGGCCGGTCGCGGAGGCGGTCCGGCACCTCGAGACCGTGGAGCCGTTCATCGGCTACTCCGGCTCCGCCGTCAGGGACCGCGTGTTCAAGTCGCAGGCGTGGCGCGCCTGCGTGCAGGGCTGGCAGCAGACGTCCTACGACGCGGACGGCTCGTTCTACGACGCGGTGGTCCCGTACGCGTTCGAGCTCGGCGACTTCGCGGTCGGCGACGGCGCCGGCGGGTACCTGCTCTACGTCGGGCGGCTCACGCGGCGCAAGGGCCTCGAGGTCGTGGTCGAGACCGCGAAGCGGACGGGGCTGCCGCTGGTCGTGGCCGGCTTCGGCGAGAAGGAGCTCATCCCGGCCGGCGCCGAGTTCGTCGGGGTGGTCGGGCCGGCCGAGCGGGCGCGCCTGATGGGCGCGGCCGCCGCGACGCTGATGCCGACGCTCTACGTCGAGGCCTTCGGCGCGGTGGCGGTCGAGTCCCAGCTGTGCGGCACGCCCGCGATCACGACGGACTGGGGCGCGTTCCCCGAGACGGTCGAGCACGGGGTCTCGGGCTTCAGGTGCAGCTCCCTCGGCGAGTTCGAGGACGCGGTCCGGCTGGCGGGGACCCTCGACCGCGCCGCGGTGCGCCGGTCCGCGGAGCGGTTCTCGGCCGAGCGCGTTGGCCCGCAGTTCATCTCCTACTTCGGGCGGCTCGAGCGGCTCCGCGCGGAGGAGCGCGGCCGGCCGGTGTAGGATCGGCATAGAGACACCCGGGAGGGCTCCCTTGAGCGCAGAAAAGCTGTTCACGCACGTGAAGCACGACGGGAACCCGTCGCTGCCGATGGGCTTCGCCGCGACGGCCGACTGGGCCGAGGCGGCGATCGCGAAGCAGTCCGGGCCGTTCATCGTCGTCCGCGGCCCGTACACGCACACGGTCACGTCGCGGGCCGAGGCGGCCAAGCTCGTCCGCGAGGTCCTGGGCAAGGTCGCGGTCGGCGTGTCCGTCCACGTCCGCTCGGCGAGCTCCTCCGAGATGCTGAAGATGCGCCGGATCCCGATCGTCCCCTCGTACCTCGACCCGTTCCGCGACGCCAACATCTCCGCGGCCCGGATCAACGGGGGCGTGGACTACTGCGGCAGCGGGCCGGTCTACCCGATCGGGAACGCGGTCATCCTGAACGTCGGCCGCCCGAGCGGGACGTCCACGTTCGGCTCGGACATGGCGGTCTACGAGCTGCTCGACGGGCCGGGCCGCGGGCTCAAGGTCTTCTTCGCGGAGCACTACCGCACGCGCGGCGGCTACGCGAACGGCGACCACGTCACGGTCGACGACGTCCTGTGGGACATGTACTCCTGCATCGAGATCGGCTGGTCCGACGGCCGCGGCTCGGTCGCGTGGGACTCCGCGAGCCACAGCATCGAGGGCGAGCGCACGGCGTACGGCGAGAACATGAACGACCTGCTCGTCGCGCTCGGCAGCGTCGCCGGCCTGGCGACCGGCCGCCCGATCACGATGCTCCCGCTCCCCGCGGCGTACCCGAAGGACTGGAAGAAGGCGCTCGCCGCGTGACGACCAGGGGCCAGTTCTGCCGCGGCGTCCTGCGCGAGCTCGGCTACGGCCTCGCGCCGTGGACCGCGGCCAAGACGTACCGCCGCGTGACGTTCATGCTCGCGTGGGGCCGCGGCGAGTTCGGCGAGAAGCCGTGCGACGGCCGGCCCGACCAGGGCGCGCGGTACAACCTGTTCGCCACGACCCGCGACGTGCCGGGCTCGACCTGGTACAACACCTTCGGGTCCGGCATGCACGTCCGGAACTACCCCGACGCGCGGACCGGCGAGCGGGCGATCGCGGACACCCTCAGGAACGGGAACTACCCGGACCTGCTCGCGGCCATCGACCGCGCCGACAGCGCGGACGCGATGGCGGCGGCCCTCGCGGCGTCGCCGTGGGGGACGGGAAGCAACGCGGCGGAGGCGCTGCCGACCGTGCGCCGCCAGCGCGGCACGGAGTGGGGGAGGTCGATCGGCTAATGGCCCACCCGGTCCTTGTCGTCGCGGCTTGGTCGGCCGTCGGCGCGGCGGTCGCGCCGCCTGACTCCGCGCTGAAGGTCGCGGCCGTCGTCGGGGTCCTGGCGTTGGTGGGCCAGCTGGGAGGCTCGCTCATCGTCGGGCGGCAGCGCCGGGCGGACAAGCGCGAGGACTGGGCCAGGCAGGACGAGGTCGCGGCGAAGGCTGACTCGGTTCGCGTCAAGGCGGAGGCGGCCGCGCTGCTCGTGAAGGCGACGAAGACCCAGGAGGGGAAGCTCGACGACCTCAGCGCCGGGCAGGCGGTCATCCACGGGCTCGTGAACTCGAACATCACGACCCTGAAGGAGGAGGCGCTCGCCTCCTCGAGGCGGGAGCTGGTGGCGCTGTCGGAGGTGGTCGACATGCTGCACGCCCAGGGGAAGGAGGCCTCGACCGAGGCGCTCGCTACCCTCGAGTCGACGCGCGAGCGAATCGCCGCGCTGGCCGAGGAGGTCACCGCGCGGCGGGCGCAGGAGGCTGGGGCGGCGTGACCGGGTTCGAGTGGCTCGTCACTGGAGGCCTGATCGTCCTCGTGTCGCTCGTGGTCCCGGTCATCATCGCGCGAGGCGTCGACCGCGGGATGCGAGACCTCGAGGAGCGGCTGGTTGCCCGCCTGGACAAGGGCTGGCGGGAGCGCGACGAGCACGAGGCCGCGAACCTCGAGGCGTTCGAGGGCCGCGTGAAGGAGCGCCACATGCGCTTCGTGGAGCACCTACCGCCGGAGACGGGCGCCGCACTGAAGGCCGCCCTCGCCGACGACGAGAAGCCGGCAGGCCGCTGAGGCCTGGGGAGAGGAAGGGAGACAAGGGATGGAGCAGGTAACCGCGGTGATCGCCGCGTTCGTGCTGGCCTTCGGGCCGCTCGCGATCGGCGACACCAAGCTGGTCGACGGGGTGAGGCACATCTTCGAGAAGGACCCGAACGCCCCGCTGCCCAAGTACCTCTGGATCGGGCTGGCCATGGGCATCGCGGTCGCGTCGTGCGTGCTGTTCAACATCAACACGATCGCCCCGGTGATCGCGCTGGTGCCGCGCTTCGCGGACGCGACGCTGAACGCGACGACGGGCCAGGTGCTCACCGGCGTCGCCACCGGCGGCATGGCGTCGTACTGGCACTCCAAGGGCGTCTGAGGCCGTGGCGGCGGGATGTGCGATCACGACGTCGTCGTGCGCGTCGAGCGCATCCCGCCGCAGCGGCAGCCTGGGCCGTACGTCCGCTGGTTCTGCGGCGAGCCGGAGTGCGGCCAGGAGTTCGTCCCCGTCAAGCCTGTAGGGAGGTTCCGCCTGTGGCACGAGGCGAACAAGCTCCGCTATCAGCTCGGCCGGTGGGAGGAGGAGCAGCAGCGGGCCCACGAGCCGACCCGCGCGGAGCTCGAGGACCTGTTCCGGGCGGGGCCGTGACGGCGTACGTGTTCTCGTGCCCGGAGTGCGGGCACACCGTCGAGCAGCCGCACGCGGATCCGGCGCCGACCTGCAGGCACCCGGAGCAGCCCTTCACCGTCATGTCGGAGGAGGCGGCGATGCAGCGGAACTACCGCGCCGAGTCCGCCGTCGTGATCGTGAGGCCGCGCGGGTGAAGCGACGGAGGGGCACGGGCGGCAGGCACGTCCTGCGCGCCTCCACGGTGCACCAGGACAGCCGCACGCAGCGCGCGCGGGCGCGCGGCCAGGACGAGCGACGGGCCGTCCAGGGGCAGCTACAGGAGCTCGAGGAAGACCTTGACGTGGTGGAAGAGCCAACAGACGGGGAGGACGAGGAGTGAGCCTGGACCAGGAGAACGTGTGGGAGGCGGCGCGCGTGTTCGCGAGCACCGCCGACCTGCTGGACTCGATGCCGGCCGGCGGCCGGGTCGCGCTGCTCGGCGACGTCGGCCCGGCGCGCGAGCTCGTGCTGTCGATCTGCGCGCCGGACGAGGTGCACCAGGGATGGTCGTCGATGCTCGGGATGTTCGAGGACCAGCACTTCGGGTGGGCCTACGCGGCCGAGCCCGCGGTCGACGCGGCGGAGGTCATGCGCGTGTGCAACGTCGCGGTCTTCGGCGGCTACCGCGGCGGGTCCGTCGACGAGCTCGTCGCCCAGGGCTGGACCATCGTGATCGGCGTGGCGCTGCGCGACGGAGGCGCGGACCTGGTCGTCGCGCGCCGGGCGACGGAGGAGCCGGCGATCGGGGAGGTCCCGCCCGGGATGTTCGAGCTGGACGAGGTCCTCAAGGAGCTCGGGGCGCAGGCGGTCTGACGGTGCCGAGGAAACACAAGGAGCCCGCGCCGCCGAAGGACCCGGCGAACCCGTCGCCGACGTACGGCCAGCACTACCCGGCGCAGGCGCTCCGCAAGGAGGAGATCCAGGCCATCCTCCGCGCGCTGCGCGGGGTCACTCCGGTCGAGGTCCGCAACCGCGCGCTCGTCGTGACGCTCTGGCGCGCGGGCCTCAGGATCTCGGAGGCGCTGGCGCTGCGGCCGACGGACTTCGACGCCGAGCGGAACGAGCTCCGCGTGCTCCGCGGCAAGGGCGGCAAGTCCAGGACGGTCGCCGTCGACGTGCAGTGCTCCGAGCGGATCTCGCAGTGGCTGTCCGTCCGTCGGCAGCGCTGGCCCGCGGTCCGCGCCAACGCGACCATCTTCTGCACGAGGACCGGCGAGCCGATGCGCGCGAGCTACGCGCGCGACTTCCTGCACCAGGCGGCGCGCGAGGCCGGGATCGACCGGCGCGTTCACCCCCACGCCTTCCGGCACTCGTTCACCGTCGAGCTCGTCCGGGAGGGTGTGCCGATGCCGATGATCCAGCGGCTGCTCGGCCACTCCAACCTCGCGACGACGTCGACCTACGTGTCGTCGCTGTCGCCGGAGGAGGCCATGGCGTACGTCAAGAGGCGCGAGTGGTGACGCCCGCCGGAAGGGAGGGGGCCCCTTCCCCCGGCGCGCCGGCGCCGGAAACGCCGGGGCGCGGTCGCACCGTCGCAGTGACACCGGAGTAACACCTCCGGCCGCCGGGCGGAGGGGTAGAATAAAGACAGCGGAAACAGCGAGGGACGGAGGAGGAAGAGGTGGCACCCAAGGAGACCTTCGCCGACGTGATCGGCGAGCTGCTCAAGGCACAGGGAACGGTGTGCGCGATCTGCGAGTACTCGGAGCGCGCGAACGTCGAGGCGGCCCGCGCGAGCGGCGCCCCGTACAGCATCATCGCGGTGGCCCTCCAGAAGCTGGCGGTCATCGACCCGAACGTCACGAAGGACACCGCCACCAAGAGGGTGCGCGTGCACTTCGAGACGCCGCACAAGCCCAAGGAGGCGTAAGTGCAGGGAGACTTCGGCAAGGCGCTCGAGGAGCTCGGGGAGAAGGCGACGCAGGAGCAGCTCCGCGAGCAGAACTTCCGCCTCCGCGAGGCGGGGACCAAGCTCAAGAAGGACCGAGACGCGGTGGCGGCGCAGCTCCGCGAGTCGACCGCCGAGGCGGACGAGCTCGCGACGGAGCTCTCGCTGTACAGGCGGGACTTCGGCGACAGGCCCGCGTGGCTCGGCGAGGTCCGCGACGGCGAGCACCACCAGGGGACGCTGGTCGCGATGTTCTCGGACGCGCACTACGGCGAGGTCGTGCAGCCTGGCGAGCTCGGCGGGTACAACGCGTACAACCTCGAGATCGCGGAGAAGCGGACGCAGCGGTTCTTCGAGCGGACGATCCGCGTCGCGAGGAACTACCTGGCCGGCGTCGAGTACGACGGGATCGTGCTGGCGCTCGGCGGCGACATGGTCTCCGGCGACATTCACGACGAGCTGGTCGAGACGAACGAGCAGAGCACGCTCCGCACCGTCGAGACCTGCCTCCCGTGGCTCCAGGCGGGCGTCGAGATGTTCGCGGAGGAGTTCGGCAAGGTCCACGTCGTCTCCGCGCCCGGCAACCACGGCCGCAACTCCAAGAAGCCGCGGCACAAGAAGCGCTCGGAGAACAACGCGGACACCCACATCGCGCGGCTGCTCGCGATCAACCTGGCCGGCCCCGAGGAGGGGCGCAGCCCTGACGACCCGATCACGTTCGACATCCCCGAGAGCGCGGACGTGGACTTCACCGTCTACGGCAGCGTGTTCTCGATGGAGCACGGCGACAACCTGCGCTTCAACGGGACCAGCGAGATCGGCTCCTTCGGGCCCGTCAAGCGCGGCAACCTGCGCAAGACGAAGAAGCGCCAGGAGATGGGCCGCCCGTTCAGGTACGGGCTGTACGGCCACTTCCACCAGTACGTCCCCGCGTACTCGCAGGGACTGATCATGAACGGCTCGCTCAAGGGGTACGACGAGTACGCCTCGGACGGGCAGTTCGCGCCGGAGCCGTCGCAGCAGGCGCTCATGGTCGTGACGCCCGAGCACGGCATCACGGTCCAGGCGCCCGTCATCTGCGGCGATCGCGACGCGGAGGGATGGTGACCGACAGGCCGCTGCTCCTCCGCGGCAGGCAGCTCCTGGCGGGGAGGCGGCGGTCGACGCGGGCCGCGGTCGAGGAGGCGATCGACCGCGCGAAGCGCAGCCGCGCACGCGTCGGGCAGCGGACGGCGAGGAGGAGGGCCCGATGAAGAGGCAGGAGATCCGGGACAGGCTGGAGGCGACGGGCACGCACGAGCTCGCGCAGCTCGCGGGCGGCGTGCGGCTCAGCCGCGGCCGCCCGAGCAGCGACCTCCGGCAGACCCTGACGGACCTGGTGCTCGAGGAGATCCGCGCGGGGCGCGTCGGCATCCGGCGCGCGACCGGCGAGATCTACCGGCGCCCGCAGAGCTAACGTCCGCGCGCCGCCCGCCTTCCTCCGTCGGCGGCCGGCGCGCGGACTCATTCTCACGTGGTATGATGCGCCCATGAACGCGGCAGCCACTTCCGGGATCGACCGACCACGACCGCCATGCGGGGCGTGGGGAAGCCTGGCAACCCGCGTGGCCTGGGACCACGAGAACGTCGGTTCGAATCCGACCGCCCCGACCCTACGATATGCCCAGCGGCGATCAGCCGCGCAGCATAGCTGACCACGGATCACTCGGGCGAGTGACGGGAACTGGTATACCTGGCGAGCTCAGACCTCGTCGCTTGTGGGTTCGACCCCCACCTCGCCTACGAGCAGGAGACGCGCGAGTCGAGTCGCGTGCGCCGGCGGCCTCTGGTCGTGGCGTTAGCTCAAGGAGAGCGCCTGCGCTTTGGGACGTCGTTCAATGGTAGGACGGCGCGCTGTTCACGCGCTCATCGGGGTTCGACCCCCTGCGTCCCAGCGATCGACCAGACCTCTCTGGTGCAGCGGTAACACGCCCGGCTCTGGACCGGGAGAAGCGAGGTTCGAGTCCTCGGGGAGGTACGGGGCCGGAGGCATCCGGTCGAGGCCGCCGGCTTGTCACGCCGGTGAGGCGGGTTCGACTCCCGTCGGCCCCGCGCGTGCACACGTTGTACGTACGAGATGCGCTGCTAGCTCAGCTGGACAGAGCGCCCGGCTACGGACCGGGAGGTCGAGGGTTCGAATCCTTCGCGGCGCGCGGTGTTCGTAGCTCAGTGGCAGAGCGCGCGGTCGTGGTCCGCGTGACGGCGGTTCGATTCCGCTCGATCACCCGAAGGCACCACACGGGCGCGGCGCGTTGGGTCGCAGGCGGGATTCCAAACCCCGCCGTCCGGGGATCGTCACCTCGAGCGCCCGCGGAAGGTCATGCTGGAGAGGCCGGCAACCGGCGTCGAATACCGGGTCGCGGCGTGAGCCGCGGGGGTTCGAACCCTCGACCTTCCGCGTACGGCACGGTGGCGAAGTGGTAACGCGCGGGGCCGCAACCCCCGCATCCGCCGGTTCGAGTCCGGCTCGTGCCTCGGTGAGCTCGCTACAGGCAAGGCAGGCCGCCCGCTAAGCGCGCCGCCGGCGAGAGCCGGCTGGGGGTTCGACTCCTCCGCTCACCGCGATCGGCGGGACGTGGTATGATCACGTCTCAAGGCATGGGCTGCTAGCTCAGTTGGTAGAGCGCCGCTTTCGCACGGCGGAGGTCCGGGGTTCGATTCCCCGGTGGTCCACGGAGCACCGCGATTCTGCTCGGGTAGCGCCTGGGCGACTGGTTCCCACCAGTACAAAAACTGCGGGCCGGCGCTCCACGCGTGTCTGTAGCTCAGCTGGGAGAGCGCCCGCTCGAAACGCGGGAGGTCGCAGGTTCGAGGCCTGCTTGGCACACGATCGGCGAGTCGGCCGCGGCGAAGGTAAGCCGTGCGGCGCGGGGTCTGACAGCCTCCCGCTTAGATCGACGGCGGGCTCGCCGGTCACCAACGCGTCGTTGGCAGAAGGGAAGATGCACCGGGCCTCCAACCCGGCGGCCAGGGTTCGAGTCCCTGACGACGCTCGAAGCCGTAGGCCAGGTACCGCGCGAGACTGCCGGCGTCGGCAAGTCGCGGGTTGCGGGGAGGGACCCTGGCACACGTGGTGCAGGTGTAACTGGTTGCACGCCACCTTGCCAAGGTGGAGGTTGCGGGTTCGAGCCCCGTGCACCGCTCGCTGACAGGCAGCTCGTGGCCCGCGGCAACCCGGACAACGTCCGGGGGAACGCGGTAGCGGGGCCGCCGGTCGCATGCCGACTTAGTGTCAATGGCAGCACGCCCCCGTCGTAAGGTGGCAGTCCGGGTTCGAGTCCTGGAGCCGGCTCTGGAACGTAGCTCAGCAGGTTAGAGCGCCGCCCTGATAAGGCGGAGGTCGGCGGTTCGAGACCGCCCGTTCCTACGGACTGCAGGTGTTAGAGGCAGCACACCCGACTCTTCATCGGTGAGGTCACGGTTCGAGTCCGTGGCGGTCCACGAAGTGCGCGGTCCCATGGTCTAGTGGAAGGACGCCGGCCCCTCAAGCCGTCGGCGCGGGTTCGACCCCCGCTGGGACTACTGCGGTGTAGGGGAGTCTGGCCGTCCCCGCGGGGCTCATAATCCCGAGATCGCCGGTCCGAATCCGGCCACCGTTACAGGCGCCTAGCTCAGCGGCCAGAGCGGCTCTTTCACACGGAGCGGGTCGAGGGTTCGAGTCCCTCGGTGCCTACGCGTCAGATCTCGAACGTGAAGGTCACGTCGTACGCGTCGCCCTCGCTGGCGCCGCTGATGCGGAGCCCGATCCTGGGGCCGACCTCGATGTTGTCGGAGTACGCGAAGTCCCCGCCCGTCGTCTGGCCGCTGCCGTCGTCCTTCTCGATGGGCGTCCCGAAGGTGTAGTCGCCCGCGGCGCCGGTCACGAGGAAGTGCTGCTCCTCGGCCGGGCCGTCGGGGTCCGACACGAGCTCGAGCGCCGCGACACCCTTGTCTGCGGCGGTGGCCCGCGATGAGCGTCTTGACGATCTTCCGCACGTGCCTCAGGTCGGCGACGGTCTCGCCGCTCCCTCGGCCCCGGCGGTCACGGTCACGGTCCTCTGGATGGTGCTCACGGTGCCTCCTTGTCATACCTCGTCGATCAGGACCGCGTCGCCGCCGTACCCGAACAGGAGCGCCTCCATCTTCGCGCAGGCGATCCGCGCGGTGCCGCCGTGCGCCCAGCCCTTGCCCCAGCTGTTCTTCATGCGGTAGAACGGCGGGCCGGCCGCGGGCTCGAGGTCGATCGCGTTGAGCACGAACTCGTGGCCTCCGCGGACCGCGGACGCGAAGTCGACGGGGAGGTAGGAGTTGTCGTGCTCCTGGACGGGCGAGTCCATCGACGTGAACCAGTCGACGCCGACGCAGACCGGCCCCACCTCGAGCAGCGTCGCGCGGAGATCAGCCGGGGTGACGATCCGGGCGGCCGGCTGACGGGCGGCGCTTCCCTCCCTTACCCAACTATGGTAGCATGCTGGCATGTTGCTATCCCTTGAAAGCGACGGCCATCTGGCTTGGAATCACTCGGCCGTGATTATACTGGACCAAGGGTCTAGGCCGCCGGCCGCCAGAAGACGGCCCGATAGGCCCATCCTCCGCACGGCCCGAAGAGCCGATAATGAAGGCATGAGGACGAACGAGCAGACCCGCCAGGCAATCGTGAGAGGGCTCCGCCGCGCGGCCGCGCAGCGCCCCGCCGCGAAGCCCGCGCGCGGCGCGCTCTCCTCCGACCAGATAACCGCAGCACTCGCGCGCGGCCTCCGCCGCGCCTACCGTTAGGAGCGCACCGTGAACAAGTGCACGCACAAGCCGCTCGCGCCCGCCAAGGGCATGGAGTGGCTCGCGGCAGAGATGCCGAAGAACGTTTGCCCAACCTGCGGAGCAGCGACGAACAAGGCGACGAAGTCGTGAGGCCCGAAGAGACGCGCGTCAACGCGCTCGGCCAGCTGGCCGGGAAGCCGAAGCCCGCAGACCTCGCGCGCTGCACGCTCCTCGAGATCAAGTACGACGGACACCGGATCTACGCCTACCGCGACACGGACCGCGTGCGGATCTTCGCGCGCAGCGGCGCCGAGAAGAGCGGCCTCCTGCGATCGGTCGAGGCCGAGCTCATGGCGCTGCCCGTCGGCACCTGGCTCGACGGCGAGGCGTGCAGCTTCAAGGACGACTGCACGAACGACTGGGGCATCGCGCAGCAGGTGCTCGGCAGCGACTCCTACCGCCCGCTCGAGGCGCGCATCACGTACGTCGTCTTCGACGTCCTGGAGTTCGACTCCAAGGACACGCGGGCGCTGCCGCTCCGCGACCGCCGCGCGTTCCTCGACGCGGCCCTCTCCGCCTACGACTTCGCGGCCTGCATCCAGATCGCGCCGCAGTGGGAGAACAGCGAGGCGCGCGTCGCCGAGCTCATCGCGCAGGGCTTCGAGGGCGCCATCGTCAAGGACCCGGGCGCGCGGTACGCGAGCGGCAAGCGGGGCGCGGGCTGGTTCAAGGTCAAGGCGACGTGGACCGCGGACGTCGTGCTGATGGGTGCGACCGAGGGCAAGGGCAAGTTCCTCAACCAGGTCGGCGCGCTGGTCTTCGGCCAGTTCGACGCCGACGGCGTCCTCGTCGAGCAAGGCCAGTGCAGCGGCATGGACGACGCGGAGCGCGCGAGCTTCACCGCCGCGTGGCGCGGCGGCAGCCTCAAGGGGCAAGTCGTCGAGATCGCCCACATGGGGCTCATGCCGACCGGCGGGCTGCGGCACCCGCAGTTCAAGCGGGTCCGCACCGACAAGGCCGCGGCCGACTGCACAGTGGCCGACCAGGCGGCGACCATCTAATGGCGACCGAGCAGCGCGACTGCAGGATCTGCCGCGAGCTGGACCGCATGAACTCCGACCTGGCGACGTGCGCCCGCGGCCACGAGCGTAAGAGCGTAAGGCAGGCGTGGTTCGACTCGCTCGTCGAGCGGAAGCAACGGCTCACAGCCGCCATCGCCGCGTGGTGCTCGCGGTCCCAGCGCGCGTGCCGCTGCTCCCGCTCCTCTGCCTCCGTCTTCATGCTGCGCTCCTCTCTTGCCGCTGAGCCGCGCGTACCGCGCGGTCAGTCCTGCTCGGTACTCGGCCAGCTCGGCCTCGCTGTACGCGCGCGACAGGGTCCGCGCCGCGGGGAGATAGGGCCCTCGAGCTCACGCGGCTCGAGGTCATGCGTCATGCTGGCGCTGGAGCTGCCCGCGGGTGAGGAGCTCGCGCCGGGCTTGTCCGGCGCGCTAGAGTCCGTCGCCCGATCGGCGGGCGCCACCAGGGCCGTGATCGTGTACGTCGACGACGCGGGTGAGGCGGCGGCGAAGGCGCTAGGTGCCTGATGCCCGCGGCCAAGGCGAAGTGGTCGGAGGCGAAGCGCGGCATGGGCGAGTCGCTTGTGCGGTGCGAAGGGCCGAAGGGCCGGCGCGTCGTCCCGTGGCGCGTCAAGGACAGCGAGGTGCATCCCGTCCGGGTCAGCACCATCGAGGAGTGGGAGGCGCGGAGGCGCGCGGAACAGGAGGCAGCGAGATGACTTGGGAGAGCGCAGGAACGATCAGCGTGGACGCCGGCTGCGTGATGGTCGGCGACCCGTGCTACACGCAGGGGCGCGACGCGACCAGCGCCGTCGAGACCTGGCAGGAGTTCCTCGAGCGCACCTGGCCCGAGAGCTTCGGCGCGGCAGCGGAGCACGGCCCGCACACCGCCATGAGCGACGTGGCGCAGGCGATCGGCGGGAGCGGCGTCGGCATCGTGGTCTCGAGCGGGTACGGCGACGGGCAGTACCCCGTCTTCGTCCGGCGCAACGACGAGGGCCGCGTCGCAGAGCTCCGCGTCGTCTTCATCGGCGAGGACCCGAGCGACGAGAAGGACGAGGAGCTGGGCCGCATGCTCGACGGGATGCTCGCCGCCGCGGCGGCGCCCGAGGCGCGCGACGCGACGGGCCTGGACAGCGAGCCGATCGGCACGGACGAGGACGCCGAGCCCGAGATCAAGACCGGCGTCGGCCGCGGCCCGAGCGGGAGGCTCCGCAACTTCGGGTCGATGGGCGACGAGAAGCTCCGCCGCACGCTGGCCGACGTGCTCCGCGAGAACGACGACGCGGAGGCGATCGCCGCCATCGAGGCCGAGCTCGAGGCGCGCGGATGAGCGGTGCGCCGCGCGAGGCGCTCGGCGACCAGTGCTCCGACCCGCGCTGCGGGCAGCGCGGCGCGCCGCACTGGCACAGGCCGAGCGACAGAGGCGCGGGCGTCGGCCCGCACGCGCCGCGCTCCGCCGCGGTCAGGCCCGGCAGCGTAGACCCTCGCGCGAGAAGGTAAGGAAACCTTACCTTCCCCGGGCCCTTCGACCTAGGCCGCCCCCTGCGAGACACCAGCCTTCCGGGCGGTACGCCGGAGGGCCCGCGCAGCCGATAATAGAAGCATGACCACGACGAAGAAGGAGACGGGAATGAGGTTGCCGAAGGGGTACACCGCGAAGAGCGTTGCCACCATCCGGCCCACCGAGCGCGCGGCGGGCGCGGGCGACACTATGTGGGAGCTCCTCCGCGAGGACGGCAGCGTCGTCACCAACAGCGGCCACGTCGCGCGCATCGAGGCAGCGGCCTCCGCGGACTGGCAGCGCACGCAGGACGCGAAGCGCACCGCCGCCGCCGCCGCCCTCCAGGCCAAGATCGAAGCAGACCCCTTCCACGGACTGGACTCCTGATGAACCGCCACCTGATCGCGAAGTGGACGGACGAGCGCGGCGACAACGTCGTCTCCGGCATCGTCCGCGGCTACGCGCCGCTCGTCCTGACCTCGGTCTACTGCGGCGACACGGTCCAGATCCCGGACGGCGCCGACGTCTTCCGCCCGCACCGCCCGGCCATGGAGTTCGTCGCGAAGGCGGGCGACCTCAAGTGACCGCGAGCGGCTGCACCATCAACGAGACGCACTGCGAGAACTGCGGCTCGACGGACTACGAGGACCTGAACACCGGCGACCAGGGCTACTCCGCATGCTGCAACGAGATCGTGACCTGGAACGCCAGCACCCTGCCGCGGCCACCACCTCGAGGACCTCGGGGAAGACGCGAAGGCGGTCAGCTGATGCGCAGCGGCTACGACTTCCGCAAGGCCCAGGCCAGCGACGCGCGGAGCGATCGCGTGCTCGGCTGCTGCGGCCACCGCTGGGGCGCGCACCGGGCTCGGCGACGACTTCCACTGCATCGAGGCTGACCGGCGCGACGCGCTCGGCTTCCTCATCGCCGCGGACGCGTGCCGCTGCACCGAGGCTGAGATGCGCGAGGCCCTCCGATGACAGACGAGCGCGACGAGCGCGAGATCCCGCGAGGCGTTCCGGCGCGACCTGGCGAGGCGCGAGCACCTGGGCCACGCCGACGAGTACGAGGACGGCTGCGAAGTCTGTGAGGACGAGCGCACCGCCTCCGACCTGGCGGGCACCCGCACCGGCTCGCTCGCGCGCCAGCGCGTCGAGGCCTGGGACGCCACCAACCGCACCGAGACCGCCGCGGACCCGCGGCCCGAGACGAAGGAGAGCTGAGATGGACGAGGAGCAGCGAGACGAGCAGGACGCGCGCGTCGAGGCGCTTGAGATGCTGCACGAGCTCTGCGAGGAGCACGACTGGGAAGGAGGCGCGCGATGAGGGACTTCGACGAGGCAGCCGCGGCGATCGCCGCCCTGAACTCCTGGCTCGAGACCGACGGCGTCGGCCCGCTCGAGGGGAAGGTCGACCTGGCCGGGATCCTCCGCCGCGTCGCGAGCCTGCCGGAGCACCACGACACGCGCCTGTTCCCCGACGCGTGCCCCGGCTGCAACCGCGTCGTGACCGACCCCGCCTCCGGCATCGGCTGGCGGACGGTGTTCGCCGACCTGGTTCAGGCGCACTACGTGCAGAAGGCGGCCGAGTCCGAGACGTGCGGGTACTGCGAGCGCGGGATCACAGTGCTCCCGCAGACTCCCCGCGTCGAGGGCATGCCCGTCCACTGGGACTGCGTCGAGCCGGCAGCGGCGCAGGCGCGCGACGAGAGGCGGGCGTCGTGAAGCGCCGCGACCTGGAGGTCGGGCTCGAGGTTGCCACCAAGCGCGGGTACCGCGCGGTCGTCGTCGCGACCGAGCCGTGGGACGAGAGCCGCGAGTACATGGGGCGGTTCGGCACGGCGCACACCGGCAGGTTCTTCCCCGTCAGCGACGGGCCCGGCCGCGGGTACTCGCCGAACAAGTCCGGCGTCGCGGTCGCCACGCAGAACGGGCGGACCGGGGAGTGGGCCCCGGAAGTGATGATGCTCGGCCAGCTGGACAAGCCGTGGGCCGAGGCCGTCGCGGAGGAGGTCGAGCAGGCCCGCCGCCGGGCGATCGCGAGCCAGGCGGCGAGCGACCGCGAGGCGGCCCGCGTCGCCTTCTCGCGCGTCCCCGAGGTCCTGCACCCGCAGCCCGTCATGCGCGGCGGCATGCAGCACTACTCGTCGACGGAGGTCACGGTCAACCTGGGCGTCCTGCTCGAGTACCTCGAGGGGCGGCGGGCGCTGTGACCCTGGTCTTCGCCTACGGCACGCTGCGCGACCCCGCGAGGCTCGCGCACCTGATGGGCCGCGGGTTCAGCGACACGGCGATGGCCAACCGCTACGTCGGCTCCGCGACGGTGGAGGACCACGTCGTCGTCGAGGGGACGAACGGCTACCTGACCGTGATGCCGCTCGAGGGCGGCCTGGCCGAGGGCCTGCTGATCGAGCTGGAGGGCAGCGAGCTCACCGCGGTCGACTACTTCGAGGGCGTCAACGCGGGCTTCTACGAGCGCGCGACGCTGCTCCTGAGCGACGGGCGCGAGGCGCTCTACTGGCGGCAGACGGAGGAGTACGCGCCGCGCCTGGTGGGAGGGGTGTACAAGCCTCCGCCGAGACGATAGGATCCGCGCAGCCCGGCAGGCGTCGGGCGGCCGTTCACCGAGATGATGGGACCGACCCCGCCAGCGCAGCGGAACAAGGCGGCCCCACGGGTGAGTGGGCGGCCGCCCGAGGCCCGGCGGACTAGTATGCGCCACACTAGACCTGCGGCCTAGGGCGGCCCGCGGGCCGACTCCGGCCCTTGGTCCGGTGCGGCGATCGGCCGCCGGGGCCGATAATAGAAGCATAGAGAGCGCCGTGGGGGCGCTCCAAGGCGAGAGGCGAGAGAGTGCCTGACTTCACCGAGAGCACCGAGACGAAGACCTGCCGCGGCTGCCAGCGCTCGCTTCCAGCGACGCGCGCGAACTTCTACATGTCCAGCGGCCGCTTCGTCAACTACTGCAAGCCCTGCTACCGCGCCCGCTACAACAGGACGAACGGCACGCAGCGCGGCACCACGACCACTAGTGCGCGGCGCTCCAACCAGGGCCGCGCCTTCGGCGTGGAGCTTGAGCTGACGGGCCCAGGGCGCAGCGAGATCCTCGCGGCGCTGGCGCGCGTCGGGATCAACGCCGACGTGTACGGCTACCGCGCGTCGAACGGCTCGCACTGGGAGCTCAAGACCGACTGCAGCGTCAACGGCGCCGGCCTCGAGCTGGTCAGCCCCAAGCTCCGCGGCGAGAGCGGCTTCGCCCAGCTCCAGCTTGTCTGCCAGGCCCTCGTCGACTGCGGCGCGACCGTCAACCGCTCGTGCGGCCTGCACGTCCACCACGACATGAGGGCGCAGGGCGTCGACGAGATCCGCGCGCAGGTCATCGCGTTCGTCGAGCGCCAGGACCTCATCTTCCGCATGGTCGCGCCGAGCCGTAGGAACAACAGCTACTGCGCCGCCTGGACGAGCGAGAGCACCGCGGCGCTGCTGAGGGCCCGCGACCTCCGCGCGATCGGCGCCGTCGGCCCGCGCGGCTCCATCAACCTGCACGCCTACCCGCGCCACGGCAGCGTCGAGGTCAGGGCGCACGCGGGCACCACCAACTTCAAGAAGATCTCGGCGTGGGTCCGCTTCGGCCAGGCGCTCTTCGCGAGCGCGCTCGCAGGCGCCGTCGTCAGCGGCACCGACGTCACCCAGATGCTCACCGACCTCATCCCCTTCGGCCTCACCACCGAGGACGCGTCCTGGCTGCTCAGGTTCGAGACGAGCGGCGAGACGCGCGGCACCGTCGAGGCGCGCGTGGCGACGCTGCAGGCGCAGCTCGACGCGACCCGCTCGGTGCTCGAGGAGGTCGAGTGAACATGACCGCGACCAAGACGGTTATCTTCGCCGACGGCAGCATCCTCACCGGCGAGACGTGGCGCGAGATGGAGCTCGCGCTCCGCGAGGAGTCGTGGAACGAGAGCGACAAGGGCTCGTTCCGCCGGGAGATGGCGCAGCGAGCATGGAACTGGAGCGAGCACGCGATGCACGAGGACGCCTCGTCCTACCGCTTCTTCCGCGAGCTGGAAGAGGGCGGCCTGTGCACCATCGTCAACGAAGAAGGAGTGGGAGCATGACCAGCGCGAAGGCGACGAAGAAGGCGAAGGCGGCCGCGAGGCCGCGGACGCGGGTACTTGTCCTGGGCCACGCCGACCACAAGGTGCGGCGCGCGGGCGGCGACCCGAAGTGCATGGCCTACGCTGACGAGAAGGCGATCGCCGCGCTGAGGAGCGGCCGCTACCACGCGCTCCTCCTGACGGGCGGCAGCGACATCAGCCCCTCGCTCTACGGCGCCGAGCCGCACAAGCAGGCGCAGCACCCGAACGAGCTGCGCGACCTCGTCGAGACGCTCTGCATCGAGGCCGCCGTCGAGAAGGGCCTGCCGATCCTGGGAATCTGCCGCGGCGCGCAGATCCTGAACGCGACCATGGGCGGCACGCTCAACCAGCACATCCAGGGCGACCCGGAGACGGGCCGCTACCACCTGGGCCACGACCACGCCGTGCGATCGGCGAAGGGCTCGCGGCTCCGCAAGGCGTTCGGCCAGGTGACGCGCAGCGTCGTCAGCATCCACCACCAGGCCGTCGCGAAGGTCGCGCCCGGGTTCGTCGCCACGGGCTGGTCGCCGGACGGCGTCGTCGAGTGCATCGAGTCGGTCGAGGGCTGGATGGTGGGCGTCCAGTTCCACCCCGAGATGAGCGGGAAGCCCGGCTCGCAGGAGCTGTTCGACGCGCTGGTCGCGGCGGCCGCGAAGCACGCGGGCCACCCCGCGCCCGTCGCGGAGCCGATCGTCTACGCGGCGCCGCGGACCACGCTGGTCCTGCCGTCGCACGACGCAACCGCGGCCCGCGCGAAGGCGCGCACCCGCCGCGACCCGCAGACGTGGGGCTCGCCGGTCCTGACGAGCTGGAAGTGCTTCAGGTGCGGCATCACGTTCGACGAGCGCCAGGACCACGTGGACCACATGTGGATGCTGCACGGCGTCGACGTCTACGGCCGCGCGAAGGACGAGGACCCGGCGCTGGACGAGCTGGTCGAGGCGGACATGTGGGAGGGAGTCGAGTGATGCCCGACACGGTCGACCTCGACGTCGAGGAGCGCTGGTCGCGAGGCACCGCCGTCGGCGAGGCCGTGTGGATCCGCCTCTGCCGCGCGAGCGGGCAGGACCCGAAGGACGACAGCCTGGACGAGCAGCACGGCCGGCTCGTCGACGCGGTGCGCGAGGCCGCGATGGCCATGGACCGCGCGGGCATGGAGGGCCTCGCGGACTGGCTCGAGATGGAAGAGTGGAGGGACCTGTGAGGCGGCCGCGCGACGACGGCGTCCGCCGCGTGATACTGGAGGCGGTGCGGCACGGCTGCACCGTCGAGCCAGACCCGACGGGCGGCGGGCACGGCGTGCTCCGCGGGCCCGACGGCAGAATACTCCAGCGGTTCCCGCTGGGGCGCACCGACCCGAGGGCGTGGCGCAACCTGCGCGCGGCCCTGAAGAGAGAAGGAGTGGATCTGACGTGAGCTACAGCCGGAAGTACCCGCACATCCGCGTCGAGGTCGTCATGGCCACGCGCGAGCTCGTCAGGGCGAAGCTCTGGCGCAGCACCATGGACGAGCAAGGCCGCGCCATCGAGAAGTGGATTGCCACCGTGTCCGCCGCGTACGGCATGCCGGAGCCGCTCGTGCGGTTCGCGCCGCTGAGCGTTCTGGGCGCGTTCGTCCCGGCGCAGGGGCCGGGCGGCATGATCGTCATGGACCACTTCTCCGTCGTGACGCTGCTCCACGAGTACCGCCACGCGATGCACCTGGCGGGCGTGGCCGGCGCGATCGGCGGCGAGGAGGACGCGCGGGCATGGTCGCTGAGCCTGTTCCGCCTGGCCGCGCCGCGGCGGTTCCGCCGCATGCGCGCGGAGGGCCGGCTCGCGTTCCTGCGGCCGGAGCCGGAGCCCGTGAACCTGACGGATGCCGAGTCGCAGGCCTTCGCCGAGATCGTCGGCGAGTGGCCGGACACGCAAGAGCGCCTGGCCGCCGAGGCCACCGACGCGCTGCCGCCAGTGCCCGAGGACGGCGCCGACGCGTGAGCGAGCGCGCCTTCAAGATGACGTGCCCAGCCGGGGAGGCGACCCTCTTCCTCCCCGGCTCCGCCGCGCGCCTCGTCGGCACGCGGACCGTCGTCGCGTGGAAGGGCTCGCGCGTCGGCGCGAGCATCACGGGCGCGGAGGTGGTGGACGGCGGCCGGGCGATCCAGCTGACGATCGACCCGGACGAGCCGGTCGCGCCGCTCGCTAGCGCCGCGCGGCGCGGCACCTTCGGCGACGACCCGTGCGCGCGGAAGATCCGCTTCGAGTCGAGGGAGGGCGCGCTGGGCGAGCTCGCGCGGATCATCAAGAGAGCGATGGACGGCGAGCGCCGGCGCAGCCACATCGAGACGGGCTGCTACGAGTGCCCGGAGTGCGGTGGCTGGCACCTGTCGAGCAAGCCGTGGGACGGGAACATCGCGAACGAGAGGAGGACGACGTGAGGATCGTGGCGCTGACGGAGGAGCAGTACGAGATGGTCGAGCAGATGGTCGACAACGACCAGCCGCGGATCACGCGCGAGTCGATGGCGCTCAACCGCGCCGCCGCCTCGCAGCTCCACAACGGCTACACCCAGCAGGCGCTCCGCGAGCTGCGCGACAAGCTGCGCACGTTCCGCGGGGACGCCGACCTGTCGCTGATGCAGCACGTCTACCTCGAGGAGTGCCGCGCGACGCTGTCCGTAATCCTCGACGACGCCGCGATGCCCGCGGCGATCGAGGAGGAGCGCCAGCACCGCGCGGACTACCTGGGCTTCGGGTACGTCAAGGTGACCACGCCCTGGGACGACGAGGGCCGCGTGCTCGTCGTCGTCGCGCCGAACGGCCGCCAGTTGCAGTGGGACTGGGACGAGTCCATGAACAAGTTCAACGGCGGGAGCGCGTGCGTCAACGAGCTGCCGCCGATCCGCGAGATGGCCGAGGCGTGGGAGGCGCGCCAGTGACGGCGCGCCTGCGTGCCTGGCGCCGCGAGCGCCTCACGAGCCGGGTCATCGCCGCGGGCAGCCGCGAGCTCGAGCGCGCGGCGAACGGGGAGGACCCCGACCGCGCCATGCGCAAGGCCGAGGGCTGGCTCGCGATCGCCGCCTGGAGGATCCGCGGGGGCGGGGGAGGCGGGCGGTGAGCGAGATCAAGGTCTCCGTCGTCATCCCCGACCGCACGCTCGACGAGGCGCGGCGCGGCGAGGTGCTGACGCGCGCGGTCATGATGGAGCTCAACGAGAAGATCGGCGCGGAGCTGGCGGAGGGCCTCCAGCTCGAGGGCCGGAAGCACGTGCAGACGATCGGCCGGCTCGACGAGTGGGGCAACGCGGCTGGCGTCGAGGTCATCATGACCTGCGAGGCCCGCCCGAGCGACGAGGTCCTGGCGCAGATCGCGGAGGACGAGCGTGCCGACGCGGTCCAGACGGCGGCGGAGCTCGGAGCCGCGCGGCGCCACGCCGACTTCATCGCGCGGTACTCCGTCGACGGCGACGCGTTCAGGCGGAGCCTCATGACGGACCACGGGCTGCTCACGCGCGACCAGGCCCGCGCCATGCTCCAGGACGCGCGGGCAGTCGTCCCGCCGGTCTACTACCCGGAGTCGGACGAGCTCCTGGTCCCGCCGCTACCGGCGGCGGTCCCGCCGCTCCCTGCGGCCGCGGAGTCCCGCGGCCTCGTGCGGAGGCTGCGCGACCGCCGCGCGCGGGCCCTGGCCCGCCGGACGCGGCGCCGCGAGGACGAGGCGATCGACCGGCAGATGCGCCTCAGCTTCATGAGCTACGGCGAGCCGGGCCGCGGGCGGACCGCGCTGCTCGGGGACGGCATGACCTTCGAGCCGCTCGGCGCAGCCGGCCGCGGCCGCTCGGCGAGCCCGCTCGCGTACCTGCGGTACGAGCTCGAGGGGCGCGTCTCCTCGCTGAACGACTACGTCTCCTCCCGCCCCGGCGCGCTCAGCCCCGAGGAGACCGGCGACGTCGACGACGTGATCCGCGAGGCCGACGCGCTGCGCGACCGGATCCGCGCGCTCGAGGACCAGGAGCGGCTGACGGAGCAGATCGGCGCGCTCGCGCGCGAGCCGTCCGAGGACGACGTGCGGCGCCTCGCGACGATGGTCCCTGTCTCGGACGAGATGCTCAACGACTGGCGCCCGGACCCGCGCAGGTACAGCGTCGAGCCGCGTTACCGGGTGCAGGCGGACGAGCGACTCCGGAGGAGCCGCGCGGTCGGCCGCGTGACCGGCGCCGAGGCCGACGCGGACGGGCTGCGCGTCACGGCGCAGATCCACGACGAGAGCTTCGGCCGGCTGCTGCGCGGGCTCGGCGCGCCCTTGGTACCGGACTACTCGGCCGCGGACATCGCCTTCACGACGGCGGCGGCCGAGGTCGCGCGGCCGGACGGGCCGGACTACACGCTGACCGTCGGCGAGGACGGCCGCCAGGCGCTGCGCTGGCGCGGCGTCGAGTTCGACGAGCCCGACCTGCGGCGGATGGAGTTCCGGCAGGAGAGCGACGCGCAGGAGATCACGACCTGGCAGAGCCACGCGCCGCTCCGCCGCCTCGTGACGCCGGGCCCGCTCGAGGCTCGCGTCCCGGGGCAGACGGAGTGGACGAGCGACCCGACGGCACTGCGGGCCGCGCTGTCCGCCGCCTGCGCGAGCTGCGGCGCGGCGGAGTCGACGCTGCACCGGCTCTCGTGCCCGACGCAGGCCGGCCTGCCGCGGGTAGACGGCCTGAACGAGACGCCGTGGCCTCGGCCCACGCGGGTCGAGCGGGTCGAGCCCTGGTTCGTGGCGGCGGGCATCCCGGACCCGCACGCGGGCGAGCCCGGCCGGTACATCGACGGGCGCTGGCGATCGGCCGCGGAGTACAACACGCCGCTCGACCCCTACTCGCGGCGATTCGACGTGAACCTGGCCCACGAGCAGGCGATCACCGAGGCGTCCCGCGCGGGCGTGTCGGTCCTCCTGCCAGGCGGGACCAGGCGCCTGACGGCCGCGCAGATCGCGCAGGTATACGGCATCCCCGAGAGCTTCCTGCGGCGGGGGCCGGACCGCTGCGCCCACGCCAACGCCGCGGTCGGTGACCAGTGCTGCCCGCAGTGCGGCGAGCCAGTCGTGGTCCAGCGCGGCGACACCGTGGACAACGACCCCTTCGCCGACTGGGACGAGGTCGCCGACGGCGTCGAGGCGGTCCGCGCGTACCGCGCCGCGAGCCCGCTCCCGCTGTGCCGGGCGCCCGGCTGCACGCGCGCCGCGCGCGACCCCGCCGGAGGCCTCGCGTACTGCCGCAGCCACGCGCCGGCCGCGGCCGCTGCGGGAGACCAGGCGGACGCGTACCGCTACTTGCTCCAGGGCGACCGCGCCGCGTTCCTGGCGGAGGCCAACCTCGCCTTCCGCGTCGCCGACCCGCCCGCCGACGGCAGCATCATGGGGAGCGCGTCGTGAACCTGGCGGAGGCGATGGACGAGGGGCGCGAGCGGCTCGGGCGGCCGCTGCGGCCCGACGAGATGGACATGATCGCGCGCGCGGCGCCGCGGTTCGAGGTCGCGCTCGAGGCGCTGCTGGACCAGGAGCCGCCGCCGCCGGACGAGGCGCTGGAGACGAGCGCGTACGAGCAGCGCCGCCGCCGCGTGGCGGTGCCGGGCCGCAAGAAGCCGATCACGGTCGAGGAGGCCGTCGACATCACCGACGAGCCGCCCGTCGACATGGGCATGGGAAGGGGAGACTGATGATCGACACGGACGACCACGCGTGCGGGCACGCGCTCCTCGACCACGAGCCGGTGGAGCTCGCGGGGAACGAGGACTGGGCCGTCACGATCCTGGGCCGCTGCAAGGTCGAGGGCTGCCCGTGCCGCGGCGCGGTCGGCGTCGCGGAGCGCCCGCCGATGCCGCACTACGGGCCGAGCGCGTACGACGTGTTCGAGCAGCGGCTCGCGTGGAACGGCCGGCAGGTGTCGAGCCTCGGGACGGACCACGTCCGCAACCTCGAGCGCTGGATGGTGCGGCACGCGTCGCGGCTGCGCTTCGCGTACTGGTGGAGCATGCCGTGCCCGGCGATCTTCGACGAGGCGTCGCACGCGTACGACATCGCCTGGCGCTCCTGGGAAGAGTGGAGCGCGAGCGTCATCGAGATGGACTCGGTCGAGTGGCTCGAGTCGACGCCGCTGTACAGGCGCGTCGTCGCCGAGCGGGACAGGAGGGCCGCATGAAGCTGACGAGGGCAGAGGTTCGCGTGACCAAGACCGGCGTTCCGGTCTGGGAGCTGTGGTGGAAGAAGGACGTCCTCTTCGCGTCGACGAGGGAGAAGGACGTCACCGACATGGCGCACCTGATCAACCTGGGGCGCGCGTGATGTGGCCGACCTGGACGGTCGACTTCTGGCTGGGCGCGGTGTGGACGCTGATCGCGGTGCTCGCTGGCGCGATGGCCGCGGTGATGGTGATCTCGGCGCTGCCCGAGCCGCCGGCCCCGCCGGACGACGACGGGCCGGGCGGCGCGCCGTCGGACGGCGACCTGGAGGACTGGCTGCGCCTCGACTCGGACGTGCTGTCGTGACGCGCGATCGCTGCCCGGACTGCGGCAACGGGCGGGACGACCCGTGGAAGGTCGTCAACCCGCGGTGGCCGAGCGGCGGCGGCCCGCATCGCGAGCGCTGCCTGCACGAGTTTCACGACAAGGTACCGGACGGCGCGACGAGCGCGCCGCACGACGCCGGCAACGCCGGCAGGACGGAGGACTGACATGCCAGCAGAGGTTGAGAGCCTCGCCTACACGGCGGAGCGCGGGGTCCCTTGGCACGGGCTCGGCACCGCCGCGGACGGCGCGATGACGGCGAAGCAGGCGCTGAAGCTCGGCGGCCTGGACTGGGACGTGGAGCTGCGCCCCGTGTTCACGGTCAGCCGCGCGGACGCGATGACGACGGGCGAGGAGTACGAGCTGATCGACATCCCGAGCCGGCGCGCGGTGGTCAGGAAGGCCGACGGCCGGCCCTTCGGCGTGGTCGGCACCGACTACTCGCCCTTCCAGAACCGCGAGGCGTTCGAGTTCGCGGACAACCTCGTCGACTCGAGCGACGGCAAGTACGAGACCGCGGGCTCGCTCCGCGGCGGGCGCACCGTCTTCCTGGCGATGCGGACCGAGGGCTTCGAGGTCGGCGGCGACGAGCACGCTATGTACCTCCTGCTGACGACGTCGCACGACGGGATGAAGGCGGTCACGTGCCTCCCGACGTCCATCCGCGTCGTCTGCATGAACACCCTGAACATGGCGGTCCGCGGCGCGACGAACAGGTGGAGCGCGCGGCACGTCGGGACGATCGCCGGCCGGCTGCACGAGGCGCGCGAGGCGCTGGGCCTGACGTTCCAGTACCGCGACGCGATGCAGGCGGAGCTCGAGCGGCTGCTCGCGGCGCCGTACACGGAGCGCCGCCTGCGGACCGCGCTCGAGAAGGTGATCGGCGACAGGCCGCAGGCCGACTCGGCGAGGGCGCAGGTCGTGGACCTGTACCTGCACTCGCCGAACCTCGAGGCGTTCCGCGACACCAAGTACGCGGCGCTGAACGCGGTCGGGGAGTACTACGACTGGGCGCGCAACCCGCGCACCGAGGAGAGCCGCGTGCTGGGCACGCTGCCCGGCGGCGCCGCCGCCAAGGCCAGGGACAAGATGCTCCTGGCGCTGGCAGCCTGACGAGAGGGAGGCACCATGAAGATGTTCAAGTACCCGCTGGCCGGCGACGCGCCGGCGCCTGGCGACAGCTTCACCATGACGCTGCCGCGGGGCGCGGTCGTCCGCGCGGTGCGGCGGCAGCGATCGGCCTTCGGCGACGGAGTGATGGTCTGGGCCGAGGTCGACCCGGACGCGGAGCCGACCGAGGCCGAGTTCACCGCGCCGGCGCCGCGCCGCGCGGAGGAGTGGGAGTTCGGCGAGTACGTGATGGTGCCCACCGGCGCGGACGTGCCGCCAGGCGAGTACCTCGCCACGGTGTTCGACCAGCTCGGGCTGGTCTGGCACGCGTACTCGACCGCGTCGCCGGAGGATGCGGAGGCCGCCGCGCGGGTGTAAGATACTGGACAGAGACCTAGGAGTTCGGAGGCGTCGCCATCGCGACGCGAGGTGCAAGCGGCCCGGCTACGTTCGGTGCCGCACCCCACCTCCCTCTCGCCACCTCCGCCGGTGGCGACGCCCCAACTTCCCGGACCCATGGAGGTGGGCAATGAAGATCCTGAAGGCGCTCGTGCTGCTCGTGCTGCTCGTGCTGCTCGTGGTGGCGCTCCTGCTGATCACCGCGGGCCCGACGATGCTCGTGCTCGGCGGCCTCAACAAGAGCGGGCTGACCGCGGTGCCGGCGCTAGGCTTCTGGCAGACGCTGGGCGCCCTCTTCGTCACCGCGTCGTTCGGCGGCGCGTTCCACAGCGGCTCCATCTTCGGCGGCAGCAAGTCGTCGAAGTAAGCCCGGCGCCCGCGCCGGCCGAAGGACGGAGGTCAACGATGAGGAAGAAGAAGGTAGTGGCGCTGGCGCTGCTCGCGGCGATCGCGCTCGGCACGGCCGCGTCATGCACGAAGCACAACTCGGACGTGGTGTCGAAGAACCTGTCCACCGAGGCGGACCAGTTCAAGATCCTGCGGCGCGTCGTGTTCTACAACGGCATCACGGGCCAGTACATGCTGGAGATCGAGGGCTACTGCGCGCTCGGGAACAACGACCCGCCGCACGAGCTGACGGTGGTGTGCAAGACCGGCCCGGACGAGTACAAGAAGTCCTTCCTCGGGCTGTCGGACAACGTGACGTACTTCGTCGAGCAGCTCGAGAGCGCTAACGTGAGCGCGTACCACTACCTGGTGGTCTTCAAGCCGTCGACGATCATCCCCGACATCACCATTCCCTGAAGCACTGAAGCGTCGGGCCGGGGGCGGGCCGTTGCGACGGCCCGCCCGGCCCGACTTACACCGGAGGAAGAAGAATGGGGAAGGTCAAGCACAACCAGACCTGGCTGCGGCTGCTGAACCCTTGGCGGACGCGCCGGCTCGAGCAGGCGTACGACCGCGTGTCGTCTGAGCTGGACCGCGGGATCGCGCTCCTCGAGCACAACGGCGTGGACTTCATCACCGGCAAGGCGGCGTCGCGCACGACGCCGGGCCGCGCGAGGAACCTCGCGTGATCCAGTTCCTGGTGAAGTGCTCGAACGCGGCGAAGCCGTGCCCGCTCTGCGGGTCGACCGTCACGGCGCCGACGCCCAGGAACAGGAGGGACTGATGGCAGACGAGGGGCAGGAGACGGCGATGGCGCGGGCGTGGGCGGCGACGTGCTCGGACCGCGGCGGTTGCAGCCACCTGAAGTCGAAGCACGCGGCCGGCTGCGCGGAGCCGGGCTGCGAGTGCGACAGGGTCTTCCTGCCGGGAGACTACACGGTCAGGGGCGAGACCTTCACCCTGCCGGAGCCGGGCGGGAACGACGCGACGCCGCCCGCGATCGGCGGCAACGAGTCGGGCGGGCTGCGCATCCCGCACCCGGCGACGGACTGGGGCGAGCAGTGGCGCGAGCTCTACCAGAACGTCGGAGCCCCCAGCCCGTACGACGACGACGCGGTGAGCTACCAGCGCGCGGGCGCGTTCCTGAGCGGGCCGGGCCTCGTCGAGGAGTGGGGCTGCGCGACGACCTGGGGCAGCCGCTTCGTCGGCGCGCCGTACCGCGGCGTCGACGGCGCCGAGGGCGTCGAGCGCTGGGGCGCGGCGCGCGCGGACCTGCGCGAGTACGTCTCGCGGCCGCGCGTTCCGAAGATCCTGATGCGCCACGTCCTCGAGCATAACTGGGAGTGGGGGAGGATCCTCGCGAACATGACCGACAGCTTCACCGACCGCGCAGTCCTCGTGCTGTTCATCCCGCCCGGCGACCGCGACGCGGACCTGCCCGGCGCCGCGCGCGTCGAGAAGCCCGGCGACCCGCCGGGCCTGCAGCTCAACGCGGAGACGCTCGCGAACTACCTGGACCGGCCCGGCCTGGAGGTGGAGCGCGAGGTGCTCCACACGCGCTGCCCGCCGTTCGACTGGGAGGAGCTGATCTTCATGCGCTGGACGATCGACAGGAGGGAGCACCTCTGATGGCCGGAGAGATCAAGTACCTGGACGCGCGGGAGTTCCGCGAGGGTGGCTACCTGCAGGAGGTCAACCGCCTCGTGCTGCACCCCGTCGGCCTCGCGATGGAAGTCGTGCGGAACGACGACGGCACCGAGCGGCTCGGCGGCGTGTGGGACTACCGCGACGACCCCGAGGGGATCTACTTCGGGGACGGCGTCGACGAGGCCAAGGCGGAGCGCGTCCGCGCGGAGATGCTCGCGAAGACGAAGCGCCGCCTGAGCGCGCTGGGCTACGTCGTCCAGCCGGTGCGGCCGTGACGAACGAGGGGATGCTCCTCAGGCTGGACGACCTCGTGGGCGGCTACGTCGACGTGGTCGAGGCCGTGATGGCGGAGGGCCGGCGCGCGGAGCCGCGCGGCACCGTCACGCGCGAGGTGCTGGCCGCGACCATCGTGATCCCGGCGGACGCGCCGATGCTGCCGGTCGGGACCGGCCGCGGCGTCAGCCCGAAGATGGCGGCCGAGGAGGCCCTCCAGCTGATCGGCGGGTACTCCGACGCCGAGGCGCTGTTCCATGCGAGCGCGAACATGCGGAACTTCGCCGACCAGGGCGCGTTCCACGGCGCGTACGGCCCGCGCGTCCGGGGCCAGATGGAGATGGTCGAGCGCCGCCTGCGCGAGGACCCGTTCTCGCGCCGCGCGGTGGTGACGATCTGGGACCCGGCGCGCGACGCGATCGAGGGCGTCAAGAACTACCCGTGCACGACGGAGCTCCAGTTCATGCTGCGGCCGTCCAACCCGGAGCTGGGCCACCTCTTCAACGCGCTCGACCTCCACGTGACGATGCGGTCGAACGACGCCTGGCACGGGTTCCCATACGACGCGTTCTTCTTCAACCAGCTCCAGCACTCGCTCGCCCGCGCGCTCGGCGCGCCGGTCGGCACGTACTTCCACCACGCGTCGTCGCTGCACGTGTACGAGGAGCACTGGGAGCTGACCGGGAGACTCGCGCGGCCGGACGGCGACACGCCGGACCCGCTCGCCGACGGCATCGGCAAGGCCGGCCGCCCGTTCGCCGAGGCGGCGCAGCGCGCCCGCGACATCGGCGACGGCATGCTCCGGAAGAGCGCCGGGAGCGAGCAGTGGTACATCCAGAAGCACGCGGAGGTAATGGGGTGGGAGCTGTGAGGAGCGCGCGGGCGTACGCGGCGGGCCTGGCGATCGGCGCCGCGCTGATCCTGCCGGCCTGCGCCCACAGGTACCTCGACCCGGGCAGCGTGACGCTGCTCGACGGCACGAGGGTCGACTGCCCGAGCGGGCTCAGGATCGTCCTGTCGAACAGCCTGCTCGGGGACACTCAGCGGATCGACAGGTTCGACTGCTTCCAGGATGGAATCTACGGGGTCGAGTTCGTCCCGTCCGCGGTGGTTTCCTACTCCGGCGGGACCGCCGAGTGACGGCCGCCGAGGCGCGCGACGGCGCGCTCGCCTACCTCGCGCAGCGGCGCGGGACGCTGGAGTACCGCTTCGTCAGGTACTCGGCCGTGGCCGACGAGCTGTACGCGATGGGCCTGGACGACGACTGCCTGCTCGTCGACGTCGGCGCCGGCACGTGCGACCTGGACTTCTACCTCCGCACGGAGCGCGGCTACAAGGGCCGCTACCTGCCGGTCGACGCGGCGATCGACGGCACCGACCTGGAGATCTGGCGGCCGCCGCTCCGCGCGGACTTCTTCGTCGCCGTCGAGCTCCTCGAGCACCTGGAGAACGCGCGGGCGCTGGCGGTGACGATGATCGGCGCGGCGGACGGCGGAGTCGTGGTGACGACGCCGAACACCAACGAGCTCGGCATGCAGGCGGTGCGCGACATGGACGCGACGCACGTCCGGCCGATCTTCGGCGAGGAGCTCAGGTCCTGGGGGTTCAGGGTTCAGGAGCGGTCATTCTTCGGGCAGGACCGCGACTCCATGCTCGGGACCGCGGGGCGCCCGTGAGGACCGGCGACACGTGCCCGCACTGCGGCAGCGACGAGGTCGCGGCCGTCGACCTGCCCGGCGGCAAGAACCGCGCGTGCGGCGAGTGCGGCGAGACCTGGACGGTGGTGGAGCCCTCGTGACCCACTGCCCGACCTGCGGCTGCGCCGACCAGCCCTACGACGTACGCCCTTGCGACCACTACTGCTACGGGATGCCAGACGCCCCGGCCCCGACGGAGCCGGCCGCGCTCTGCCCCGACGCGCATCACCTGGAGACCCCGTGAGCGCGGACCAGGAGCGCGAGCTCGCGATCATGAACGCCTGCGCCCGGTTCCAGACGGCGTACGCGGAGAGCATCCTCGCGAACATGAAGCTCGACGCGGCGGAGGCCGCGGTGATCGAGGCGGGCGGGACCGAGCTGCACCTGGCCGGCGCCCGCGTGCCCATCGACGTGGCGAGGGGCGCGCGACGGTGAGCACCAACTTCTACGCGATCGGCCACCGGCACGACGACGCGCCCGAGTACCACGTGGGCAAGCGCACGAGCGGCGAGTTCCTGCAGGCGATGCCGGACGACAGGTTCCGCGAGCTCTGCATCCAGATCGAGAAGCACTGCGAGACCTGCTCCTGCGACGAGGGGACGATGCGGTTCGAGGACGAGTACGGGACCAAGCTGACCGCGCTCCAGATGTTCGAGATCATGATCAGCACCGGACGCGTCAGCACGGAGCAGATCGGGACGGAGTTCTCGTGAGGCGCGCGGTGCTGCACTGCGACGGGGCCGCGCGGCCCAGCAACCCAGGACCGGCCGGCGCGGGATACGTCGTCTGGTTCGGCGACGCGGTCGAGGAGCACGGCGACGCGCTCGGCGTGCAGACGAACAACGTCGCCGAGTACGAGGCGGTCCTGCGCGGCCTGAAGGTCGCGGTCGAGATGGGCGCGCGGGCCGCCCACGTCCGGACCGACTCGCTGCTGGTCGTCAGCCAGCTCCGCGAGGAGGACCGCTGGAAGTGCAACGAGGAGCCGCTGCGCTACCTGCGCGACAGGGTCTGGGAGGTCGCGCGGTGCTTCTCGGGCGGGGTCGTGTACGAGTGGATCCCGCGCGAGCTCAACATCCGCGCGGACGCGCTCTCGCGCGTCGGCGCCGCGGAGAGCCTGCGGATGCAGGAGACGCACGACCGGCACGCGACCAGGGAGGACTACGCATGAGCGACGGAGACAAGCCCGAGGCGGCGCAGATCCACGACTGGGCCGAGCGCGCGATGGACCGGCGGCTCAAGAAGGAGCGCGCGTCCCGCGCGCCGGGCGTCTACCTCGCCGGCGGGTTCTTCCAGGAGTTCAAGCCCAGCCTCGTCGCGCGGCTCGAGTCGCGCGGGATCGAGGTCCTCGACCCGGAGGCGAAGGGCGAGCGGCACCACATCCCGGGCTGCTACGTCGGCCTCGACCTCGAGATGATCCGCGCGGCCGACGCGGTGCTCGCGTACCTGGGCGACTACCCGTACGTCTACGGCATGGCGGCCGAGTGCGGCTACGCGTGCGCGCTCGACATCCCGATCATCTTCGTCTGCCTCGCGCCGCGCGTCGACTCGTTCCTGAGCGGCCTGGCGCGCGCTACGTTCACGAGCTTCGAGCCCGCCGTCGAGTTCCTCGCGAAGCGCTTCGCGCGCGAGGGCGGCCGCCTGCTGTGACCGCGGTCGCGGAGGAGACTCGCTCCGACATCGAGGTCGTGCTCGTCGACTCGTGGGAGGAGGCCGACGCGTTCAAGCGCTGGCTGTCCGAGGACCGCGACCTGCTCGGCCTGGACATCGAGACCACGGGCCTCGACCCGTTCCGCGACGAGATCCGGCTGGTGCAGGTCGGCGACGAGAGCACCGGCTGGGCGATCCCGTGGGACGAGTGGCGCGGCCTCGCGCGCGACGCGGTCGAGTCGTACGAGGGGCCGATGGCGCTGCACAACGCGAAGTTCGACGTGTCTTTCCTCGAGCGCGCCGGCATCGAGGTCCCGCGCGAGCGGCTGCACGACACGATGACCATGCTCCACCTCGAGGACTCGAGCGGGCCGAAGGCGCTCAAGCCCGCGGCGGCGCTGCGGCTCGGCGGCTGGACGAACCAGGGCCAGCAGGAGCTCAAGGCCGACATGAGGCGCGGGCGCTGGGGCTGGCAGGACGTGCCGACGTCGCTGCCGTCGTACTGGCGGTACTCGGCGATGGACCCCGTGATCACCGTCCGCCTCGCCCAGGAGCTGTGGCCGCTCATCCAGCCGTGGCGCGACGCGTACGAGCGGGAGGTCGAGGTCACGTTCGTCATCCTCGACATGGAGACTAAGGGCCTGCGGATCGACCTGGACTACTGCCGCGAGCGGTACCAGGCGCTGTCGCGCGAGCTCGACTCGATCGGCGCCCGCTGGCCGGACGTGAACCTGAACTCGAAGCGGCAGGTCGCGGACCGCCTTCGCGCGGACGGCGTGCGCATCACCTCGCGGACGCAGCGCGGCAACATGTCGCTCGACGACGTCGTGCTCGAGTCGATCGACCACCCGCTCGCCGCCGACGTGCTGGAGTGGCGCTACAGGGAGAAGCTCGCCAAGACCTACTTCGCGCCGTTCCTCGAGCTGCAGGTCGAGGGCCGGCTCCACCCGAACATCCGCCCGCTCGGCGCGGAGAAGACGGGCCGCATGAGCATCGGCCGCCCGGCGCTGCAGGGGCTGCCCCGCACGAACGTCGTCCGGCGCGCGGTCATCCCGAGCGACGAGGAGCACGTCCTGCTCCTCGCGGACTACGAGGCGCAGGAGATGCGCATGATGGTCCACTGCGCGCAGGACCCCGGGCTGATGGAGGCGCTGCGGCGCGGTGTCGACCTCCACAGGTTCGCGGCGAGCGAGATCTACGGCGTCCCCGAGGACGACGTGACGAAGGTCCAGCGCACGACCGCGAAGTGGACGGGCTTCGCGAAGATCTACGGCGCGGGCCCGCCGCGCATCGCCGCGACCGCCGGCGTCACGCTGCCGCAGGCCAAGGACTTCCTCCGCAAGTACGACCGCACGTTCCCCGGGGTCGTGCGGTTCCAGGCGGAGGTCCAGCGCCGGATCCGCGAGCGCGACGACGGCAGCGGGTTCGGCTGGGTCGAGACGTGGGGAGGGCGCCGGCTGGTCGTGCCGGTCGACAAGGCGTACAAGGGCGTCAACTACATCGTCCAAGGCGGCTGCGGCGACGTGACCAAGGACGCGATGATCGGGCTGACGAAGGCCGGCGTCGGGCACCTGATGGTTCTGACGATCCATGACGAGCTAGTCTTCGACGTGCCGCGCGCGGACCTCGAGGAGGTGCAGGCTACCGCGCGCGAGGTGATGGAGGCGGACCGCCTGACGGTGCCGCTGCCGACGGAGCAGAAGGTGGTGGAGAACTGGGGCGCGGTCTACCCGGACAAGGTCGACGCGAACATCCAGAAGTCGAGGAAGACGACGAGCCTCGGCGCGAAGGCGACCGAGCAGACGGAGCGCGCCCAGGAGGCGTGGGTCCGGCAGCCGCGGCAGGGGCGCGCGGCGACGCCGGAGGAGATCGAGCGGCGCGCGGCGGAGGAGGCGGCACGATGACGGACGCAACGGAACGCGCCGAGAGCGCGACCGACGCAACGGAACGCGGCGAGTGGCCGCGCAGCGAGGCGCTCCGCGACGAGCTGGAGGCGCTGGCGCGGGACCGCGTCGACGCCATCGCGCTCCGGGACTGGCACGTCGGCCAGGCCCGCGCGACGGACCGCCGGGTGGACGACCTGACGCTCAGGATGTCCCGGGCGGCCGCGAGGCTCCGAGAGCACGCGCAGGGCACCGGTGCCGGTTCGCCCGCCGGGGAGCCGAAAGCCGCCCACGGGCCTCCTGGGGAGCCGGAACGCGCACCGGGGCGCGGCGACCCTGCCGCGAGCTGGACGGGTTAGCATGGGCGGAGAGGAGGAGGTCGCCGGGCTGCCGCGCCGGACCGCGCACTCCACGCGCTGATAGAGTCCAGCCGCGAGCTCAACATGCCCGTCACGGCGGCGGAGGCGATGCTGTACGACCCGGAGGCGATGAGCCCGCAGAGCACCGGCCAGGCGCTCGCGAACGCGCAGCGGCTGGGCCTCGCGGTGCAGGCGGCGAGGTACTGGGTGCCGACGGGCGCGGCGCTAGACCTGCGGTCTGCGCTCGAGGACAGGTTCCTGCGGGAGACGGAGTGAGGCGTGACGGACTGCGTCGACGAGAGCTGCCCGGCTAGGGCGTGGGTCGAGTGGAGCGGCACCGCACGCGGGACCGACTTCGACGGCTCCGACGCGCTGTTCCTGATGGAGAGGGTCAGGTGCGACGCGGGGCACAACTACATGAGGACGCACCCCGGGGTCTCTGACCCGGGACCGGAGAAGGGAGACGGAGATGGCGACTAACGAGTACTCGGACTCGGTTGGCAGGGCGACGGTCCTGAACGAGCCGCCCGCGCTGATCCAGATCCAGGACGCGACGCGAGTCGGCGGGGTGACCACCGTGGTGGTCTCCTGCCAGGTGAACCGGCCGGTCGACGCGGACGGCACCGCGGAGGCGCGGGAGTACGTCGCGGCGGGCGCGAGCGTGTGCGACCAGCGCGACGCGCGGGACCCGCACCTGGGACTCAGGCTGGCGCTCGGCCGCGCGGTGAAGGACCTCGGCGCGCAGATCAAGCGCGACGCGTGGCGCGACGTGCAGCGCCACCCGAGGGAGCCGGCCCCCGCGGCCGGGACCGCGACGGTCAGGGTCGGCGTCGAGGTCGTCGGCCTGGACGGGCTGCGCGAGGTGCTGGACGAGCTCAAGACCAGCAGGACCGCGCTGCTGTACCGCGTGGCCTACGGCGACCCGGGGCTCTCCAAGAAGACGAGGCGCGCGGCGCGGAGGGAGCTGCGGAAGCTCGGTGTCTAGGCTCGCCGTCGTCGCCGTGGACCCGGGCAAGATCACCGGGGTCGCAGTCTACTACCCGGACGACCGGGACTTCTCGTCGTGGGAGCGCCCGTGCTGGGAGGCCGTCTCGATCGTCGAGGGCGGGCTGGACAAGCTGTCGATCTCGCACCTCGTCGTCGAGGCGTACAACATCTCCGCGCGGACGCTGCGGCTGACGCGCGGCGAGAACTGGTCGCTCGAGTCGATCGGCGCGCTCCGCTACCTCGCGACGTTCCAGCACGACGTGACGTTCCGCCTCCAGCAGCCGTCGGACATGAAGTTCGGCACGGACTGGAAGCTGCGCAGGCTCGGGTGGTACAGGCCGTCGAGGGGCGGGCACATGAACGCGGCCGCGCGGCACATGCTGAAGTTCCTGTCGGACGAGGAGATGCTTACGCCCGCGCAGCTCGAGGCGATCACGCCCGGGGACGAGTCGTGAGGTCGTTCACGTCACCCGGCGGCAGCATCGACGTGCTCGGCGTCGACGTCTCCGAGGACGGCGAGCCGACGAGCTCGGTCGAGGTCTTCAGCGAGACGCACCGCGGCAAGCGCCGGCTCCGGATCCGCATCGGCAACACCGCGGGCGAGAGCCACACGTACACGTACCCGGGCCGCGGCTACGGCATCGCGCACTACATGGCGTCCGCGATGGCGAAGGAGTGGTGGGGCCTGAAGTGCAACCGCTGCGGGTCGACCGAGCGCGCGGTCCGCCTGCTCACCGCGCGCTACGAGTGGTCCGGCCCCGCTGCCGGCCGGGAGCAGACGTACGCGCCCTGCGACTTCTACTGGCACGAGGTCGACGGCGCCGCGCAGGCCGCGTCGATGCACGAGTTCCCGGAGGCGACCTGATGGCGACGGCGGAGCTTGTCGGGGGCGACATCGTCGTGCGGATCCGGCCGCGCGAGCTGCACCTGGTCCAGCAGGTCCCGGGCGCGCACTTCCACACGCGCGCCGACAGGCACGGCGACGGCGACCACTTCCAGTTCCCCTGCACCTGGGCGGCGTGCCTCGGCCTGCGCGGCGTGTTCGGGGACCGGCTCGAGGTCGGGCCGGAGCTCGCCGCGTGGTCGGTGGCGGAGCGGGACGGGCGCGTGATGCCGGCGCTCGAGCTCCGCGGCGCGGACGACGCGCGGCTGCCGCGCGGGTTCGGCGACCTGTCGGAGAGGCTCCGGCCGGACCAGCGGGCCGACGCGATGTTCCTGACGGTGGCGGGCTCCGCGATCCTGGGCCTGGAGATGAGGCTCGGGAAGACCGTGACCGCGTCCGCGGCGCTGGCGCTGCTCCGCCGCGACCACGCCGCGGAGCGCGGGGTCGGGCCCGTGCTCGTCGTCTGCCCGAACAGCGTCAAGTTCGAGTGGGCGCGCCACCTCCGGGAGTGGGCGGACATGAGCGCCGTCGTCGTCACAGGCACGCCGACGCGGCGGGCGCGGGCGATCGAGGCCGCGGGCGCCGGCGAGTACGACGCCGCGGTCATCAACTGGGAGGCGCTGCGCTACCACACGCGGCTCGAGGCGTTCGGGTCCTCCGTCCGGGTCGAGCCGAAGGAGAAGGTCCCGAAGGAGCTCAACGCGGTCCCGTGGTCCGTCGTGATCGCGGACGAGGCGCACCGCGCGGCGCAGCCGCGGTCGAAGCAGACCCGCGCGCTCTGGGCCGCGGCCAAGGACGCGGAGGTCCGCTGGGCGCTGACGGGGACGCCGGCCGACGAGGTGCCGATCGAGGACATCTGGGCGCTCGGCCACTTCGTCGCGCCGGCCGAGTACCCGTCGAAGACCGCGCACCTGGACCGGTACGCGCTGATGGCGATGAACTACTTCAGCGGGTTCAACGAGCCGATCGGCGTGCGGCCCGACACGCAGGACGAGCTGTTCGGCTTCCTAGACCCGCGCTTCGCGCGCCGCACGCGCGCGTCGCTCGGCTGGGACGAGCCGACGTACGAGACGCGGACCGTCGAGCTGGCCCCGAAGCAGCGCAAGGCCTACGAGTCGATGCGCAAGGAGATGATCGCGAACGGGATCATCGCCGCCAACCCGCTGGTCCAGACGACGAGGCTGCGGCAGTTCGCCGCGGCGACGTGCTCGCTCGACGCGGACGGCGAGGTCCAGATGACGGAGCCCAGCTCGAAGATCGACGCGCTGATGGACGTGGTCGAGGAGCTCTCGGGCGAGCCGGCGATCGTCTACTCGGAGTCGCGGAAGCTGATCGAGCTCGCCGGCGCGCGGCTGGACAGGGCGAAGGTCGACCACCTGTTCCTGGTCGGCGACGACGCGGAGCGGCAGGACGACGCGGTGCGCGCGTTCCAGCAGGGCGACGGGCAGCTCATCCTCTCGACGATCGCCGAGGGCGTCACGCTCTCGCGCGCGAACACCGAGGTCTTCCTGATGCGGTCCTACTCGCGGAAGAAGCAGCGCCAGGCGGAGGCGCGCGGGATCTCCGACAAGTCGGCGGTCCACATCATCGACGTGATCGCGAAGGACACCATCGAGGAGCAGGTGCAGGGCAGGCTCGGCGAGAAGGCCGACCTCGCCGAGGAGATCAACCGCGACGCAAGCCTGCTCGCGGAACTGCTGGGGGAGGCGTGATGGCAACGGCGCAGGTGCACTTCCTGGCGACAGGCCTAGACGGACAGGAGAGCAGATGGGGCTTCGAGGAGCGCGTGCACGAGGAGTCCGCCCGCCCGGCGCGCGGCACGGTCCAGTTCGAGCAGGGCAGCCTCCACGGCCACGACTGGCAGTTCAAGCAGGGCCACCTCGACCACGTGTGGACGTGCGCCTGCGGCGAGGAGTCGCATGCCCCCTGCACCTGCTGAGCCGCGCGCGATCCTCCTGGAGCGCCGCGTCAGGCCGACGTGGGACGAGTACTTCATGCTGCTCGCGGGGGCCGCCGCGACGCGCTCGACGTGCCTGAAGCGGCAGGTCGGCTGCGTCGTCGTGAGGGACAAGATGGTGGTGGCGACCGGCTACAACGGCTCGGCGCCGGGCGAGCCGCACTGCCTCGACGTGGGCTGCGAGCTCGTCGGCGGGAAGTGCGTCCGGACGGCGCATGCCGAGGCGAACGCGGCCGAGCAGCTCAGGCGCCGCGGGTCCCGCGCCCGCGGGGCCGTGGCGTACTGCACGCGGGCGCCGTGCGAGGAGTGCCTCGGGCAGCTCGGCGGCGTCGGCGTAATCGAGGTGGTGTCGCCGCTCCTGGCAACCGGCGCAGCGCGTTCGGGAGAAGATTTCCGCAGGGGGTAAGATGGGCACATCCGTCTGTGAAGGAGCCGCGCCAGTGATCGTCGAAGCCCGCTACCACCTGCCGAAGCACGTCGTCGAGGAGCTCAGGGGGAGGCCGGTCAGGTGGGGGTTCGGCGGTCTCTCGGAGGCCGTCTACTACCGCACCTACTCCCGCCAGATGGAGGGCGGCGGGCAGGAGGGCTGGGCCGACACGGTGGCCCGCGTCGTCGAGGGAGTCCTGTCGATCAGGAAGGACTGGCTCGTCAACGTGGTCGGCCGCAGGTGGGACGCGGCGCGCATGGACGCGCTCGCGGAGGAGCTCGCCGGCGCGGTGTTCGACATGAAGCTGCTGCCGCCGGGCCGCGGCCTCTGGGTGATGGGGACGGACTACGTCTACGACCGCGGCTCGCACGCGCTGAACAACTGCGGTGCCGTCGAGGTGACGGACTCGCTGGCCGACGCGGCGCACTGGCTGATGGACTCGCTGATGTGCGGGGTCGGCGTCGGCTTCACCACGCACACCGCCGCGCTGCGCTTCGCCATGCCCTCGGCGTCGGACCCGGAGGTCTTCCGCGTCCCGGACTCGCGCGAGGGCTGGGCCGAGTCGGTGCGGCTGCTGGTCCGCACGTACGAGCGCGGTGGCAGGCCCGTCGAGTTCGACTACTCCGCGATCAGGCCGGCCGGCGCGCCGCTCCGGGGGTTCGGCGGGATCTCCGCCGGGAGGGCGCCGCTCGTCGAGCTCCACGAGAGGCTGCGCTCCCACCTGTGGCGCGCGGCGAGCGGGAAGGCGTCGAGCACGCGGACGATCGCGGACGTGATGAACGAGATCGGCCGCTGCGTCGTCGCCGGCAACATCCGCAGGTCGGCCGAGCTCGCGGTCGGCTCGCCGCACGACGAGGAGTTCCTCAACCTCAAGAACTACGACCTGTACCCGGAGCGGCTCGAGATCGGCGGGCTGTCCAACAACTCCGTGGCGCTCCGCGAGAGCGCGGACTTCGACGCGCTCGGCGCGCTCGCGGACCGCGTGCGGGACAACGGAGAGCCCGGCATCGTCAACATGCTCAACATCCGCAAGTACGGCCGGACCGGCGACCGCATGCCGGACCGCGCGGTCGCGGTCAACCCGTGCGGCGAGATCCCGCTCGAGTCGATGGAGCTCTGCAACCTGGTCGAGGTCTTCCCGACCCACTGCCCGGAGGACCTCCCGCGAATCTTCGAGCTCGCGACGTTCTACGCGTCGACCGTCGCGCTGCTGCGCTCCCACTCGGCCGCGACCAACGCGGTGACGAGCAGGAACCGGCGGATCGGCGTCTCGGTCTCGGGCGTCGCGGACTGGCTGGACGCGACCTCGGTCTCGACCGTGTTCGGCGCGCTGAACCGCGGCTACGACGCCGTGCGCGCGGAGAACCGCCGGCTCGCCGCGGAGGCGGGCGTCGCGGAGTCGGTGCGCGTGACCACGGTGAAGCCCTCCGGGACGGTGTCGCTGCTCGCCGGCGTGTCGGCGGGGATGCACTTCCCGCTGGACGCGTACGTAGTCCGCCGCGTGCGGATGGGAGACCAGTCGCAGGTCGCGGAGCTGCTCCGCGAGTCGGGCGTGCCGTGGGAGCCCGACGTCGCGACGCCGGACACCGCGGTCTTCTCGTTCCCGCTCTCCTACGGCGCCGGCCGCACGCGGTCGGTCAAGCGCGTCCCGCTGTACGAGCAGGCCGCCATCGTCGCGATGCTCCAGAGGTGCTGGGCGGACAACGCCGTGTCGAACACGCTGACCTTCCAGCCGGACGAGGCGAAGCACGTGGGGAACGTGCTCTCGCTGTTCGCGCCGCTCGTCAAGTCGATGTCGCTGATGCCAGACCGCGAGGGCGTCTACGCGCAGATGCCGGTCGAGCCGTCGAGCCGCGAGGACTTCAGGGCGCGCACCGAGGCGCTCCGGCCGGTACGATGGGGCGCGCTGCGCGGGCACGACGGCGCGGAGTCCGAGGAGCTCTACTGCACCACCGACGCCTGCGAGGTCGCCCCGGCACCGGCGTGATCTCGCCGCTTCACCGGACCAACGGAGGAGGACTGATGGCCAGGGGCAAGCCGATGGGCACGAGGGCGCCGCTCCCGCATGCGGAGTGGTTCGCGGACGAGGCGACCAGGATCGAGCAGCACGACCACATGGACCGACACCACCGCGCCGAGCTCGTGCTGTTCCTGAGCCGCGCCGGCGCGATCGAGCGGCACACCGCGGCGCACCGGCGCGAGCGCGAGGCGCTGGAGGTCCGAGCGACGTGACCGAGCTCCTGATCGTGGGCGAGGCCCCGAACCGCCGGGGCCAGGGGAAGCGCGCCAACACGACGTTCACCGGCGGCCGCCTCGCACAGCTCGGCGCGCGGGAGATCGCGCGAACCAACCTGCTGAAGGAGTGGCCTGGCCCGAGCGGCAAGGGCTCCGCGTTCCCGCTCGAGCTCGCGCGGCCCGCCGCGGAGCGGCTGCTCCGGCGAGTCCCGCGGCGCGTCCACCTGGTCCTGATCGGGACGCGCGTCGCCGCGGCGTTCGGGCTGCCCCGCGCGCGGTACGAGTACCTGGAGTGGCGCCGGCACCGCGAGCGCTGGGTGGCGGTGTGCCCGCACCCGAGCGGAGTGAACCTCTGGTGGAACGACGCGGACAACCGCGACCTGGCGGCCGAGTTCTTCCGGCAGATCGTGGACGGGAACCTGGACCTGGAGGTGAGGGCATGAGCAGCGCGGGGAAGCAGAACGCCAGGCGGCTCGCGAAGCGGGCCGAGGAGGAGCGCGACAAGGCGAGGAACGAGGTCGCGGAGAACAGGCTCTCGGGCCTGTCCCGAAAGCTCCGCCGCAAGAGGGCGGACGAGGTGCGCGCGCAGATCCGCGCGGAGCTCCGGCCGAACCGGGCCGCGTCGCGGGAGATGGCGCGCGCGATGCTGCCGCGCCGCGCGCGGAAGATCCGCAAGCGGAGCCGGACCGAGCTGACGGCCAGGTCGACGACGCACCTCGTGCGGCAGGCCGAGGGCCGCGCCGAGTCGGAGGCCAGGGCGCAGCGCCGCGCGGAGCGCAGGCACAGGAGCGCCGCGTGAGGTGGCCCAAGACGCTGACGTTCAAGGCCCAGGGCGGCGCCATGAAGGCGCGCCGCCTGAGCCGCAAGGTCCACGACGCGTTCCCGGACACGCCCGCGCGGAACGTCCCCGCGCGCGTGCGCTCCGTCTCTAGGAGGCGCGCGAAGAACAAGCGCGCCGCCGCGTCGCGAAGGTAAGCCAGACCGCCCGACCCTAGGAGGTGAGGCCTCTCAGACAGACCGCGTAGCCGAACGGCCCAAGCCGGGCCGCCAACGACGAAGCGAGGTGCGAAGCCATGAGGAAGTTCCTGACCGCAGTGCTGGTCGCGGCGACTCTCGCCGCGGGCCAGGCGAACCAAGCGAGCGCCGCGGAGCGCGGACCCTGGCGGGGCCCGTGCAGCGGCTGGCACAACGGGGAGAACGACGACGGCGCGACGCCGCTCGCGACCAGGCAGCGGCACACGGAGAACCTGGTGGACTGCGCGTTCGCGTGGATCGGAGAGTCGGTCCCGTACGCGGAGCACGTCGCGGACCGGGAGTCGCACTACTGCCCGTCCGCGTACAACCCGAGCGGGAGCGCGGGCGTCTTCCAGCACCAGATGGACTACTGGCTCGGGCGGCTCCGCGAGTACATGCCGAGGAGCTGGATCGCGCCGTACCTGCGCGACTTCGCGACGCGGTGGAGGAGCAACGTCTTCGACCCGTACCTGAACGTCTGGGTCGCCGCGTTCATGGTCCGACGCGGCGGCTGGGGACCGTGGGCCTCGCCGCCCTGAGACACTGCGGCGGAAGAGGCGGGACCGCGCCCGGCCGGGGTAAGATAAGCAGCGAGGGCGACCAGGGAGGGTCAAGGCGTGACGATCCAGGGCTCCGGCAGCATGCGAGAGTTCCCGTCAGGGTTCCACAGGGACAGCGCGGCGGGCAAGCCGCGGTACACGCTCATCCCGCGCACCTCGCTCCGCCGCGTCGCCGACCACTACACCGCCGGGGCGGAGGCGTACGGCGCGGACAACTGGCGCAAGGCCGAGACGCGCGGGGAGCTGCTGGAGTTCCAGGACTGCGCGTTCAGGCACCTGATCGCGTGGCTCTCCGGCGAGCGCGAGCTCGACGGCGAGGGGAGCGACGTCACGGAGGACCACGGCGCCGCCGTCGTGTGGAACGTCATGTGCGGCATGGACCTCGAGGAGCGGCTCGACGCGGAGCTCGTCTCGAACGTCGACGCGCTGCGGCGGGCGGTTGCCGCCGACGACGCGGTGCCGGAGGGCATGTTCGTCGTCATGGCCGAGGGCGGCGCGGTCCTGACGCCCGCGGGCGCGCAGCGGTTCGAGGCGCTGGAGAAGGACGCGGAGTCGCGCGCGGTCGCCGCGACGCTTGACGACATGGACGAGGCCGCGCGCCACGCGCACAGGCACTCCTTCTCCTACCAGGACGGCGCGACGAGCCAGCGGCTGCCGAGCGGCGTGATCCTCTGGACGTGCGCGTGCGGGGAGGCGACCTACAACGAGCGGGCGGGGTTCTGACGACGGCGACGACGAGAACGGCCCGAAGACCGACCTGACGCGCGGCGAGATCGAGCGCGTGGTGCACGGGAGCTCAGGAGGATCGGCGTGGACAGCGACATCGAGGAGGTCGACATCGAGGACATCGAGTCGGTCGACGAGATGATCCCGGACGACGTGGACGCGATGGACGAGGACGAGGGATGAGCGAGATCATCTACGCGGGGCGGCACGGCCGAGGGGACGGCGAGGACGCGCCCGCCGCGAACGTCACCGACGCCGAGGAGCTGGCGCTGCTGCCGGAGCACGGCGTCGCGCGGCTCGAGCTGTTCGACGTCGGGCCGACGACCGCCCCGCTTCCGCACCTGGAGATCCTCGACTGCGGGCCGGTGCTCGGGCTGGACTTCGAGCCCGCGTACCCGCGGAACCCGTGCGAGGACTTCGACTTCGACGACCCGCGCTCCAACGAGGAGCAGCTCGAGGAGATCGAGGACCCGTCCGCCCGCATGCTCGGACTGGCGGACGCGTGACCGTCGGCGAGCCGCTCGTCCTGACCCAGTCGACGGTGAAGGACTACCAGAGGTGCAAGCGCCGGTGGTGGCTGCGCTACGTCCGCCGCCTCGCCAGGCCCGCGGAGTACAACTCGCCGAGCGACGTCGGGAACATGGTCCACGACGCGCTCGCCGAGTGGTACGCGGGCCGGCTCGAGGACCCGGCGGCGCACGTGCGCGAGTTCGCGGAGGCGATGGCGGCGCTGCACCCGGACCACGCGGAGGAGATCTACAAAGACGAGGACCTCGCGTCGATCATGGTCGAGGGCTACCTCGCCGACCTCGAGGAGACGGGCAAGGACTACCAGCTCGCGGCCGTCGAGCCGGAGCGCGAGGCGGAGGTCGTGCTCGCGCCCGCCGACGAGGGCGTGTTGTGGCGCGCGGAGATCACGCTGCGCGCGAAGATGGACGGGCTCGTCGTGATGCGCGACAAGTGGAAGGCGATCCTCGAGCACAAGACGGTGGGCAACTTCACCGACCTGCCGGCGATCGCGCGCATGGACCGCCAGCTCCTGACGTACGAGCTCATCCTCCTGCTGGAGGAGATCGCGAAGGGCGTGAAGAACCCGAAGGTCGTGGGCGCGGTGCTGAACATGCTGCGCAAGGTGAAGCGCACCGCGCGGGCCAACCCGCCGTTCTACGAGCGCGTCGAGGTCCAGCACAACCGCGAGCAGCTCCGCTCGCACTGGAAGCACTTCGTCGGGATCGGCCGCGAGATGCAGGAGCTGGAGGCGCGGCTGGAGGACGGCGAGGACCACCACTCGCTGGTCCCGCCGAACCCGACGACGACGTGCCGCTGGGACTGCCAGTTCTTTACTGTCTGCCCGCTCTTCGACGACGGCAGCGACGTGGAGTACGTGCTGGCTGAGGAGTTCGAGGAGTCCGACCCGCTTGAGCGCTACCAACTCCTGGAGAAGCGATGAGCGAGATGGACTGCTTGAGCTCCACAAGATGAAGGTCGCGGCATGAGCGGCAACGAGCACCTGGCGAAGGCGGAGGCGCTGCTCGATAAGGTCGAGCGGTACGAGGACGACCTGTCGGCCGACCACTCGGTGAAGACGCCGGAGGGCGCGGCCGCGCTGGCGAGCGTCGCGCTGACCCACGCGATCATCGCGCTCGGCGAGATCCTGAAGGCGCGGCCGTGACCGCCTGCGAGTGGTGCGGCGCCGGCAGCCCCGTCGACTTCGACTGGGCCTGGCTGATGACGCCGGGCAGCAACGCGGCCGAGGACGCGCTGGCCTTCTGCCACGCGGGCTGCCTCGTGCACTGGCTGTTCTCGGAGGTCCCGGACTACTTCGAGGAGGTGACGGGGATGGGCGAGGGAGTGACGCTGGACGAGGTCCGGCAGTCGGCGCTTGCGGCGCTGAAGAAGGCGCTGGACAGCGGCGACGCGGACATGACGCACGCGGCGGCGAACGCGATGGACCGCCTGGAGGCGCTGCCGCGCGGCTGAGGCCGCCGGCGGGCGAGCCGGCACCGGAAGCACGAAACGGGCCCACGGAGGCCGTGGGCAGCCAGAACGGGCACCCGAGGCGAGGGAGGCAAGGCATGGGAGGGAACGAGACCATCGGCAACGGCGACGCGGTCCTGGGCGAGCGCTACGCGGACGTGGTGACGGGCTTCGAGGGCATCGACACCGCTCACCACGAGTACATGCAGGGCTGCCGGCGCGTGACGCTGGAGCGCGCCGACAAGGACGGCAAGCCGGAGGCGTCGACCTTCGACGAGCCGAACCTGGTCCACGTGGACGCGGGCGTGCGGCACAAGATGGTCCTGCCGCCCGTCGGCGCGCGGACGGGCGGGCCGCACGACGGCGAGCTCGACGCGCACGACGACCACCTGCGCGGATGAGGCTCGAGGTAACGCGCAACGTCGAGCGGCCGATCGCGCTGCACGACGTCGACCCGGTCACGCTGAAGGGCCGGGTCCTGGAGCTCGCGGGGCTGGTCGACGAGGTCGCGGGCGTGCTGCGCGAGATGGGCGCGGCGGAGGAGTCGATCCACGTGACGCTCGCCACGGGCTGGCGGTACGGGTACGTGAAGGGGACCGGCGACAGGCCGGACGAGAAGGGGGTGGGAGGCGATGGCCTCGACAGGCACGGAGGCACCAGCACGTAGGAGGGCGGCCGCGGCGCCCGCGCTCCGGCCGCTGACGATCCTGATCCACGGCGACTGGGGAACTGGGAAGTCGTGGCTGGCGCAGACCGCGCCCGCGCCGCGGCTCGTGCTCGACGCCGAGGGAGGCAGCGAGTTCACCTTCGGCCGCAAGGTGATCTGGGAGAACCCGAAGGAGGCGCCGCCCAAGGCCGACGGCACGTGGGACACGTGCGTCGTCCGCGTGCGCGGCCTCGAGGACGTGCGGCAGACGGCGCAGTGGCTGAACCGCGGGAGGCACGGGTTCACCTCCGTGATCGTCGACTCGCTGAGCGAGGTGCAGAAGAGGATCGTCGACGAGGTCGCCGGCTCCGAGAAGATGGAGTGGGACGACTGGGGCGTGCTGTTCCGGAAGAGCGAGGCGCTCATCCGGTCGATGCGCGACCTGAAGTACAACGTCGTGAAGCCGGTCCAGTGCGTCGCGTTCGTCGCGGGCACCGCCGAGCGCGGCCAGGAGGAGGTCAAGCTCGTCCCGTACGTGCAGGGGCAGCTCGCGAAGACCCTCGCGGGCTTCGTCGACATCGTCGGGATGCTGCGGCTCGAGACGCCGGAGGGTCCGGGCGGGACGATCGAGCACAGGCTGCACGTGCGGCCGGTGGACAACGTGCAGGCGAAGGACCGGACGCACACCTTCCTCGACGGCTGGGTCGACGTGACCTACGACGAGGACATCGGCTGGCGGAACACGCTGGTGACGATGATGGAGGACATCACTGCCGCGCTCGCCGAGCGCGCGAAGGCCGACGCGGAGACGGCCAAGGCATGAACGAGCTGTGCTGGGCGGGCGGGTTGTTCGAAGGTGAAGGCTGCTTCACCCTGATGCGCGGAACCGCTCCGCGCGCCGCCCTGACCATGAACGATGAGGACGTCGTTCGAAGGTTCTGCGCGGCGGTCGGCATCGGCAAGGTGTACGGGCCGTACGGACCGTACCTGGGACACGGCAACTTCCAGCGGTGGGAGTGGAAGGCCGACGGCTTGGAGAAGGTGCAGGCGGTGGTCGCGATGCTCTGGAACGGTCTGGGGCAGCGGCGCCGATCGCGCGCGGCAGAGGTGCTGCGAGAAGGAGGACACAAGTGACCAGGGGCTACATCAAGACCGAGGACGACGGGAGCGGGAAGCCGCTGCCGGTCGACGTCTACGACGTCGAGGTGCTGGAGGTCCGCAAGGCTGGCGAGATGAAGGACGACGGGTCGTTCACCGTCTTCATGGACCTGCAGGTCCTCGACGGGCCGGACGCGAAGAGCGTCACGTCCGTCAGCCTGAACTTCCCGGCGGAGGAGAACACGAAGGCGCAGTTTTGGTTCAAGAAGAAGGCGCGCGGGTTCTTCTCCGTGCTCCGCGAGGTCGACGAGGACCTCGAGGGCGACGACGAGATGGAAGCGATCATGGAGGCCATGGACGGCGTCAAGCTGACGGCGCGCCTCGGCATCCAGGCGAAGGGCCAGTACAAGGGCTCGCAGGAGCTGCTCGAGACGCGGCCGCTCGGCGAGTCGTTCGAGGACCCGGACGACGACGACGACGACGACGACGACGAGGCCGCGGCCGAGCCGGAGGCGAAGCCCGAGACGAAGGCGCAGCGCCTCCGCCGCGAGGCCGAGGAGGCCGAGGCCGAGGAGGCCGGCGCGGACGACGAGCCGGAGCCGGAGCCGGAGAAGAAGTCGGCGCGCAAGCCGCGCGCGGTCGCGAAGCGCGGCACCGACAAGGTCGGCTTCTAGGGGACGCGCGGTTGCCACCGCGCCAGCCCGGCCGCGAGGCCGGGCGTTGACCGAGCGAGAGGCGAGGGAATGGACCTGAGGACGCTGCAGGACGAGACGCGCGAGTGGCTCGCGCACAACTTCCCGGGGCAGGAGCCGCACCAGCCGCTGCTCGGGATCGTCGAGGAGGTGGGCGAGCTCGCGCACGCGCGGCTCAAGCACGAGCAGGCGATCCGCGGGTACGACATCGAGAAGTCGCGGAGCGAGATCGAGGACGCGATCGGCGACATCCAGGTCTTCCTGGCGGGCTTCTGCAACACGAACGGCTACGACCTGGACGAGATCGTCACGCGGGTCTGGGCCGACGTCAAGACGCGCGACTGGGTCGCGCACCCGGAGACGGGACGCCCGCCGGAGGACGCGCGGTGACGCCGCTCGAGGCCGCGGCCGCGGCGTTCGCCGACGCCAGCAGGGAGCTGCGCGAGCTGACCGAGCTGCAGGTGCTCCAGGAGAACGCCGCGGAGCTCACCGGCAGGAAGCGCGCCGCGGCGTCGCAGCTGTACCAGGAGGCCCGCAGCCTGCTCATGGACGCGGCCGTGCGCGGGGCGGGAGACGCGCCGTGAGCTTCACCGACGAGCGCGGGCACTACGTGCAGACGAGGCGCGGCGGGCGCTTCCACCTGACCAACCCGACGGCGGAGGAGGTCGACATCGGCGACGTCGCCCACGCGCTGTCGCTGCTCTGCCGGTTCGGCGGCCAGCTCGAGCGCTTCTACTCCGTCGCGCAGCACTGCGTCCTCGTCTCGCGGGACGTGCCCGCGGAGCTCGCCATGGACGGGCTGCTGCACGACGCGTCGGAGGCGTACGTCGGCGACATGAGCTCGCCGCTCAAGGCGGCGCTCCGCGAGACCGGGAGCATGGGGTACGACGTCGTCGAGGAGCTCGCCCACAGGGCGATCGCGCGGCGGTACGGCACGCGCTACCCGCACGACCCGCGGGTCAAGGAGGCGGACCTGCGGGCGCTCGCGACGGAGGCGCGCGACCTGATGGCGCCCGGCGAGCCCGAGACGTGGGGCGGGCTGCCCGCGCCGATGGAGGGGCGCATCTGGCCCCTGGGCCCGGCCGAGGCAGAGGCCGAGTTCCTGGACCGGTTCCGCGAAGTCGACGAGGGGAGGTAGGATATGCCGACGGAGCACGCGACCTACGAGATCGCGGTGATCCCGCACGAGGTGTCGCGGGAGTTCCTGCAGGGCTGCGCCGACCGGATGGCGTTCAGCTACCACAAGTACGGCGCGGTGAAGGACTCGACGAGCGACCACCTCAAGTCGCTCGAGAAGCGGCTCGCGCTCTACCGGGATGACGGGAACACGGAGTGGCTGATGGACGTCGCGAACTTCGCGATGATCGAGTTCATGAACCCGCGCCACCCGGACGCGCACTTCCGCGCGACCTCGTCGGAGGAGTCGCCGGGCAGGGTCACGACCGGCGGGGCGACGACCGCGGAGAGCCACCGCGAGACCGCGGCGAGCAGGCTCAGCGGCGGCCTCGCGCAGCGCGTGCGGGAGGGCCGGGAGGGAGACTGATGGAGGAGGAGCAGCCGGTCTACGCGTACGGCAGCATCGAGTACATGGACGGCAGGGTGGAGCGCCGCCCGGAGCTGCTGACGATCTGGCCGACGCGGATCACGTACTTCCCGATCATGCGCTCCGAGGGCGACGAGGTCATCGTCCCGACGGCGAACGTCCGGCGCGTAGTCAGGCGGCGGGGAGACTGAGCAACGAGGGGCCCGGAGCGGCGGGGCTGGCGAAGGTCGAGGCGTACCTGCGCCGCCACCCGGACGAGGCGGCGCTGATCCTGCGCTGCTGGCGCGACGGCGCCGCCGCGAGCGCGGCAGACAGGGCGGCGCTCGCGGCGTGGGTCGAGTCGATGGTGATGGGCGAGAGGCGAAGGGAGAACGACATGGCGCTATGCGACGTCCCGGAGTGCGCGGCACGCGGGAGGGAGAGGCACCGAGGCCGCCACTACCAGAGCATGCCGGAGGAGCCGCTGACCGCGGAGCGCGACGAGGAGCCGCGGGCGCTGAACCTGGCGCCCGCGCCGACGGTGCTCGAGGAGGCCGGGGCGCTGGTCTACGGCGGCGACCGGGAGGCGGACTACGGCGGGCCGCGGCCGAGCTGCGAGAACATCGCGGCGCTGTGGACGACGTACCTGCACGGCGCGGGCGTCCTGCCCCACGAGGTCGTCCTGACCGCGGAGGACGCGGCGTGCTGCCTCCTCCTGCTCAAGGTCTCGCGGTTCGCGACGGGCGGCGTCAAGCGCGACACCATCGTCGACATGGCGGGCTACGCCGCCGTGATCGCGCGCGTCGCGGGGATCGACCCGTGACCCGCGACGGCGCGCCCCCGGACCGGAGCCTGAAGGACCGCGCGCAGGACGGCTTCGCGGTCGGCGGCATCGTCGGCCGGGGCCCGGCCGCGCGGGGACTCGGCCTCAAGTGGGAGCGCGAGGTGCGCAGGCGGCACTACGAGTTCTCGCCGCCAGGCGGCATCGACTGCGCGTGCCTCGTGCTCTACTCCGCGGACAACGAGCACTGGCGCCTCGTCTGGCTGGACGACCGCGTGCTCAAGCCGCGCAGGCTCGAGCGCCGGATGGCGCGCGCGGAGCGCAGGCTCGCGAGGTGGCTCCGCCGCCACGAGCTGCGAGACCGGACCGCGGACGACCTGGTCGAGGGGAGGAACGAGTGGCTGAGCTGAGCCTGGCGGCGGCGGTCGAGCTGCTCCGGGAGGAGTCGCCGGACTACCAGCTGATGGAGCGCCTGTGCTACCGCGCCATGTCGTGGGCGCAGTCGACGAGCCCGCACGCGGAGCTCGAGGCGCGCGTCGACCTGCTGGAGGCCGCGACGGAGCTCGCGGCGCTGCGCTCGTGACGGCGCGGGCGGCGATGCCGCGGACGCTGGACTCGCTAGTGGTCGTCTGCCGCGGGGTCGACGGGACGGACGTCTTCCACCGAGACGCGCTCTGCCCGGCGCTCACCGCGCGGCGCGGGTGGCTGGGCTACCTGGAGCGCGTGAAGCTGCGCAAGGTCAGGAACCTGCGGCCGTGCCGGAGGTGCATGCCTCGACAGGTCGCACCTACGACCCGGTGAACGGAGCGCGGAGGCGAGAGCCGACCAACAGGGTCTGCTCCATTCTCGGCTGCCAGGATGCGGTAACTGCGAGGGGGGCCGACTCCTACTGCTCGAGTGGCGGGCACTACGGCGCGGTACAGCGGCTCGGGGTCGCGGAGGTCAGGCGGCTGGCCGCGGCTGGACTCGGGTTCTCGGTCTGGCTCCGCCCCACCTACGAGGGCGGCGGCTTCGTCTACGTCGTCGACTTCGCAGAGTGGGTGAAGGTTGGCAGGACGATTTCCATGCGGAGCAGGCTCGCCGCGTACTCGTCGTCGGAGCGCGAGCGCCAGGAGGTTCTGTACGCGGAGTGGGTGCCTGACCCACGCGCCCTCGAGCGGTTCCTGCTCGACGAGGCGCGCCGCGCCGGGATCCTCCCGGCGCACGGCCGCGAGTTCTTCGCTCCCCGGCACGCGGACTTCTTCCTCGACCTGCTCCGACCGATCGGGGCCACGGCTTGACGTACGACGAGCTGCTCGAGCTCCTCGAGGGCCGGGGCTGGCCGACGTTCCCGTCGGGCGCCGGCTCCTTCCGCACGTTCTGCCCCGTGTGCGAAGGGGACGGCTCGAACAGCCCGTCGTTCGCGGTGAAGCGATCGCGGGAGGGCGAGGCGCTGCTGTACTGCTTCAGCGGGAAGGGCGGCTGCGGCCTCGACGCGGGCGGCGAGCGCGACCGCGAGCACGTCGACGCGATCTTCGAGGCGTTCGGGTCCGCGCCGCCGCCGCGCGAGGCCGGGCGGCTGTGGCGGACGCGCAACCCCGGCGGCGGCGTGCGGCCCGAGGACGCGGGCGCGGTCGAGGTCGCGCGCTACGAGTACGAGGGCGCGACCAAGGTCCGCTACGAGTGGCCCGACGGCTGGCGCAAGGACTTCCGGTGGAGGCCGCGCAAGCCGGGGCCGCTGCTCTACATGCCGCCGCTCGAGAAGGACCGCTGGGTCCTCGTCGTCGAGGGCGAGAAGGACGTCGACAGGCTGCGCGCCGAGGGGCTGCAGGCGACGGCCCCGTCGGAGGGGCACCTGACCGCGAAGCTGGCCAGGAAGCTCGAGGGGTTCAGGGTCGCCGTGCTGCGCGACTACGACGCGCACGGCAAGCGGGCGCGGGCCGCGGCGATGGACGCGCTCGCGTCGCGCGGGGTGCACGCGGTCGCCGTCGACCTGCCGGGCCTCGAGGAGCGGGAGTCGCGCGGCGAGGACGTGTCGGACTGGCTCGACCGCGGCGGGACCGCCGCAGAGCTGAGGGCGCTGGTCCTCGAGGCCGACGGCGCGAGGCCCGCGCGGAGGCGCGCCGCCGCCGATCGCCCGCCCGACACCGACTCGCTCGGCTGGGCGTTCCGCTCCGGCTGGCTCTCGCAGAGGCGCGACAAGAGGTGGATCGCGCGCGCCCAGTTCAACGTGGTCCCGCACGAGGTGCTCGTCGACGAGGACGGCCAGGTGCGCGGCTACGACGTGACCTTCGAGGGAGCGGGCCCGGCGCCCAAGCGGATGGTCGTCCCGTCGACGTTCATGACCGCGGACAAGCGCGGGCAGCTCCTGTCCGAGCTCGAGGGGCCGGACCTGATGCCCGCCGAGTGCGCCGCGGTCGCGGAGTTCCTGTCGGCGGTCCGCGCGTCGGGCCTGTTCCGCACGAGGCCAGTGCTGACGCGCGCGGAGTGGCGCGGCGGCGAGCTGCGCGTGCCGGGCGAGCTCGAGGCGTCGCCGGGCAAGGAGGAGCTCGTCGTCTACGGCGACGCGGCCGACGTCGCGGAGGACGACGCGCGCCGCGAGTGGAGGAACGTCGTCGACGAGGCCGCGGGCTGGCCGAAGCTCGCGGTCCTGCTGGGCTTCCCGCTCGGCGCGCTCTACGTCACGCTGCTGAAGGACAAGCAGATCTTCACGGTCCACGTGACCGGCGAGTCGCACACCGGGAAGTCCGAGTCGGCGGAGATGGCGTTCCAGCAGCTCGGCGACGCGCGCCGCCCCGACGGGCGGCTCTACCGCTCGTGGAACCAGACCGCGAAGGCGCCGGGGAACGTGCTCAAGCAGGTCGGCGTCCTGCCCGTCTGGTTCGACGAGGCCGCGAACCTCGGCCTCGAGCCGGACCAGTTCACCCAGATGCTGTTCAACCTGATGGAGGGGCGCGAGCGGAAGATCGCGGGGAACGCGGGCCGGAACGTGTCCGGCACCTCGACCTGGAGCGCGTGCGTGCTGTCGACCGGCGAGGCGCGGCTGACGATCCAGTCCGGCCTGACGGGCGTGCGCCGCAGGATCATGGAGCTGTACTCGCCGCTCGCCGACGACGTCGACGCCCACCTGCGGATGCTCGCGTCGGCGCAGCGGGCGCACGGCTGGCCGCTGCGGTGGCTGGCGCGCGACCCGCGGCCGGCCGAGTTCCTCGCGCTCCAGAAGCGGCTCTTCCTCGAGATGGCGCCAGAGGCCAGCGGCCAGCAGGTCGAGCTCGCGCAGGCCGGGCAGGTCGCGACGTGCGTCGCGGGCTTCGCGCAGCTCGCGCGGGTCTGCGGCCGCGGCGTGGAGTACGGCGAGCTCGAGGGGGCGGCGCTCTCGGTGTTCGAGAAGCTGCAGAGGTCCGGCGCGGACGAGGGCGCCGACATCGGCGAGCGCGGGCTCAACGCGGTGAAGGAGGCGCTGCTCGGCAGCGGCCGGTTCTTCCCCGCGAACGAGGAGCCGATCGGCCAGCAGCGCTGGGGCGTCTGGTTCGGCGACGACACGGTGGGGATCATCGGCCGGTCGACGCTCGCGCTGATCCTCCGCGAGTACGCGGGGCTGCGCGACCCGAAGCCCGTGCTCGACAAGTGGGCTGAGCAGGGCGTGCTGTCGCACGACCGGGGTCGCGACACCAGGAAGCGGAAGGTCTGGGTGCAGGGCCGGGGCCTCGTCACGACGAAGCTCTTCGTCGTCCGCATCCCCGGAAGTACCGGAAGTACCGGCGCGGACCAGGCGCGGACCCGGTGAACCCGCAGCCCGAGAAGGCGGATACCCCAGAAGGTACCAGTTCTAAGAGGATGGTTATATACGCGCACAAGGCCGCGAGTTCTGCGCGCCCGGAAGTCCATCCCCTCCGCGCCGGTACCGCCGCCGATCCGGGGTGTCGGTGAGGCGCGGGCTGGGCCGCCGCCGCGACCCGCAGACGAGGCGCGAGGTCGTCCCGTGGGCGATGATGGAGGGCGTGCGCACGCAGGCCGACGCCGTCGCCGCGACGGAGGCGGGCCGCGCGCGGGCCCGGCAGGAGGGCTGGCGCGCGACGCTCGGCGAGGAGCCCGTCGACCAGCGCGTCCTCGCCACGTACGACCGCGGGGAGGGGACGGTGACGCTGTGGTGGAGGTCGCCGATGCCCGAGCCGGTGGCCCCGGACCAAGGTCGCACGCCGTAAGATAGGGAAGGACGAGGGCAAGGGAGGCAGCCATGGACGGGGTTCACATCGAGGTGACGGACGTGACGGACCCGGGGAGGCCGATCGCCGGCTGGACCACCGCGGAGGACGGGACGCACGTGCCCGACCCCGCGAGCGGCGAGCGCGTCCGCGCTCTGGACGCGAACGAGGGAGACTGGCAGCGGCTCGCGCCGGAGCAGCACGACGAGCTCAACGGCTGGACGCTCGCGGCGGGGATCTCGGAGCGCGGGCTGATCCAGCGCATCGAGCTGCTGGGCGGCGGGACCGTGAGGGTCTCGTACCTCGCGGACGAGGCGGGCGAGCCCGCGCGGACGCCGGAGGACGTGGCGATCGTCGGGCAGGCCTACCCCAGCAGGACCGAGCCGGACGGGACCAAGGTCTACGACGAGGGTCCGCTCCGAGCCGCGCTCGTGATCGTCGACTTCGCGGACGCGCCCGAGCCGCCGGACGCGTGGCCGCGGGTGACGTGAGGCACGTGTGGAACGTCTACGTGTGCCGCAAGGAGAACGGCCAGGAGCGGCGCTCGCCGTTCTACGACCACGCGGTGCCGACGCACACGGCGGTCGAGACGCTCGAGCACGTCTTCACCAGCCACCCGGCGCTGGGCGAGATGAACACCCGGAGCTGGGTCGAGCTCGAGCGGGTCGCGTGAGGCACGAGCACTGCATGTGTCTCCGCCGGACGCTGCTCGGGCTGACCGTCGGCGCGCTGTTCCGCGTCTGCTGCGGCTGCGGCCACAGGGAGATGGCCGTCGCCTGGAACGGCGAGGGCCGGACGGCGAGGGCGGGGTGAGGGCCGTGCGGTTCGGCGGGCTTGCCGCCAGCGAGTTCGAGGGCGGGTGGCGGACCGAGAGGGGCGTCCGCTGCTGGCAGTGCCGCTCGAGGTGGTCGCTGATGGTGGTCGCGCCCGGCGTGTACCACTGCGACGGCCCGTGCGAGCCGGCCAGGCGGGCGCGGCTGCGGCTGAGGGTGGTGCCGCGGTGAGCCGCGAGGACTGGGGCCTGACGCGGGCGGAGGAGGAGGTCGTCCGCGCGCTCTGCGACGGCAAGCGGTACGCGGAGATCGCGGAGGAGCGGGGGACGTCGGACAAGACCGTCAAGTACCAGGCCGGCTGCGCGATGCGCAAGGCGGGCGCGAGGACGCTGGCCCAGCTGGCCGCGGCGTGGGCGGCGGGCGAGTGAACCCGTTCCTGCTGATGGAGTCGATCGCGTCCGTCGCGCTCTCGCGCGAGGGCACGCCCGAGCACGAGGCGGGCTGCGACACGTGCAAGGCGGCCGGCGGGGACAGGGACGCGCTCGCGCGGCTCATGCTGGAGATCGCGGAGCTCGAGGCGAAGGGGGCACGATGAGCGGCATCCAGGAGATGGTGGCGGTCGGCGAGGTCAGGTCGAACAGGGTCAGGTACATCGCCGAGCGGAAGAGGCGCGGCGGCGAGTTCGACTTCGACGTCGTGGACACGGACGTGGAGCGGGTCGCGATGCTCCTGCCGATCACGGCGGACATGGCCGGTGACGGGCCGGCGGTCACGGCGTACGTGCAGGCCCGCGCGCTGCCGCTGTTCCAGAACGCGCTGGGCGGCTTCGTCGCGCGCAGGATCGAGGACTCCGGCGCCGAGCGCCGCCGCGTCCGGCCGCTGGAGACCAACGAGCGGGCCATCCGACGCTGCGCCCGCCGCGTCGAGCGCCGGACCCAGCTCGCGGTGGGCACGGCCAGGACGCGCGGCGACCAGGCGGTCGTGGGCGCGTTCGGGCAGGCCGCCCAGCTCTGGCTCCAGGGCACGCCCGCGGTCGACGTCGGCGAGTCGGTCGGCGACGAGTTCTTCGCCAGGCCGCTGACCGCGATCAGGGTCCAGCAGCAGGCGGCCGTCTCGGTCTACAGGCCCGAGGCGTTCGCGGTCGTCAGGCTCAGGACGTGGCCGCACAGGCTGCGCGCGTGGCTCCGCAGGGCGCCGCGGCGCGCGGCCGACGCGCTCCGGCCCGCGCGGCTGGCGTCCGCATGATCTCGCCCAAGGCCGCGCTCGTGCAGAGGCTGGTCCTCTGCAGGATCCGGGCCCGCGCGTGCGAGCGCCGCGTCCTGCAGCTCGAGGCGGACATCGGGTCCTTCCTCGCGGCGCGCGACGCGAGCGAGATGTCGAACGAGCAGGCGGCGATCGCGCGGCTCCGGCTGGACATGGAGGAGGTCTGACGATGACGCACCAGGACGTCCTTCAGTTCCTGCACTTGGAGCACGTCGGCGCGGTCGGCCTGGTGCTGATCTCCATGGCGCTGTTCCTCCGCGTGCTCGCCGAGATGTGGCGGGGGAAGAGGTGAGCACGTTCGGCCCGATCTCCCGCTCGGAGCACGAGGTGGCGCGCATGCTCTGCGCGGGGATGCGCATGCGGGAGGTCGCGGACCGCCGCGGGACCTCGCTCAAGACGACGAAGACCGAGGTCGCCTCGCTCCGCGCGAAGCTCGGCGCCTTGACGCTCGCGCAGCTCGGGTTCCGGTACGCGCAGGAGCTCGCGGAGCTCGCGCGCGGCCTGCGCGCCGACGCGCTCGAGCCGGTCGGCCTCGCCGAGTTCCTTCACGGCGACCCGGCGACGGTCCAGGCGAAGATGGACGCGTACCACCGCGACCGAACCGCGCGATCGGCGCGTGCCCAGTGATCCGCCGCCTGCTAGCCCGCCGCCGCGACCGCCGGCTCGTGCGCCTGTGGGAGTCGCCGGGAGCGGGCGGGTTCTCGCTGGTCCTGCTCGCCGGGCTGTTCCGCGAGGAGTACGGCGAGGACGCGCCGGGGGCGCTGGAGTACCTCGCGGCGAAGGCGAGGCTCGCGTGACCGGCCGCCGGTACCACGGGCTGCGGGACGCGCGGGAGGTCCGGGCGATCGGCTCCTCGCGCGCGAGGCGCGCGCGGCACCTGCTGTCCAGGCTCCGGCACGCGGCCGGCCTCGCGCGGTGCGGGTGCCGGGCCCGCTGGTGCGACTGCTGCTGGTGGAGGTGAGCGCGTGGCAACGCTCTGCTGCCCCGCCTGCGGCGTGGAGTGGTCCGACGAGGCCGGCGTCTGGAGCTGCTGGGTGTGCGGCGGCCGCGGCGTGGAGCGCCGGGGGACGACGCTGAACGAGGCGTACGACAAGGCCGCGGCCGAGCTCGCGGCGAGGCAGTGGAGGCCGGCGTGAGGGTAGAGCTCTGGACGGGGAAGGTCCACGTGCGCCGCGAGTCGACGCTCGCGCGGTGGGTCACGCTCTGCGGCGTGCCCTTCTGGACCAGCGAGGTCGACCCGGGCCGCTGGCTCGGAGGCCGCGGCGTCCCGACCACCAGCCCGGCCACGTGCAGGCGCTGCGCGGCGCGCGAGGGAAGCTACCCGGGATGACGACTGCACGGATGCTATCGGGCCGCTGGTACAGGGGCGATCGCGAGGGGTGGTTCCGCGTCCTGGGCTGGGGCCTCGCGCTGCGCGACCACTCGCGGATGCGGCCGCTCTGGAGCGAGCGGTACAGCGGCCAGTTCGGCGTCAAGGCGACGGTCTACGTCCACGCGGGCCGCTGGTGCGTGGCGGTGCTTCGCCCGTGAGCGACGGCGGGGACTGCGCCTGCGCCGAGTGCCCGTGCCTGTCGCGGCTCTACTGCGCGGCGCACAACTCCGGCCCTCACACGACGAGCGGCGACTGCGCGGTCCACGCGCGGCAGGGCTGCTGCGACTGCGGGCGCGCGTGAGGACCTGCCCGAACTGCGGCCGCCGGTACGTCACGGTCTCGTGGAAGCTGGGCCGGCACCGCGCGCTGTGGATCGCGCTGCCCGTCGACGAGGCGCGCCGGCTCGCGCGCGAGGGGCTGGTCAGGATGCTCGACCGATGATGCTCCTCGCGGTGCTGTGCGTCGGGGTGTTCGCCGTCGGGTGCGCCCTCATCTGGGCAGCTTGGGCGGGGGTCGACCGGTGACCGCGGAGCGGAGACCCGCGGTGACGTTCATGATCGAGGACGGCGGGCCGCGCCACATCAAGCAGAGCGCCGCGCGCGGGGTCTGGTTCGCCCTCTGCGGCAGGTGGGGGATCCCCGCGTTCGCGGGCACGATGCCGCTCGGGACGTACCTCAAGCACGACCCGGGGCTCGGCGAGCTCTGCGTCGCGTGCGCGGCCAAGGCGATGATCACGTGAGCCGGGCGAGCCGCAGGCAGCACGTATGCGCCGAGGACGGGTGCCCGGAGCTGGTTCCCGGCGGGACGGAGCGCTGCCCGAAGCACGAGGCGGAGCGCAACGCCGCCCAGGACTCGCGGTACAAGGGCCGGTCCGCGGACTGGCGCTGGGTCTACGACTCGCCGCGCTGGCGGGCGCTTCGGCGGAGGGTCAGGCGAGAGCAGCCGTTCTGCCTGTGCGGCTGCAGGTCGCCGTGGACGGACCTGGACCACACGCCGCCGCTGCGGCAGATCCTCGCCGAGGGCGGCGACCCGTTCGCGCGCGAGTCCGTGGAGGGGCGCTGCAAGAGGTCGCACTCCGAGAAGACGGCCAAGGAGGTGCTGGGTGGCAGGAGGCCGGGGTAGCGCGACGACGTTCGGCGGGGCGAACCCGGCGACCGCCGCGGCTAAGACGGACTACGGGACCCCGCGGGAGCTCTACGACGAGCTGGACCGGGAGTTCCGCTTCGCCGTAGACGCGGCCGCGAACGAGGCCAACCACAAGGCCGCCCGGTGGATCGGGCCCGGCGGCTTCATGGCCGACGCGCTCTCGCCGGGCCGCTGGGCCAGGCGCGGGCAGGCCGCCTTCCTGAACCCGCCCTACTCCAAGCACACCCCGGACTTCGTCGCGCGCGCGAGGCTCGAGGCGCGCGGCGGGATCGTGGTCGTCTGCCTGCTCCCCGCGCGCACCGAGACGCGGTGGTGGCAGGCGAGCTGCGCGGGCTCGGAGGTGAGGCTGGTCCGCGGCCGGATCCGCTTCGACGGCGGGCGTGTGCAGGCGCCGTTCGCGCCCGCGATCGTCGTGATGCGGCCAGGCGACCCGGAGCCGCTGCCCGGGCGCTGGCAGGTCATGGTCCCGGAAAGTCGCCAGCTATCGGCCGGAAAGTCGCCGGGCCTAACAGGCCGGAAGTCGCCGGCCCGAAAGTCGCCGGCCTAGGCCCTTCGATCTCGCCGCAAGACCGCAAGGCCTAGCCTGCGGAAAGTCGCCAGAGACGGGAGCGGCCTAGGCCCTTCGATCTCGCCGGGCGTAGGCCGCCCGATCGTCGCGCAGGGCGTCGACGGCCTAGGCCCTTGGGCGATCGCGGATCGCAACACGGCCTAGGCTGCCCGATCGTGCCGGCCCGATCGGCCGCCCTAGGCCACAGGGCCCGTGGCCATATCGGTCTAGTCACATCGGGCGGGCGTCACGTTGAGCTACGTCTTCTAGGTCCGATGCGCGGCCTGATAGGACCTAGGTCTGTAGTCGCTGAGGCCGCGGCCTAGGTCCTTGGGTGAAGGTCACCGTCCGAATGGAGGGCGGGGCTTGGCAAAGACCTGTCTTTCACCGACCGACCGGCGTAGTAGGCCCGAGCCCCTGTGAACGGGATCCGGCCGGGAGTTACTCGGTGTAAGATAGCTACATGGGACGGTCCCGCAGGCAGCGCCAGGCCGGCCGCGCGCAGCCTAGGCCGGTCGACCTAGCCCAGGATGGCCAGGCCGAGGATCACCCGCCGGCGAGCTCAGGCTCGGGCGATCGGCCGGCGCCGCTCGACCGCGCCGGCAAGATCAGCGCGACGCAGCACAAGCGCTGGGACGAGGTCCGCAAGGCGCGCCGGGCGAGGGAGCTCCTCCGCATGGCGGAGCCGATCCTGCGGGCGCAGGCGGCGGCGGGCGACCCGACGGCGCAGCACATCGCGGACCGGCTCCGGGAGGTGCTGTGACCGATGCCCGGACCCCCGAAGAAGGACCCGGAGCTCACCCGGCGCCGGAGGGCGACCGCGGGGTTCAGGCAGCTCCCGTACGAGGGCCGGAAGGGCCCGCCGCCCGCGTTCCCGCTGGACGAGCCACTGATCGGGGCGATCGAGGAGGCGACGGTCTGGTCGGAGCTCTGGGCGACGCCCCAGGCGAGCGAGTGGGAGCGGCTGGGCTGGGTGCGGGTGGTCGCGCGCTACGTCCGGATCCTGGTCGAGTCCGAGCAGTCGAACGCGAACCCGCAGCTCCGCGCCGAGGCGCGCCAGCTCGAGGACCGGCTGGGCCTCACGCCCATGGCGATGATGAAGCTGCGCTGGGAGACGGACGAGCCGATCGAGGAGGAGGAGGAGCCGGCGCCGAGGGCGAAGGGCCCGGCGCGGGTCCACGTCCCGAGGGTGCAGTCGTGAGCGGACGCCCGGCGAAGCGCAGCGCGGCCGACATCTTCAACGAGCGCTACGGGACCAAGACCGAGATCCCCTGGTGCGGCGACTGCCGGGACTGGCACTTCCCCGGGCCCCACACGCGCATGCGGGCTGAGCAGCGCGACGCCTACGCGCGCGGCGAGCGGGTCTTCGTCGGCGACGAGCGCGGGCGGACGGAGGCGCAGGACAGGGCCGACGCCGCGGAGGGCTTCGGGCGGGTCAGCGGGTTCAACTTCGCCAACCAGAAGCTCGAGGCGGCCCTCCGGGTGCTCGGGATCGGCCCCGACGCGTCGGTGGAGGACGCGCGGGCTGCGTTCAGGGCCGCGATCAAGGCCGCGCACCCCGACCACGAGGGCGGGTCCGAGGAGCAGGCGAAGAGGGTGCTCGCCGCCAAGGACGAGCTCGAGCGGGTGGGCCGGCTGTGACGGGCTGGCGCGGGCCGCGCACGGAGGGCGAGCTGCCGACGCTCGGGTGGGCAGTGCTCGACGCGATCCAGGACCTGTGCGTCATCCCCGACGGCGAGTTCGCGGGCGAGCCGTTCCTGCTGTCGGACTGGCAGCAGGAGTTCGTCCTCAACTTCTACGAGCTGAAGCCGGACGCGGTCAAGGACCTGACCAAGCCGAGCGGCGCGTTCCGCTACAACCGCGGCGGCCAGATCGTCGAGCCGCAGAAGCTCGGCAAGGGGCCCTTCGCCGCGGCCATGATCATCGTCGAGTCCTTCGGCCCCGTGCTGTTCGACGGGTGGGACGCGGACGGCGAGCCGGTCGGCCGGCCGTGGGCGACGCCGTGGATCCAGGTCACGGCGGTCTCGGAGGACCAGACGGCCAACGTCTGGCGATCGCTGGTGCCGATGATCGAGCTCGGCAACCTCAAGGCGGAGATCCCGGACACCGGGGAGACCAGGATCAACCTCCCGAACGGCGGCAAGATCGAGCCCGTCACCGCGAGCGCCCGGAGCCGGCTCGGGCAGCGGATCACGTTCGCGGTCGAGGACGAGGCGCACGACTGGACCAAGCGCAACGGCGGCCGCAAGCTCGCCGACACGCAGCGCCGCAACCTGGCCGGCATGGGCGGCCGCTTCCTCGAGACCGGCAACGCGTGGGACCCGAGCGAGCAGAGCGTCGCGCAGGCGACCCACGAGTCCGGCGTCGGCGTCTTCAGGATGATGGGCAAGGGCGGCCGCGGCTCCATCAAGAACAAGCGCGAGCGCATGCGCGTCCTCAGGAACCTGTACGGCTCGAGCTGGTGGGTCGACACCGAGCGGATCTCGTCCGAGATCGACGACCTCCTCAAGCGCGGCGAGCTCGCGCAGGCGGAGCGCTACTTCCTCAACCGCGTGGTGCCCGGCGAGGACCGCGCGTTCGACGGGGAGCGCTGGCGCAAGCTCAAGAGGGAGCGGGAGCAGCCGAAGCCCGGCTCGCTGGTCACGGTCGGCGTCGACGGCGCCCGCTACGAGGACGCGCTCGCGATGGTCGCCACCGAGGTCGACTCGGGCTGGCAGTGGCCGCTCGGGATCTGGACCAAGCCGGAGACCGCGAACGACGACTACGAGCACGACTTCGACGAGGTCGACGGCACGCTCTCCGAGGCGATGGAGACCTGGTCGGTCTGGCGCGTCTACGTCGACCCCGGCTCGCAGTACGCGAACATCGAGGCGCTGCTCGACAGGTGGCAGGGGAAGTACGGCGACAAGGTCGTGGTCGCGTGGCTGATGTCCCGGCCGAAGCAGGCCGCGATCATGGTCCGCAAGTACGCCGCGTCGATCAAGGCCGGCGACGTCACGCACGACGGCGACGAGGTGATGGCGCGGCACGTCGAGAACACGCGGAGGAAGCCGATCGCCTCGTACGACGACGAGGGCCGGCAGCTCTGGACGATCTCGAAGGAGGCGCCGATGTCCCCGAACAAGATCGACGCCGCCGCGGCCGGCGCGCTGTCGTGGGAGGCGCGCGGCGACGCGATCGCCGCGGGCGCGAAGCCCAAGAAGAGGAGCGCGTACGCGCGCGAGACGGACCCGAAGCCCGGCGAGGACGCGCAGCCGGAGCCCGCGGAGCAGCCCGCGCCGCCGCGGCCCGAGCGGAAGCCGAAGCCCGCGGAGCCGCAGGAGTCCTACGCGCGCCGGCTCCGCCGCGAGGCCGACGAGCGGCGCCGCGCGAAGAAGCCCGCGCCCAAGAAGCCGGGCCAGCGCATCAGGATCTAGTACGCGCCACACTAGACCTCCGGCCTAGGCCGACGCCCAGGCGATCTCGGGCCCTTCGGCCGGTACGCTGCGGGGGCACGGCTGCCGATAATGATGATGTAAGGCGAACAGACCGGAGCGTGGAAGCCAGAGCGGCAGAAGCAGATCCGGCTCGGCGGGCGAAGTGGGCCCGCGGTTCCAGGAGGTACGCGGCGGCCCTCAGGGCCTGACCGGATTCCCCCTGAGTTCCGGGGCATCGTACTCCCCGCCGAGCGCCAAGACACGGAGCCTGAACGGCTCCGAGAGCGAGACCAGAGGTGCAAGGCCAGGCCGAACCGCCAGCGCGCCGAGAGGCGCTGGGCCAGCCGGAACCCAGGGAGCGCGAGAGCGCAGCCCCAGGGACGTGGGCACACGGGTCCGCTCTCGAAGCCGGTCAAGCGATCGGCCGCACGGAGCCTGAACGGCTCCGAGAGCGAGCGCGAGGTAGTTCGGCGGGAGATGTTCTCCGTACGCCGGGAACCTCCGCCGCTCTCGAAGCCGGTCAAGTGAAGTCCGGCGAAACGGGACCGAGGTCGTCGTAAAGCCTCGGATAGACTCCCGACCCAGGTTGGGCGGAATAGTTTCCCCTCTTGGTGAAGCGGCGCACGCTGTGGACGTGCTGCCCCGCGGCGACGCGGGAACGCGAGATCCTAGATGCCCAGACGAACCCTGAGAGTCGCAAGAGCCGACGCCGCTGCGGACGGTAGCACCCGCCCGCCGTCCCTCGGTCCCGCCAGAACCTCCGCCCGAATCCGGGCGGTGTGGCAGCGAAGTCGACCGCCCCGCGTAATCGCGACCTTCGGGGAGCTGGCGGGCCGGAGGACACGTCGCCCGCCGCCGCCCGGCTGGCGGAGTAAGGCGCCGCTAGGAACCTGCGGCGCCCCGCTGGCAGCGGGCACAACTTGGCGGGCCGATCCCGCAACCCGCCCGCCGCCAGCGGGGCGCCGCAGCACCACCGCCCGCAAGGGTGAGGCCGGAGCAGCATGCGTGGACGGAGTGACCGGACGAGGCGCGGGCGATCGCGCAGCGAGCCGGAGATGGGTGGCTCGGTGTCGAGCCGGCCCGACGATCCCGAGCGTGAGCGGCGGCAGCGGTGGGAGGCGCCCGTTCCCTTCTCGGCCGACACGGTGTAAGGTGGGCCCGAGAGAAGGAGGTCAAGATGATGGAGGAGAGAGTCCCGGCGAGCATCCGCTCCGCCGCAGGCAGGCTCGCGGGCCTGCGCCACGAGGCGATCTACTGCGTCCAGATGCTGGGCGTGTGGGGCTGCTACGGCGCCAGGTTCATGGACGCCCGCGGCATCCCGCTCGAGGACGCGGCCTACGTGGCGGTGCCGGCATGACCTACGAGGTGCCGTCGAGGCGGCGAGGCGTGCTGGTGCTCCGCGCCGAGGTCACGTGGGTGCAGGGCCGCGCGCGCTGCGTCATCACCCAGGTCCTGACCGGCGGGCGCACGACCACTAGTGCGCGCCACACTAGACCTTCCGCCTAGGCCGCCCCAGGGCCGGAAACGGCCCGATCGGGCGGTGCTCCCGGGGCCCGCCGCTGCCGATAATGAAGTAGACAGCAAGCGGACCCCGAGAGAAGGAGCGCAAGATGTTCGGAGCAATCAGGACCTTCACCGGCCGCAGCGAGCTCTACCTGCCCGCGGCCGAGCCAGTGCCCACCTGCCCACTGTGCGGCCGGGACGTGCTGAGCGGCGAGACGCACGTCGTCGGCTGCCGCTACGAGCTCCCCTGGTACGAGCGCGACGACGAGCGCGACGACCGCCGCGGCTGCGACGACTGCGGCGACGGCGACGCGTGTCCCGCCTGCAAGGCCGAGCACAGGGTGGACAACTCATGAGCGATCGCCTCAAGAACGCCCGCCACCTCGACGGCGTCATCCACGCCGTCGAGTCCACCGGCATGAAGGCGCCCGCGGGCTGCCCTCCTCCCCAGCAGCTCCTCAACTGGCGCTGCGGCGAGTGGGCGTTCGCGTCTCTGTGCGAGCCTACCGACCGCGAGCCCACGTGCGACGGCTGCAAGGCGGCGACCCCATGATGCGGCGCATGCCCGAGGCCAAGGCCGTCGAGCGGCTCGACGCGCTCGCGGCGATCGGCCGGCCCGTCGGCAACGACGAGGCCGCGGCCGTCTTCGACCTGATGTTCTGCGAGGTCACGTGGGAGCTCGGCGTCGACGTGCCCCTCGACGAGGCGCTAGCACTCAGGAGCGCGGCATGAGCGCGTGCTGGTGCGGGTCCGGGATCCAGGGCGAGCACGCCCACGGCGTGCGGGGCCACTTCGGCGACGCGCCCCTGACCGAGCGCGAGTGGGCGCGGCGGCTGAGCTCCGGCGAGGACGACGACGTCCGCGGCGGCCTGCTCACCTGCGAGGTCTGCCTCGGCACCTACCCCAACGGCTCGCGCTGCGAGTGCCTCAGCCCCTGCTGCGGCGCCGCCACGACCTACCACGATGACGTCCTGTGCTGCAAGTCCTGCTGGCGGGAGGTGCCCGAGTGAGGGCCGCCGACGTCAAGCGCAGGAAGGCCGACGGCACGCGCTGGCTCCACCCCGCGGGCGCGGCCCGCGCGCTGCCCGTGTGCGAGAGCACCGTCCACAAGTGGGTGAGCGCTGGGGTCGTGCGCGCCGAGGTCAACGCGGGCGGGCACTGGGTCTGCGTCGACGACGTGCTCGACCTGCTCGCGACGGTGCCCCGCAAGGACGGCCGGATGCGGACGCCCGAGGAGCAGAGGGCCAAGAAGGCGATCGCCCAGAAGCGGCTCAACGCCACGTCCATCGACACCGCCGACCGCCGGGGCGAGGAGTGGTCGCACGAGGACGCGCTGCTGGCCTGCGACCCCGACCGCGGCGTCACCGACGCCGAGCTCGCGGTCATCCTGGGCCGGACCGTGGACGCGATCCTCGCGAAGAGGACCGCGCTGGAGGGCACGCCCCTCCACGCCTACCGCGACGAGATGGAGGGAAGCCTCGCCGCCTCCTTCGGCTGGCGCTTCGCGAGGGCCGAGCTGTGAGGACCTGGCACTGGCTCCACACGGCGCCGGAGCGGCTCGAGGCGAAGCCCTGGATCGTGCAGGCCGACTACGTCGTCGCCGCGCCGTCGCGCGCCGCCGCCGCGCGGTCGATCGCGTTCTGGCGCCACATCGACGAGCGCGGCGAGTGGCGCGAGCTCCGCGCCGACCAGGTCCGGGCGATCGGCGGCCAGGCATGACGGCCAAGCCGCGGTGCGTCGAGGAGGAGTGCAAGGCCGGGGCGATCAGCCCGCGCGGCTTCTGCCGCGAGCACTACCCGCGCTGCTTCCACGCCGACTGCCGCGAGGAGCGGCTCGACCCGTGCGGCTTCTGCCCGCTCCACTGCGCGGCGGAGCACGCGCCGGAGCTGCTCGGGTTCGAGCGCCCGGACTTCCGGCCCGGCGACGTCCTGATCGTCGACCTGCCCTGGTCCGACCCCGGCGAGCGCTGGGAGTTCCACCACTGGGAGGCGGACGGCAGGCCGCACCTGAAGGGCGAGGGGATCGGCGTGAGCAACCTGTACGCGTGGCCGCGCGACTACTGCGGCATGGGCGCCCGCGTCCACCGCGTCGAGAGCGAGGCGCGCAGCGGCAAGACGACGGGCGCGGCGACGACGTTCCCGGCGGAGGCGCTGCGATCGGCGGCGCAGGCGGGCAGCGGCAGCCGCGTCGGAGGCGGCAAGGGCCGGACGATCCGGGTCTGCTGCGTCAAGGGCTGCGGCCACTACTACGCGGGCACCGCGGAGCCCGAGGCGGCGGAGCGGGCGGGCCTCGACATCGAGCCGGAGCGGGCGGGCAAGGTGCCCCTGTGCCGGAAGCACCGCGCCGAGGCCCTGGGCAGCGGGAACCCGGCCTAGTATGGCGCATACCAGACCTTCGACCTAGGCTGCCGGGGAGGGCGGTTCTGGCCCTTTCGGCCGGTACTCACCGCGGGCGCGCTGCCGATAATAGAGCTAGAGAGCGGAACGGCCGCTCGAGAACGAAGGAGACGCAGGATGAACTCAGGACGCGGACCCACAGGAAGACTCCGGAACTTCAAGGCCATGAACAGCGACAAGCTCGCCGACGTCCGCAGCACCGTCGTCTGGGAGCACGAGAACCTGGGCGGCGCGTACGTCGACCAAGAGGCAGTCGACGCCATCAACGCCGAGGTTGCCCGCCGCTTCTCCGCCAGCATCTACGCCTGACGCTTGACGGCTCCGCGCGGCGAAGAACGCGCGGAACCGCGAGGCGGACGGACCGCGCTCGACAGAAGGGATGGACGAGATGGACAAGGCACGGGATGGACAAGGCACTCTGCAGGACGCTCGCGACAGAGGCGCAGCAAGCGCTCGCAGCGATCGCCCAGGCGCACGGCTTGACGGTCAAGGTCGGCGGCGGCAGCTCCTTCCGCCCCAACAAGGTGGTCTTCGAGCAGGCCGACGCGGCCAAGCTCGAGTTCGAGCGGTACGCGCCGTCCTTCGGCCTGCGGCCCGAGCACTTCGGCGCCGAGTTCACCGTGGGCGTGCGGCGCTTCAAGATCGTGGGCGTGAACCCGCGCTCGACCAAGTACGGCATCTCCGCCCTGTGCCTCGACGACAGCAAGCGCTACAAGTTCTCCGAGCTAGACGTCGAGCGGCACCTGGCCCGCGAGGCCCAGTCATGAGGGCGCGCTGGTACGGCACCGAGGTCACTGACGCCGGCTGGTCCGTCGTCGAGTTCGAGGGCCGCGACGCGGTCGCGCTCATCGCCGAGGGCCTGAGCGCCGACGACGCCGACGCCCGGCTGCGCTTCGCCAACGCGCTGCGCGGACTGGAGGCGCCCCATGCCTGAGACCTGCACGCACGGCGTGGGAGCGCCCTGCGACAACCCGGACGCGATCGGCCGCCGCGACTTCACGGCCGCCGACATCGACCGGCAGAGCGACTACGGGTACGGCGGCGAGCGGCACCTGATGCGCAGCGCCCAGGCGGGCGTCGACGCTGCGGTCGTCAAGGCCGCGAACGCCGCGCGACTGACGGACTGCGAGCTCGCGGAGTGGCTCTGCAGCAAGCTCGGCCGCTGGTCCGAGGACTCCGGCTGGTTCTGGCGGAGGGCCGAGGCGACCCGCGACCACGCGGCGCACCGCCCGACCGCGGCCGACAAGCTCATGGCCGCCCGCCTGAGCATCGAGGACATGAGGACGAGGATCCGCGAAGGAGGATGGTTCTGATGATGGACGTCGAGAGCATCCGCGCCAGGGTCGACGCCGAGTGGCGCGCGACGGGGCTGCAGAATACCGGCTGCCTGACGATGGCCGAGCTCGACTGGGTGGTCGGCCGCGCCGAGACGCTGCGCGAGCTGGTCGAGGCCGGGCACGTCGACGAGGAGACGGTCGAGGAGGTCGAGGAGGCCGCCGCCGCGCGCCAGCTGACCGGCGAGAGCGCGGAGGCCGACCAGGCCAGGCTGAGCCGATCGGAGGCGCCGGTCCTGCGCGAGGTGGCGGCCGCGGCCAGGGACGACGCGCACCACCAGGCGTCGCACCGCGAGGGCTGCGGCCACTGCGAGGCGAGGCGCGCGGTCTTCGCGGGCTGCGCCCGCGGCGACTGCGTCCCGGAGTCGGACGGAACACCGTCCGGCCACAGGCACGAGAGCGACCAAGGAGGCACAGAGTGAACGCGACGGAGATGGAGCGCCTCGAGGACGAGCTGGCACCGCGCCAGGAGCGCCGCGAGCCGCGGCCCGCGTGGATGCGCGAGGAGCGCCGCCACGAGCGCGCGGACGCGAAGCGGGACAACGTTGCCGAGGTCATCAAGGCGGAGGGCAGCGTGCTCGGGACGAGGCTCGGATGAGCCAGCCGAGCGCGTGCGACGCCTGCGGCACCCAGCCCAACGCCGGGATCTTCACGGTGCGGCCGGGCGACCAGGGCGAGGTCGAGCAGCCGTACCGCTGCGACCTGTGCGCGCTCTACCCGAGCGACGACGCCGCGCGCCGCGCGCTGGCGGTCACGGGCAACCCGTGGGCGCCGCTGCCGGACGGCAGGGCGCTCGACCAGATGGCCGAGTACCTGAGCGGCGAGGAGTGGGACGCGGGCACCATCGAGCAGATCGCGGACTGGGTCAGGGCGACCGGCCGGGCGATCGCGGACACGGAGGAGGCGTCATGAGGAACCAGGGAAAGTTCGGCGACGCGCTGAGGGCCAGGCTGCGCGACGCGGCCGAGGCCGAGGGCGAGACCCTCGCGGACCGCCTGGTCCCTGGCCAGCGGCACGGCTACACGGTCGAGTTCTCCTCGTTGCCGGAGCGGCACCGCGAGGAGTACGACGAGGCCGAGGCCCGGATCCTGGCGGTCCCACGATGATCTGGGCGCGGGTCTTCTGCGTGCTCGCCGTCGTGGCGGCGCTTGCCTGGGTCGCGTTCGAGCTCGCGGACGCAGCGGGCCGGGTCGGCGGCTTCTCATGAGGGACGAGGGTGCTCGCCTGGTGCTTCGACGTCGACCCGCTCGGCCGCGGCTTCTGCAGGCTCGAGGTCTTCCTCCCGCCGCTCGAGCTCGGCGCCCGCGCCGGCGACGCGCTGATGGAGGCGACGCAGGACCGCGTCGACGCGCTGCTCGCCCGCGAGGTGGCGCGCGAGTCGGACCTGGACGAGGAGTGGTACCTGGCGCTGGAGCGCCGCGAGCGGGAGGAGCAGTGAGATGACGATGCCCGAAGACGCGGCGGACAAGGTCGAGCTGGAGCAGTACGAGCGCGAGATCGTGCCGGGCCTGGTGCTCGCGATGGACGCGAGCCCGCCCGCGACGTGCGGCGAGCTCGAGTTCTGGAGCGAGGGGAGGCTGGGCCGTGGATGACGAGGTGCTGGAGCTGCGCTGCGAGGTGTGCGAGACCTGGCACCCGCAAGACCACGAGGACGCGGAGCGCCTCGCCATCGAGGCGTGGACGACCCACATGCTCAGGCTGCACCCCGAGCATGAGACCTCGCAGGTGCTGGTCGCCGCCCTGCGCGGCGTGCTGAGCGACGCCGAGGGAATCCTGAGGGACGGAGGAGTAGATGCGTGAGACGTTCGCGAACGGCAGGGTCCGGAGCTGGGCCAGCATCCTGGATGACAACGCCCGCGAGGCCGCGGAGCGGACCGCGGAGCTCGCGATCCTGAGCCTGCCCGTCGCGCTGATGCCGGACGCGCACCTCGGCCACGGCGCCACGATCGGCAGCGTCCTCGTGACCGAGGACGCGGTCATCCCGATGGCGGTCGGCGTGGACATCGGCTGCGGCATGGCCGCGCGCAGGCTGGCGCTGGACTTGGGCGACTTGGGCGACGGCGACGCCGCGGCCTGGGTGGAGGCTGTGGGGCGGCTCGTCCCGGCGGGGCTGGGGCACTGGGACAGGGCGATGTCCGACGAGGCGGCGGAGTTCATCGCCTGCGACCCGGCGCCGTCGAGGGTCGACGACGTCCCGCTCGCGGGCCGGCAGATCGGCACGCTCGGCGCGGGGAACCACTTCGTGGAGCTCAGCGTCGACGAGCTCGGGCAGGTGTGGATCCTGCTGCACTCCGGCTCGCGCGGCGCGGGGAACAAGCTGGCGCGGGTCTACGGCGACGCCGCAGCGCTGCTCCACGGCGCCGACGTGCCGCTCAAGCCGCACCCCAGCGCGGAGCGCGCGGCGGCCGGCGAGACGGTGCCGGAGCTCGACCTGGCCTGGCTCGACCGCGGCGGCAGCGAGTTCGCGGCCTACGTGGCGGACGTCTCCTGGGCGCAGCGGTACGCGCTCGAGAACCGTCGGCAGATCCTGCGCCGCGCCCACGCCGCCCTCGAGGAGGTCGCCGGGAAGCGCCTCCTGATCGAGGACGAGGTGAACTGCCACCACAACTACGTGAGCTTCGAGGGCGTCGCGGAGCTCGGGCGGCACGCGTACGTCACGCGCAAGGGCGCGATCGCCGCGCACGTCTCGAGCCGCGGCCTGATCCCCGGCGCCATGGGCCAGGCGAGCTTCGTCGTGAGCGGGCTCGGGAACCCCGAGTCCTACGAGAGCTGTTCGCACGGCGCGGGCCGCGTGATGTCGCGCGGCAGGGCCAGGAAGGAGGTCGCGCTCGAGGACTTCGCGGCGCGGATGGAGGGCGTCGCCTGGCAGGACGGCGACGCGGCGAGCCTGCTGGACGAGAGCCCGCAGGCGTACAAGGACGTCGAGACGGTAATGGCCGACCAGGCCGACCTCGTGCGGGTCGACTACAGGCTCCGCGCGATCGCGAACTACAAGGGCGTCGACGACAGGCGCCGGAAGACAGGAGGCACGCGATGAAGAACTTCAAGACGTGGCTGCTCGTGGGAGTGGCCGCGAACGTGATGGTGTGGGGAGCGTTCTCGCTCTTCGCGCGGGCGGTCTCGAAGTGAGGCGCGAGCGCGGGGCGGCGGCGGTCGAGTTCGCGCTCGTCGCGCCGCTGCTGTTCATGCTGGTCTTCGGCGTCATCGGGTTCGGGCTGGGCTTCATGCAGCTCCAGACCATCCGCGGCGCGGTGCGCGAGGGCGCCCGCACCGGCGCGGTTTGTCCCGGCGGAACCTGCGTCGCGACCGTCCAGCAGAAGGTCTCGGACACCTCGGCAGGGCTCGTGCCCGCCGCCCAGGTGCTCGTGACCTCCTGCGACGGCGCCGGCGTCGACTCGACCGCGAGCTTCAACACGGGCCTGCTGAACGGGGGCCAGGGCATCGTGATCTCGATCCCGCTGCTCCCGGACTTCCACATCGCGACGAACATCGCGGCGACCTTCAGGTGCGAGCGATGAGGCGCCGCGAGGAGGGCGTCGTCGCGGTCGTCACGGCGCTCGTGCTGGTCGTGATGATGGGCGCGGTCGCGCTGACGGTCGACGTCGGCGGGATGCTGTACAGGCGGCGAGAGATGGTCAACGGCGCCGACGCGGCCGCGCTGGCGGCCGCGCTCAAGTGCTCGAAGGGGCTGGGCGCGCCGGCCGCGCAGGCGGACGCGCTCGCGATCTTCCCGGTGAACGCGCCGCATGCCGCGGGCTTCACCTGGACGATGAACCTCAGCCAGTGCAACAACGTGACCGGCAGCGTCTCGGTCACGTTCACGTCGACGCAGCCGCTGTACTTCGCGCCGGTCCTGGGCCTCTCCAACTCGAGGACCGTCACCGTGGCGGCGACCGGCTCGTGGCGGCTGAACGGGCTGACGCCCGCGGTGCTCCACCCCGTGAACGGGGCCGACAAGCAGGTCTACGTCTGCAAGTACGTCGGGAACCCCGAGAGGCTCAGCGTGTCAGCGAGCGGCTGGAGGAGCGTGAACAGCTCCGACCTCAAGGACTGGCACAGCGGCCTCCCGTGGAACGGGACGACCGGTTTCAACGACGCGCAGGACTCCTTCGTGATCGCGTCGGTGCCGCAGTCAAACCAGAGCTACTTCATCGACCCGGCCGTCGACTGCCCGCACGACGCGAGCCCGCACGTCTGGCTGTCGGCATGAGGGCGACGAGGGAGGCGGCGACGAGGCACTACGATGGAGGCGTGGACTACTTCGTCGTGACGGTGCGGGACAAGGGCGACCTCGCCGCGGGCATCCGCCCGCACGAGGCCCGCTTCGAGTTCCACGGCGAGAGCTGCGCCGCCGAGGCGTGGGCCTGCGCGGCCAGCGCGATCCACGCCGGCTTCGCCGCAGTGGCAGAGCGGGTGGGGGTGTACAAGGCGGCCGCATCCAGGTAAGATGCGGATGGAGGCAGGTCACAAGCCTGCGCGAGAGGAGACGGAGATGAAGAGGACAAGGAACAAGCTGCTCGCGGCGCTTGCCGTGACGGCCGTGGTGCTCCTGCCGATCGGGGCGAACATCATGGCCGCGAACGCGACGGCCGCGCCGCACAAGGCGTTCGTCTGCAAGTACGTCGGGACGCCCGGCGTGAACGAGACGCTGCAGACCGGCCAGAACCCGATCGACGTGGACTTCAACGCGATCGGCGAGGACCCGGTCGTGGTGGGCTTGTACTTCAACGACGCGCAGGGCCGGAGCTTCGTGCTGGCCCTCGACGTCGGCCAGGAGAGCCCGTCCGCGAGCGACTGCCCGTCCGGCGACACGCCGACCGACGTCTGCCCGAACATCGAGGGCGACCAGGCGACGGTCCCGGAGGGCGACGTGATCGACGACAACGGCGACTGCGTGCCGCTGACGACCACGCCCCCGCCCGTCGACGTCTGCCCGAACATCGAGGGCGACCAGGCGACGGTCCCGGAGGGGTACGAGCTCAACAACGACGGGCAGTGCGTGCCGATCGGCACGCAGACCCCGCCGCCACCGCCCGCGACGCCCGAGGCGTTCATCTTCTCGAGCTGCACGGACACGTTCATCAGGTTCGAGGGCACCGGGAACGCGTACTACAGCGTCGACGGCGTCTTCACCGACGTGACCATCTCCGTCAACCCGACGGACGTGGACCTCGGCCAGCTCGCGAACGGGACCGTGGTCACGGCCGCGTTCAACGGCGGCGACGTGCGGACGCTCACGGTGGACAACGCCGGCTGCCAGACCCCTTCGCCGACGCCGCCGCCCAAGGCGTGCCCGGCGGACCAGTTCCCCTGCTGGCAGTCCACCTGGACGCCGGCGCCTCCGATCCCGACCTTCGCGGGTGGCCCGCCGTCCGGCGGCGACCTCGCGATGACGGGCTCGAACGTCACGCGGCCCGCGATCGGCATGGGGCTCCTGACGCTGCTCGGCCTGGGCGCGCTCGCGCTCACGCGGAAGCGGTCCATCGCGTCGGTGACGCGGGGAGGCAGGTAACGAGGTAAGGTATCGGAGCCAAGCAGGACGGGAGGGCCGCGAGGGCGGCCCTCCCGCTCAGCCCCGGGTAGCTCAGAGGAAAGAGCGGCGCGGTCCTAACGCGACGGCCGAGGGTTCGAGTCCTTCTCCGGGGACGCAGGGAAGGCCGCGTGGCTGCCACGGACCGGCACGGTTCAAGGCGGCCGGTGTCGAGGAGTCGTGGGAGCGGCCGCGGCGCGGGGTGGGTTCCCCGCGTCACCAACGTGACGGAGCGGGCAAGGAAGGGGAGGGACGTGCCGCTGGTCTCGCAGTGGGGCTTCGCGAACGGCATGTACTACGCGGTCAGCGACACGGTCGACGTCATGCCCGCCGGCCTCTACGACGTGCAGGTCACCAACGGCACGCTCTTCTTCACCAGGGCCGAGATGGGCACGGACAAGCTGCTCCGGCTGCCCGGCACCGCGGGCGACGCGGTGGTGACGGAGATCCAGCAGTTCTGGGAGCGCGGCGAGCTGTACGAGAAGTTCGGCATGACGCACAAGCGCGGGATCCTGCTCTACGGCCCGCCCGGCTCCGGCAAGACCAGCACGCTCTCCCTCGTCGCGCAGGACGTGATCGCGGCGGGCGGGTTCGTCATCACCTGGCCCGGCCCGGACCTCATGCACATCGCGCTGCGGCAGATCCGCGCGATCCAGCCGGAGGCGCGCGTCGTCGTGCTGATGGAGGACCTCGACGCGATCCTGGCGGGCCGCAACGAGAATGAGTCCGCGGTGCTCAACCTGCTGGACGGTGTCGAGAAGTACCCGAAGGTGGTCTTCCTCGCGACGACCAACTACATCGAGGTGCTGGCGCCGCGCATCGCGAACCGGCCGAGCCGCTTCGACAAGCGCTTCAAGATCGGGCACCCGACCGCGCCGGCGCGCGGCGAGTACTTGCGGTCGCTCGTCCCGGAGGGCGTGCGCGTCGACGTCGACCGGATGGTCAAGGACACGGAGGGGATGTCGCTCGCCCACCTGAAGGAGCTGCTGGTCTCCACGCAGGTGATCGGCTCGGACTACGACGAGACGCTGCGGCTCCTCAAGGCGATGAACGCCGGGCGGGCGAGCTCGGCCGACGATGAGGAGAGGCCGGGACAGTACGCATGAACGGGAGCTCGAAGGAGACGCGGCCGGACAGGATCCACGTCGACGGCCAGGTGGTCAGGATCCGGTGGCTCAGGAGCATCGGGCAGTTCGCGGTCGGCTACGAGATCGGCGGGGACTACGGCGGCAACGTGATCCGCGTCGCGAAGGGCCAGACCAGGAACGGGCAGCGCGCGGTCGTAGTCCACGAGCTGATGCACCACTGCGTCGAACGCGCGGGCCTCAAGATGCCGGCCAAGGAGGAGGAGCAGTTCATCAACGCGATCGACGCCTTCCTCCTCGCGGCGCTCCGCGAGAACCCGGCCCTGGTCGAGTGGCTCACCGAGACCGACGAGTAGCCGCGGCGTGCTCGAGAGGGTCTGGTGGGCAGAGCTCGCGGAGTGCGTCGACGCCCCCGACCCGGAGGGCTTCTTCGAGGTGGAGAACGCGGCCGACGACGGCCGGCTTCCGGACCCGCTCCGGATCCTCGAGGCGCTCGAGCTCTGCGGCGCGTGCCAGATCCGCGAGGAGTGCCTGGCCCGCTCGGCCCACGACGGCGCCGGCGGCGCCCCGAGCTACGGCATCCGGGGCGGCCTGACCGCCTCCGAGCGCGGGCACCGCTACCGCGGCTGGGCCGGCGCCGTGCCCGCCACCCCGGACTCGGGCTCGGACTAAGGGCCGGTCTGGCCGCGGTGTAAGATGAGGGTGCTAGAACTAGCGCACTGCCAAGGAGACAGATGGGCGTCCGTTCGCGCATGGCCGAGCGCCGCAAGCGGCGCGCGGGGAAGAGCATTGTCGTGGACGGGCTGCCCGTGGTCTCGTTCTCGCCCGACATCTCCTCGGTGATGAGGTCGTACGGCGCCTGGGGCAGCTACGCCGAGATCTACCGCCACCAGCCGAACGTCCGCACCGTGGTGGACTTCCTGGCTAGGAACGTGGGGCAGCTCACGATCAAGCTGTACGAGCGCGTGAGCGCGACCGACCGCGTCCACCTCGACGAGCACCCCGCCTCCGTCATCCTCCGCAAGCCGAACCCCGGCCTCACGCCCTACCGGCTCTGGGAGGGCACCGTCGCGGACATCGGGATCTACAACCGCGCCTACTGGCGCAAGCTCCGCGCGGCCGGCCCCGGCTCCAGGATGGTCGGCGTCGCGCGCGTGTCGCCGCTGTCGCTGCTCCCGGACTGGGACCCCGCCACGGGCCAGCTCCGCGCGTACCGGATGGCCACCGGCGAGATGGTCCGGCCCGACGAGTTCATTCTGTTCCCGGGCTACGACCCGCTCGGCGGCGAGGGCCTCAGCCCGCTCGAGACGCTGCGCTCGCTGCTGATGGAGGAGTTCGAGGCGCAGGTGGCGCGCCGCTGGTTCTGGCGGAACTTCGCGCGCAAGGGCGGCGTGGTCGAGCGCCCGGTCGAGGCGCCGGAGTGGGACGACGTCGCCCGCGCCCGCTGGCGCGAGGACTTCGAGGGCAGGCACACGGGCGCGGAGAACACCGGCCGCGTCGCGATGCTCGAGGACGGCATGCACTGGGTCGACGCCCAGTTCTCGGCCGAGGAGAGCCAGTTCATCCAGTCGCGCAAGCTCCTCCGCGAGGAGGTCGCGAGCGCGTACCACATCCCGCCGCCGATGATCGGCATCCTCGACCACGGCACGTACGCGAACGTCCAGGAGTCCCACAAGCAGCTCTACCAGGACACGATGCAGCCGCTCCTCGACCGCCTCGAGCAGGAGCTCGCGCTCCAGCTCCTCCCGGAGTTCGAGGCGTTCGACGCGCAGGGCCGGCAGTACCTGGAGTTCAACATCGAGGACAAGCTCAAGGGCTCGTTCGAGGACCGCTCCAAGATCGCGGTGCAGGCGGGCGGCGGCCCGTACCTGACGAGGAACGAGGTCCGCGCGGAGTTCAACAGGCCGCGGATCGACAAGCCCGAGTACGACGAGCTCATCGTCCCCGCGAACGTCGTCCTCGGCGGGCAGCCCTCCCCGGTCACGCCGACCGCGACGCCCGCGACGCCTCAGAATGTGCCTAAGGCGCTCGGGCCGGACGGCGCGAAGGCCGCGGACGCGGCGGAGGTCGAGTTCCTGAAGGAGGGGCGCGACACGTACACGGCCCGCCACCTCGAGGCGCTGCAGAAGACGTTCAGGCGGCAGCGGAACTCGGTGCTGGGCGGCAAGGGCTTCGACCGGCTGCGCTGGGACAAGGAGCTCGCGGACGACCTGTTCGGCGTGGCGGTGCAGGCGACGACCCACTTCGGCGAGCACGCGGCCGAGCGCGTCAAGGGCGCGTGGGACCAGGAGCGCACCGCGAACTACCTGCGGGCCAACGCCGACGGCGTCGCGAAGTCGATCAACGACGTGACCGACACCCAGCTCGGCGAGGAGGGCGCGGACGCCGCGGCGGTGTTCCAGGTCCTGATCGACGCGCGCGCCCCGCAGATCGCGGCGACCCGCACGACGTTCGTGATGAACTGGGCAGCGAACGAGGCGGTGCACCAGAACTCCCCGAACGACGGGAAGTAACCCGTGGCTGAGGTCGACAAGACCTGGGTCGTGACGAGCGACAAGCCGCGCCCGAGCCACGAGGCGATCGACGGCGAGACGGTCCCGTACGGCGACCCGTTCTCCAACGGCCTCTACTACCCCGGCGACCCGACGGGCAGCGCCGACGAGACGGCTGGCTGCACCTGCCTGATGCTCGTCGACGGCGAGGTCGCGCCGCCCGAGGCGCCGCCCGAGGCTCCGGCCGGCGGCCCGATCGAGTACCCCGACATCGAGGTGCCGTTCCCCGAGGACCGCCAGCTCAGCCCGCTCGGCGAGACGCTGTACTCGAACCTCGTCGGCAAGCTGACGGCCGAGCCGACGGCCGCGGAGGCGAGCGCCGTCGAGTCGTACTCGGTCAGCGACTTCTCCTACGTGAACGAGTACCTGAGGGCGGGCGGCGACCCGGCGGCCCTCGGGGCGGGCGACCTGGTCCGCGGCGTCGCGGACGGGCTGGACTCGCTCGTCGCGCGGAACCCGCTCCCCGGCGACGTCGTGCTGCACCGCGGCGGCGTCGCGATCAGGACCGGCCTCGACCGGGGCACGGTCATCACGGACCAGGGCTTCATGTCCACGAGCATCGACCGCGGGATGGCCGCGGACTTCGTCTCGGAGTACGCGCAGGACCCGGCGCTCTACGACATCACCGTCCCCGCGGGGACCGGCGTCGCGCTCGGCCTCGACACCGAGGGCGAGGTCATCCTCGGCCGCGGCACGACGCTCGTCGTCGACGAGTTCGGCACGGCGCAGCTCGTCATCGGCCAGGAGTCCCAGCAGGAGATCCGCTACCTGCAGGTGATCAAGGCGCACGTCGTGGACGCCTCCGCCGCCGCCCCCGACGCCGCCGGCGTGCTGGCGGCCAACGCGGCGACCGCGGAGTTCCAGTCGGCGGCGCGGTTCGCGACCTCCAGCATGCCAGAGCTGACGGACGTCGAGGCGGCGGCCCTCAAGGCGTACGAGAACACCGACGTCTCGACCGACGTCAACGCGTACCTCCGCTCGGGTTCGGCCGACGTGCTGGAGACGATCGACGCCGCCCAGGTCGGCGACGTCGTCGGCGGCCTCGACAGCGCGCTCGCGCGGTCGTGGCTGGACCAGCCGCTCGTCGTGTTCCGGGGCGGGCCGGGCGTCGCGGGGCTCGGGCCGACCGCCGACCCGGCCTACCTGTCGACGTCGCTCGACCCGGGCGTCGCCGCCAAGTTCGCGGGCGGCACGTCGGACAACCCGGCCGTGTGGGAGATCAGCCTCCCCGCGGGCACGAGCGCGATGGGCGGCGTCGGCCAGGAGGCCGAGCTGATCCTGCCGCGCGGCACGCCGCTCGAGGTCACGGGCGTCGACACGGTGCGCATCGACGTCAGCGAGCTCCGCGACGAGTTCGGGCACCTGGTCGTCCCGGACGCGAAGTACGTCGACGTGCAGCTCGTCCATGCCGTCCCGGCTGGCCCCGCGCCGAGTGCCGCCGTCCCGAGCTGGATGAGCCCCTTGCTAGACGACGCGCTCCAGTCGACGGCGACGGAGGGCAAGGCGATCGGGACCGGGATCAACGCGCCCCACTGGGGCACGGTCGCGCAGGCGGACGGCTCGAAGCTCGACGTCGTCCTGAAGGTGGTCCCGTCCGAGGAGCAGGCCGCCGAGCTCGCGGCGCAGTCCTTCAACGAGGACTACGGGTTCAACGTGCTGCTCCCGCGCACCTCCGAGAACCCGGACTTCACGCTCGTGTCCGCCAAGGTGCCCGGCAAGACGGGGCTCGAGATCTACGAGGCGCGGTCGACGGGCGGGGCGCAGGCCGCGCTCGAGGACGCGGTCAGCCGGATCCCGCTCCAGGAGCGGCAGTCGATGGTCCTCTTCGACCAGGTCATCGGCAACCTCGACCGCAACGACGGGAACTGGCTGATCACCGCGGACCACCACCTGGTCGCGCTGGACCACGGCCTCGCGTTCACGCAGACGGGCTCGCTGACCTTCCCCGGCGGCGGCGCGCTGTACGACAGCGCGATCAGGGAGTCGCTGTCCGGCGACATGGTCCTCACCGACGCGCAGCGCACGATCCTCGACACAATGGTCGAGGACGAGGCGTCCATCCGCCAGCAGTGGGACGGCTTCGTCGACGTCGACGCCATGTTCGAGAGGATCGACCACATCCTCACGACCGGCCAGTGGAGGACGTGATGATCGCGACGCTGTACACCTGGCGCGGCTCTCCGCAGGACGGCGGGCCGAGGCAGCTCGGGCAGGTCAGGGTCGTCGACGGCCGCGCAGAGTGGGACGCGGGCATCGACCGCCTGATGCGCCAGCAGGTAGCGCGCGGCCTCGACCCGGCGCAGGGCGACCTATTCGTCTCCGAGCTGCCGGGCAGGCTGCGCAACGCGCCGTACCTGTGGGCCGAGGCGACGGAGCACGCGCCGCCTCCGGACCCGCCGCCGAACCCGATCGACCGCTACGTCTGGGCGCCGGGCGAAGCCGCGGTCCTTCCGCGGTGACGGACCAGGCTCCTCTGACGTAGGGCACGGGACCTCTGCGGCGGGGAGACGAAACTGCCGCGGTGTAAGATGAGGGCAGACCTGAACCCAAGGGGAGATCAGCTATGCGGCTGCAGAAGACCTACGTCGCCGAGTACAAGGCAGGGCCGGTCTCGGCGGACGGCACGATCGGCGAATTCGAGGCGCTGGTCAGCGTCTTCGGGAACGTCGACCTCCAGCAGGACCGCGTGCTTCCCGGCGCGTTCACCAAGTCCCTCGAGGTGTGGCGCGCGGGCGGCGACCCGTTCCCCATCATCTGGTCGCATGACTGGGGCAACCCGCACGCGATCATCGGCAGCGCCGACCCGGCCGACCTGACGGAGACGAAGGCCGGCCTGCTCGTCAAGGGCAAGATCGACCTGACCAACCCCTTCGCCGCGCAGGTCCACAACCTGATGCGGCAGCGGCTGGTCAAGGAGTTCAGCTTCGCGTACGACGTCGTGACGGAGCGCAAGGCGAAGGACGGCGCGAACGACCTGGTCACGCTCGACCTCATCGAGGCGGGCCCGACCCTGAAGGGCGCGAACCCCGACACGCAGCTCATCGGCGTGAAGCGGGCGCTCGAGGAGGCGGCAAGGATGACGAACGGCCAGAAGGACGTGTACGCCGCGATCGCCGGCTCGGACGAGGAGAGGCGCAACGCGATCCGCGAGGCCGTGCAGGTGTGGGGCGACGCCACCTACCCGCGCGACCCGAACGCGCAGGGATGGGGCCCGTACGTCTGCGTCGCCGCCACGTTCGGCGACCACGTGCTGGTCTCGGTCGAGCAGGACGCGAAGGACGACGAGTACTTCGAGATCCCCTACAGCGTCGGCGCCGACGGCGCCGTGACGCTCGGGGCTCCAGCTCCGGCGTCGGTCGAGGTGCAGGTCACGGCCAAGGCCGCGAAGGTCGAGCGCCAGAAGGCCGCCGACGAGGCGCCCGAGCCCACGGCCGCGGTGCTGCGCGAGCACCTGCAGGCCGCCGCGCCGGAGGGCCACGCCAAGGCCGAGGAGGACGTCCTCGCGCTGACGGCGGAGGAGCTGAAGGCGAAGCACGGCGAGTCCCACGAGGGCGACGCCGCGGAGCACGACCACGAGGCGAAGTCCAAGGCGGCCGACGCCGGTGACGCGGCCGACGCCGGCGACGCCGGCGACGGCGCGGCGGCGGACATGCCGATGCCGGGCGACGCGGCGGGCATGCGCTCTCACCTGAAGGCGGCGACGCCGGACGGGCACGGGAAGGACGCGGCCAAGGTCGACGCGACGGCGGACGGGTTCCTCGGGCCAGAGCACATGCGGATCCACGAGGCGACCGGCTACTCCGGCCACTCGCACGCGGGCGTCACCAACGGCCCGGCGAAGGACGAGGCGAAGGCCGCGGGCGACATGGGCTCGTTCGACGAGGGCGCCTGGGACGGGCCGGCCGCGATGGCCGCGGCGCTCGCCTCCAGCGACCCGGCGGCGGCGTTCGCGTCGATCTGCGCGGGCAAGCGCGACGGCGACGCGGCCACGGAGGCCGCGTGGGCGCTGCCGCACCACGCGACGCAGGGCGGCCCGGCCAACGTCAAGGGCGTGAGCGCGGCGCTCGGCAGGTTCGACCAGGTCCAGGGCCTGACGAACTCGGCCGAGGCCAAGGCCCACCTCCAGAAGCACGAGGACGCGATCAACGCCGCGAAGGCGCAGGCCGAGAAGTCCGAGCTCACGGCGCGCATCGAGGCGCTGAGGATCGCGGACGGCGTGCTCGCCAAGGCGGGCAGGACGCTGAGCTCCAAGAACGAGAGCGGTATCAAGGCCGCCGTCGACGCGATCGACGGCGCCGTGACGGCGCTGCGCGAGGTGCTCGCGTCGGTGGCCTCCGAGCCCGTGCCGGGCAAGGCGCGCGTCTCGAGCGAGAAGACGCAGCTCGAGATCCGCGTCGCGGAGATCAACGCGGCCGCGGCCGACGTCAGCCCGCTCGACCCGACCCCGCCGCCGTCGAGCGTCACGCGCGACCAGGAGCTGAGGACGAGGCTGCTTCTGCTGGAGCAGCAGTAAGGCCGCCGGGCCGTGCCCGACCAAGGGCATGGTACGATGGTCACGTACGACACGGCACACCCGCGAGACGGTGACGCCGACGGGCGCAAGGCCTGAGGAGCGCGCGAGCGCCAAGGGCTGAGGACCCCGCCGCTGCCAGCCGCCGGAAGGGCGAGCCGCGAGCGGCGCGCAAGCGCCAAGGTGATGATGCACATGAAGACGGCGAAGGACTACCTCAAGGCCGAGGTGGACCGCAAGCTCGCGGAGGCCAGGGCGATCAGCCAGAAGGCCGACGACGAGAACCGGACCATGTCGGACGACGAGAGGGCCCGCGTCGAGGCGGCACTGGGCGAGGCGACGGGCCTGAAGGCTCGCGCCGAGGAGCTCGAGGCGAACGAGAAGCTGCAGGCTTCCATCGACGCGCTCGGCCAGGTCCAGGTCGTGGAGACGCACGAGGGCGACCGCAAGGCGAAGACGATCGGCGAGCAGTTCACCAAGTCGGACGCGTACCAGGCGCTCAAGGCGTCGGGCATGGCCGGCAGGTGGACGACCGGAGCGATCGAGGTCGGCAAGAAGGACAGCCCGGTCTTCGAGACCGGCGGCGTCTTCGAGGCCGACGGGGCAGACCGCCTGAGCAACCAGGTCCTGCCCGGCGTGCAGACGCCGGTGGAGCAGAAGCTGTACGTGGCCGACCTGTTCGGCAGCGGCACGGCGACGCAGAACACCATCGTGTACCTGCGCGAGATCAGCACGGACAACTCCGCGGGCCTCGTGTCCGAGGGAGACGAGAAGCCGGCCTCGTTCCTCGACTTCGAGAAGGAGAGCGTCGCGATCGAGAAGCTCGCGACCTTCCTCCCCGTCTCGGACGAGATGATCGAGGATGAGCCCGCGATCGCGAGCTACATCAACGGCCGCCTCGGTCTGTTCGTGAAGCAGGCCGAGGAGACCAAGCTGGTCGCGGAGCTCATCGCGGCCGGCATCGGCTCGGCGGACAACAGCGACATCGAGGGCGACAACATGTTCGACGCGATCGCCGCTGGCATCATGTCCTGCCAGGTCGACGGCGGCCTCGAGCCGGACGCGCTGCTGATCAACCCGGTCGACTTCTGGACCATGGCGGTCACGAAGTCGGTCGGCGGCGACGGCGGGTACTTCTCGGGCGGGCCGTACGCGGCCGCGTCCAGGAACCCGTGGGGACTCCGCTCGGTCGTGACGACCGCAGTGGCCCCGGGCACGCCGATCGTCGGCGCGTTCAGCACGGGCGCGACGGTCTGGCGCAAGGGCGGCCTGACGGTCGAGGCCAGCAACTCGCACGCGGACTACTTCCGCAAGAACCTGACGGCGATCAGGGCCGAGGAGCGCCTCGCGCTCGCGGTCTACCGCCCGGCGGCGTTCGTGCAGGTGTCGGTGGTCAGCGCGTAAGCGCAGTCACCGGAAAGTCCGCACCGCAGCGGTGAAGGGACCGGCCTCAGGGCCGGTCCCTTCCGCGTGCTAGAGTTATTCGGCGGAGGTGGTTCGTGCCCAAGACGAGGGTGGTGACGCTGGTCCCGTGGCGGTCCGGCGACGACCGGCGGGAGTGGTGCTGGGACATGGCGCTGCCGTCGCTCGAGGGGCTGGGATACCCGATCTTCCTGGGCGACTCGGAGGGCCCGTGGGCGCGAGGGCGTGCGGTGAACGCCGCCGCGGCCGCCGCCGGCAGGTGGGACGTCGCGCTCGTCTCGGACTCCGACACGATCCCGGACCCCGGCGCCGTCAGGCGCGCGGTCGCGTGGGTCCTCGACACCGGCGGCGCCGCGAGGCCGCACGACGAGCGCTGGATGCTGACGAAGGACGGCACCGTCGCGCTGGTCACGCGCGGGCAGGCGGCGCTCGAGCCGCACCACTTCGGCCCGCAGTGGGCGGGCGGCGGGCTGCTCGTCTTGACGCGCGACGCGTGGGAGTCGGTGGGCGGCTTCGACGAGCGATACGTCGAGTGGGGCCGCGAGGACTCCGCCCTGAACCTGAGCCTCCTGCGCGCGGGCCCGTGGGACAGGCTGCCGGGCCAGGCGTGGCACCTCTGGCACCAGCCGTTCTCCGGCAAGGTGAAGCGCCAGTCGGACAAGCTGTACGGCGAGGCGCTTGTCGCGAACAAGGACCTCATCGACGCGTGGGCCGCGAACAAGGGCCTCGTGAACGCGAAGGCCGTCTTCTGATGCCGCCGACGCTCGAGGAGTCGAGGGAGCTCCTGCTCGGAGCGGTCCGCGGCGCGGACGTGACCTTCCTCCGGTACGAGGGGAACCGCGGCGACGACCTGATCGAGGCCGGGACCCGCGCGCTGCTCGGCGGGGCCGGCATCCCCTACAGCTTCGTCCACGTCGACGGCGCCGAGAGCGTCAGGACGCTGCGCGGGGACCTGCTCCTGCTGGGAGGCGGCGGCGGCTGGTGCAGGTACTGGGCGCACTCGCCGGAGGTCATGGCGAGCGCGCACGGCTTCGCGCGGGCCGTCGTGTTCCCCTCGTCCTTCGACACGACCGACGCCAGGACCAGGCACTCCCTCAAGCTCACGAAGGCGCGGCTGTTCTCGCGAGAGGAGGAGTCCGCGCGGCGGGTGCCGAGGTCCACGCTGGCGCACTGCCCGTCGTTCTTCACCGACCTGTCCCAGTACCAGCGCTCCGGGAGCGGCACGCTCCTCGCGTACCGCACGGACCACGAGTCGGCGCGCGGGTGGGTCCCGGACGGCAACGACGACATCTCCCTGACCAGGAGCTCGCTCGAGGAGTGGCTCGGCGCGATCGCCGGGGCCGAGGAAGTCCGCACCGACAGGGCGCACGTGATGATCGCGGCCGCGCTCCTGGGGAAGCGCGTCCGCTGGCGGGACTGCGGCTACTTCAAGGTCCGCTCGATGGCGAGGACCTGGCTGCGCGGGTACGACGTCAAGGAGGAGAAGTGATCGCGCCCGCGACGCTCGAGGTGATCCGCGGCATCGGCGGCTGGTTCTCCGAGCGCGAGGGCGCACGCCTGGCCGAGCTCGCGGCGGGGGTCCCGCCGGGGCAGGAGATCGTCGAGGTGGGCTCGTACCTGGGGAGGTCGTCCTGCTGGATGGCCGCCTCGGTGGCGGCGGGCGTGCGCGTGACCTGCGTCGACCCCTGGCTCGGCCCGCGGCCGGGCCGCGAGGGGACCGACGACCCGTGGGACCTGAAGACGGGCGACGCGTGGCTCGCGAAGTTCACCGAGAACGTCCGCGCGTGCGGCGTCGAGGACAGGGTCGTCCCGGTCCGCGCCACCTCCGCGGAGGCCGCAGCGGCGTGGGACGGGCGGCCGGTCGGCCTGCTCTTCGTCGACGCGGTCCACGAGTACGACAGCATCCTCGAGGACTTCACGCTCTGGTCCCCGCACATCGCGCCGGGCGGGTGGCTCGCGCTCCACGACTACAGCCACGGGTTCCCGGACACCGCGCGCGTCGTCGGCCGGCACATCCTGCCCACCGGCGAGTGGGAGGCCGCGCCGCTCGCCGAGACGCTCTGGACGGCGAGGAGGCGCGCGTGATCCCGGAGTTCGAGAGGATCTACGAGCGGAACTGGTGGAACGGGACCGAGACGCGCTCGGGCCCCGGCTCGACGCTCTGGGCCACCGAGCTCGTCGCGCCCGCCGTCGCCGAGCTGGTCGGCCGGCTCAGGCCCGCGGTCAGGCGCGTCCTCGACGCGGGCTGCGGCGAGGGGTTCTGGGTGCCGGAGCTGCCGGGCTACGTGGGCGTCGACGGGTCACCGTCGGCCCTCAAGGCGGCGCGCGACGCGCACCCGGACCGCGCGTACCTGCTCGGCGACCTGCGGACCGGGATGCCAGTGCTCCCGCGCGCAGACCTGGTCCTGACGCGCGACGCGATGCAGCACCTCCCCCTGGGCGACTGCGCCAGGTGCCTCGCGACGTTCCGCGACACCGGCGCGCGGTGGCTCCTGGCGTCGACGTACCTGGAGGGCGCGAACGTCGACGTGGCGATCGGCGACACCTACTGCCCGGACCTGTCGGCCGAGCCGTTCTCGCTCGGCCCGCCGCTCGAGACGATCCCCGACGGGCGGACAGGCGACCGCGAGCAGCCGCCGCCCGCGACGAAGGTGCTGGGGCTGTGGGAGCTGTGATCCCGCGCGTCTTCCACCGGATCTGGCTCGACGAGCCGGTGCCCGAGAAGTTCGAGGAGTTCTGGGCCAAGCTGCGCGAGCTCCACCCGCGGGGCTGGGAGTTCCGCACGTGGGCGGACTCCGGCGAGCTGGGGTGGATCAAGAACCGCGAGATGTTCGACGCGGCGACGCTGGAGGCCGAGGGAGTCTCCTCGTACGCGACCCGGTCCGACGTCCTGCGGTACGAGATCCTGGCGAAGTACGGCGGGGTCTACCTCGACGCGGACGTCGAGCCGCTCCGCGCGTTCGACGAGCTGATGGCAGACCCCCGCCCGTTCATCGCGTGGGAGGACGACTGGGAGCTCGACCCGGCGGTGATCGCGTCCCCGCCGGGGCACCCCGCGGCGGTCGCCCTTGTCGAGAGCGTCGCGTCGTTCGAGGGCCCGCCCGGGAACAAGGGCGGCCCGCCCTCGCTGACCGGCCCTGGCTTCGTCACCGCGCAGTGGCGCCACCGCCCGGACGTGCGCAGGCTCCGCCCGATCTCCTTCTTCCCGGTCCACTACAAGGAGATGGAGCTCCTCGGCGGGCCCTACCCCGCCGAGTCGTTCGCGGTCCACCACTGGAACGCGGGGTGGAAGCCCGCGGAGCGGCGCGCGGCCGACGACGCGGCCTGGCGGGCCAAGGCCGCCCGTGAGCGGGAGAAGGTGACGGGCAGGGCCCTGACCGAGCAGCGCAGGCAGAAGCTCAGGGAGGCGCGGGAGGCGAGGGTCACGTCCAGGGCCAAGCCGGCCGCCGCGCGCGTGCCGCCCGCGCCAGTCGCGCCGGACCGCGTGTCGATCCTGGTCCCGTTCCGCGCGGAGACGGGCAGCGACCACAGGCTGGTCGCGTGGTCGTGGCTGCGCGAGCGGTGGGCGCTGAAGTTCCCGGAGGCCGAGATCGTGGTCGGCGCCGACTCGGGCGGCGTCCCGTTCTCGAAGACGACGGCGGTCAACGACGCGTTCCTCAGGTCGACGCGGGACATCCTGGTGATCGCGGACGCGGACTGCTGGATGGACACCGGCGCGCTCCTCGCCGCGGGCGGCGAGGCGGCGGAGACGGGGCGGCTCGTGGTCCCGTGGCGGAAGGTCGTCCGGCTCACCGAGGCGGACTCCAACCTGATGACCGACGGCCCGCCCGACGCGGACTTCGACCTGTCGCCCGAGGTCAGGCGCCGGGCCTTCTCCAGCCCCGGCCAGCGGACCGCGGCGACGCTCGTCGTCATCAGGCGGGAGTCGTTCGAGCTCGTCTGCGGGATGGACCCGAGGTTCCGCGGCTGGGGCCACGAGGACGTCTGCTTCGCGGTCGCCTGCGCGAGGGTGCTCGGGAACGCGCGGCTGCTCAGGACCGGCCACGACGTCGTCACGCTCTACCACCCGAGGCCGTCGCGCGGCGGCAGGGTGTGGGAGGGCGAGAGCGCGAGCTCCGCCAACCGCGCGCTGAACTCGGTCTACCGGAGCGCGATCAACCGCGCGCAGATGCTCGAGCTGTGCGCGCAGCACCCGCTAGGCGGAGAGGCCGCGCCGATCGCGCCGGTCCACAGGGCCAAGAAGGCCAGGGAGCGCATCCAGATCTGAGGGGCCCGCGCGGCCTCCCACGGCCTCCGTGGGCCCGTTTCGTGCTCGGCGGCGGCAACCCGGCACCGGCGCCCGTTCCGGGCGCAGGGGCCTCCTGGGGTAAGATGCAGCTAGGAGCACGAGGAGCCCAGGATGCCGGAACCGTACGTGACGCAGGACGAGCTCGAGATCTTCATGGAGACGCTGGTCGACGACGACCTCGCGACGCTCTCGCTGAACGCGGCGATGGCCTCAGTCCGGAAGTTCCTCGGGCAGGAGATCACGTTCCACGCGGACGACGAGGTGGAGCTCGACGGCAGGGGCAAGGACTCGCTCCTCCTGCCGGAGCAGCCGGTCCGCAAGGTCTCGACCGTGTCCGTCGACGGCTCGAGCATCGAGCCGTCCACGCTGCTCCTCCGCGATGGCATGCTCTTCAAGCGGTCCGGCGGCTCGACCTGGGGCAGCGTCTGGCAGTTCGGCCGCGGCAACGTCGCCGTGAAGTACGACCACGGCTGGGACGTCGGCGACGAGACCTCCTCGAGCGGGGGCGACCCTGAGTTCCAGGTCCCGGCCGACATCGTCCTCGTCACGCTCGGCATCGCGCGCCGCGCGTACAACGACGGCGGCGAGTTCGCCTCGGACGTGGCCGGCGAGACGATCGGCAACTACGCGTACACCAACGCGGCCTCCGAGGCCGTGCTGCTGGCCGCGGTCATGCTCAAGGGCGAGAAGATGATCCTGGAGCAGTACAAGGCGAAGCGGGTCCCCTAACGTGGCGCGGTTCACGAGCCTCCTCATCCACACCGTGACGATCTACAACCCGACGAGCGGCAGCACGGACCGCCGCGGGAACGAGGTCTTCTCGGATGGCACCGGCGTCAGCAGCCCCGCGCGCGTGGAGCTGACGACCGCGACAGAGGTGGACGACGCGAGGCGGGACGCACGCTTCACCACCTACCGCGTGTTCCTTCCCCGGGACGTGACCGTGACCGCAACCTCAGTCGTCGAGTGGGAGGGCCGCAGGCACCGCGTCGTCGGCGGGCCCGACACGCTAGACGGCCGCAGCGGCCCGCACCACGTCGAGCTCATGATGGAACGGATCGAGGGAGTCTGATGGCCGGCAAGGTGATCTTCGTCCCCGACCCCGAGGGCATCGCGATCCTCGCGGAGGCCCCCGGCATGGTCGAGTCCATGGACGTGTTCGCGCAGGAGGCCGCGATGCGCACCCGCGAGCTCGTGCCGATCGGCGAGGACACCGGCTCGGACGCGCGCTGGGGCCACTACCACGACCAGGTCACGGTCGACGTCGGGATCGACGACACGCCCATCGCCGGGCTGCCCGGCCCGCACGCGGTCGCGCGCGTCAACGCGAACAAGTTCACGGCGCACTGGCTCGAGTTCGGGACCGTCAACATGCGGGCGCTCGCGCCGCTGCGCCGCGGGGCCGAGGCGGCGGGGCTGACGGTGATCGACAAGTGACGCTCTTCGAGGAGTTCCCGGACTGCGAGGCCGTGATCGCGTACGCGATCAGGAACGCGGGCATCACCGACCTGGACGGCGCGTACTCCAGCGTGCCCAAGGACCCGCCGGACAACTACGTCGTGGTGACGCGCCTGGGCGGGCAGCCCCTCGAGCGGCACCACCTCGACCAGGCCAGGATCCAGCTCGACTGCTGGGCCGTGAGCTCGACCGTCGCGCACGACATCGCGCAGGCCGCGCGCGTGGCGGTCATGGCCCTCGAGGGGACGACGGTGCACGACCCGGTCGACGCCTTCATCACCGCAGTGGACGACGCGCTGGGCCTCACGTTCCTCCCCGACCCGGACACGGGCAAGGACCGCTACGTGCTCTCGCTGCTCGTCGCGCTCCACGGCGCGCCGTCCAGCTCATAACCGCTCCGACTAGCTTCCCAGCGGTGCGGGTTGTTGCGTCATGGCTCAACATCGGGCACCGCTAGGGTCCGGCCCGACGCGGTGTAGGATTAGCGCGTAGGCCGGGGAACCGTCCGAGGGGACCCGAACTGAGCGCGGCGTCCGAGCCGCAGGAGGAGCAGCATGACGACCAACGATGCAGCGAACGTCGTGATCGGCGCCAACGGCGCCCTCTGGGTGGGCGAGACCGACGTGACCGCCCCCAGCGACGTCAGCACGGACATGGAGTCCGTCGACAGCGGCTGGCAGGACCTCGGGTTCGTCTCCGAGGCCGGCGCCAACTTCACGGACACCAAGACGGTCCTCGAGGTCATGGCCTGGCAGAGCCTGTTCGTGATCGCGCGCAGGATCACGGCTCGCAACCTCGAGCTGGCCTTCGCGGCCCGCGAGTGGAACGGGAACACCGTCCGCCTCGCGTTCGGCGGCGGCGACATCACCGACCTGGGAGGCGGGGAGTTCAGCTACTCGCCGCCGGACCCCGAGGACATCGACGAGCGGTCGATGGTGCTCGAGTGGCAGGACGGCGACAAGCACTACCGCCTCTACGTCCCGGTCGGGATGGTGACCAGCAACACGCAGACCACGCTGGCGCGCACGGCGCCGTCGGACCTGCCGATCACCTTCTCCGCGACCAACGACGGGACCGAGGACATCTACACGCTCTTCACGGACGACCCCGCGTTCGCCGAGGACTCGGCCTCCTAACGAGGCCGCGTCCCAGAACGAGAACGGGCAGGTCAACCGGAACGAACGGAGGGAAGGTAGATGGCCGACGAGGACAAGGTAGTGCCGCGACCGGATGGGCCGACGCCCGAGGAGCAGGCCGCCGCGAGGGCGGAGGCCGAGGGCGTCATCGACCTGGACAAGAAGAAGGCCGCGCGGCTCGAGGGCAAGCGGAAGACGCCGACGGTGCTGTTCGGGGGCGAGACCTTCGAGCTGCCGCGGGAGCTGCCGTACGACCTCCTCGAGCTGATGTCCGAGGTGATCGACAGCGCGGGCTTCGGGTTCAGCAGGCCGCTCGACGACACGCTCGGGGCGCTCCTCGGCGAGGAGAACCTCGCGCGGTTCAAGGCGCTGCGGCCCGCGGTCGACGACGTCGCGGCGATGATGAACGAGGTCCTCGTCCTGTACGGGCTGATCCAGGGGGAATCACCGGCCTCGTCCGACTCGTGAACCAGAGCTACGAGCCGCTCGAGGCCGCCCTCCTGCACGAGTACGGCATCGACCTGCGCGAGGCCCTCTGGGGCCGAGAGCCGGTCGGGGCCAGGCGGCTGATCTCGCTCGTGCGGGGGCTGCCGCCGGACTCGGCGCTCCACAGGGCGACGGATCCGAGGGGCTGGAACTGGAACAACAAGGAGGAGCTGCTGGCAGGGATCCTCGAGCGGGTGGACTGGGCGAACATCCTGTACCTAAGCGCTCACGGGGTGAAGGAGCACGACCTGCCGCCGGCCGTGAAGGTCACGCGGCCGTGGGCGGGAGCGGCGACGAGGCCGCCGCCGCCGAGGATGGCGACCAGCCAGGAGATGGCCGCCGCGTTCGGAGGCGCGGTCGTGGTGGAGAAGCGCAGGGGCAAGGGTGACGAGGTGAGCAGCTGATGGCGGGCGTTAGGGTCGGAGTCGCGTACGTCGACGTCGTCCCCAACATGGAGACGTTCGGCACCGGCCTCGCGGCCGGCGCCACCGCGGGAATCGCCAAGGCCGCCCCGTCGATCAAGGCGTCGATGACCGCCGCCATGGGCAACATCACCGGCGGCCTCAGCAAGCTCAAGAGCGCGGCCATGGGCGTCCTCGGCGGCGGCATCCTCTTCCTCGGCCTGGACATGCTCGCGAAGAAGTCCGTCGCCTACGGGCAGGCGGTCGAGCGCATCGTCGCCACCTTCGGCGCGCAGAAGGCCGACGCGACGGAGTTCAAGGCCATCGTCGACGCCACCGGTGGGTCGGCCGACATGGTCGCGAAGGTCCTTGTCCGCCTGGACGCGCAGTTCACGAAGCTCGGCGCGTCGTCCGGCGCGGGCGCCGCCAACCTGATGTCGTACGGCCTGTCGCAGGACATGCTGTCCGTCAAGACCAACGGCCTCATCGGCGTCATGGACAACCTCGCGACCGCCTACGCGAACGCCGCGGACAAGCAGGCGTTCATCGCCTCCACGCTCGGCCCGCGCGGCATGAACATGGCGCCGGTGCTCGACCAGTGGAATGCGCTGCGCAAGGGCGTCGAGGCGCTGGGCCTGGACTGGGACAAGGTCGCGCCGAGCAAGGCGACGATGCAGCAGTTCGAGGTCATGCAGATCGGCCTCCAGGCGGTCGAGGTCATGATCGGCAACAAGGTCATCCCGATCGTCACGCGCCTGGGCAAGGCGCTGGACGTGTTCCTCCGCGACGTCGCCGAGGGCGCCAACCCCGTCAAGGCGTTCTTCAAGGACCTCGTCTTCGGCGTCGACGGCGTGACCGGCGTGTTCATCAAGTTCTTCGCCATCGTCATCGCCGCGAAGGTGATCTCGGCGCTGACCCTGATCGTTCAGGGGATGTGGGGCCTGGGCTCCGCCATCGTCAAGGCCGGCATCGCGGCCTTCGGGACCTCGCTCACGTTCGACGAGCTGGCGCTGAGCATCGGCGACATGATGGGCATGGAGGTGGCCGCCATGGTCACGACGGCCGCGCTCGCCGCCGAGTTCATCGTCATCTTCGGGGCGATCGCCGACGTCGTCGGGATCCTGTACGAGCTGAAGCTCGCCCTCGACATCAAGAAGTACAACGCGGAGGCCGACCTGTCGGACATCCACACCGCCATGCTCCAGGTCGGCCTGGACATCCGGAACGGGGTGCCCGCGGCGGAGGCCTTCGGCAACGCGCTCGAGGGGATGTCGATGCAGCAGCTGGCCATCATCAACCAGCACCCCGAGATCTTCCAGCAGGAACTCAACATGCTGTTCGAGGACGGGAAGATCAGCCTCGCGGACTACACCAAGTTCACGATGGGCCTGGGCAAGAGCCAGGCGCAGGTCGACGCCGAGGTCCAGCGCATGACGCGCGCGATCTGGGCGCAGCAGCCCGCGGTCGAGGCGGTCACCAAGAAGTTCAAGGCGCTCTGGGGCCAGATGCAGATCGGGTCGAAGAACCTCGCGCTCCTCGCGGGCGCCGCGGGCGTGACCGGCACGGCCCTCAAGGCCGGCCTGGCCGCGGCCATCGACTCCATCGCGACCGACGGCGGCAAGGCGTTCGGCGACTTCGTGCAGTCGACGGAGGAGGCCATGAGGTCCTGGGCCGAGAGTATCGCGGCCTCCTTCAGCGGCGCCACGTCCAACTTCGACAACCTCGCGAAGAAGAGCCACCAGACGATGCAGTACATCCTCGCGGACGCGGTCAAGGAGGCGCGCGACCAGGCGCAGATCGCGCGGGACGTCCAGGTCATCGCGCAGCGCGCCGGCACGAGCAGCGCGGCGGTCCTGCAGTACATGGCCGACCACGGGATCACCAGCGTCCGCGAGCTGAACGCGGTCGTGCAGTCGTCTCCCGCGGCGTTCAAGGCGTTCCAGCAGGCGATCAAGTCGTCGGCCGACTCGGTGCAGGCCGGCTCGCTGCCGATCCTCAACGTCGCCAACGAGCAGTTCATGAAGCTGATCGACTCGAGCGGCGTGCTCGACAAGCTCAACACCGTCATCCACCTCGACCACTCCCAGATCGACTCGAGCGGCAAGGCGCTCCGCGACATCATCAACATGCTGGGCGGCGTGGGCGGCGGCCGGCTCACCATCGGCGTGACGGCCGAGGACGGCAGCGGCACGCCCGGCGGATCCGGCAGGCCGGGCGACTACGGGCCCAGCACCGCGCCCACGCGCGGCTCGGTCGACCCGCGCCACCGCGCGCTGTTCCACCACGGCCTCGCGCTCGGCGGCCTGGTCACGGGGCCGATCGTCGCGCCGCTGGGGGAGCACGGGCCGGAGCTGGTGCTGCCGCTGGCCGGGCTGGGCGGCAGGCAGAAGGGCCCGACGCACGTGGTCGGCGATCTCCACATCAACTGGGACGAGGGCGTCGCGCGCATGGTCGCCATCGCGCAGGACGAGGTCGACGACGAGCGCGACTACCAGGAGTCGGTGCAGCGGATGGCGAGGGGCTGACCCGTGGACGTCACGCTCAAGGCGGCGATCGACACCTGGGACGCGGAGGGCGCCGCGCAGTCCAACCACGGCGACGACGCGCGCCTCGCGCTGAACGCGCCGGGCGGCGGCGACGAGAAGGACGCCTTCGTCTTCTTCCACCGCCCGTTCAAGCACGGCGACAACGTCGTCTCCGCGACGCTCACGGTCTACCTGCGCGACGCGTGGGCCGGCAGCCGGGACATCCAGGTCGACCGGATCAACGAGCCCTGGCGCGAGGACACGCTGACCTGGAACAACGCGCCGTCCGACATCGACTCGGCCGACCGAGCCACCGCGACCGTCTCGTCCGGTGCGGACGGGGACGCCGTCGACATCGACGTGACCGACATGCTCGCGACGGTCTCGGGCGGCGCGGCCTGGTACGGCTTCTTCCTGACGCTCTCCGCCGGCGGCGACCTCTACCTGCACTCGAGCGAGACCGCGCAGCGGCACCGCAGGCCGACCCTCGAGGTCCGCTTCGCGACGACGCCGGACGCGCCGACCGACCTGTCCCCGGACGGGCACGTGATCGGCCGCGCGAAGCCGCGCCTCAACTGGGCCTTCCAGGACCGCAGCGGCCAGAGCGACCAGAAGTCCTTCCAGGTCCAGATCGACTCGAGCGACACCTTCCCGACGCCGTTCGACACGGGCTGGGTCGTCGACCGCAAGACGCAGGTCGACCTGAACGCGACGGCCTACCCCGGCGTCCCGGAGGGCGCGACGCGCTACTGGCGCGTCCGCGCGCGAGACGACGACGGCAACACGAGCGCCTGGTCGCTGGTCGCGACCATGAAGAAGGTCGCGAAGGGCGACGTGACGATCACGCACCCCACCGAGGACGGCGACGTCCACACCCACACGCCGAACATCACCCACACGCTCTCGGCCGGGACGCAGGAGGCGACGGAGTACATCCTGAAGGAGTGGGACAGGATCGGCGCGGAGTGGCGCCAGATCTACAAGCGCGGCAAGAAGACGACGACGGACACCGCGCTCGAGATCCCGAAGCACCTGATCAAGAAGGAGGACGCGATCGGCGGCGTCGCGTTCCCGTACCGCATCGTCGTCCGCGTGTGGGACACCGAGGACAGGCAGCACTCGGCCGGCGACCTCGCCTACTCCCAGTCGCAGGCCGAGTTTAGGTTCCACCGCGCCGAGGACGACATCGTCGACCTCCTGGACGCGACGCAGCCGGTGCCGCACGCGCCGTACGTCAGGCTCCGGTTCCACTACAAGGCGACGCGCGGCGAGCACCCCGTCTGGTTCGCGCTCCGCGTGACGCGGCCCGGCGCGGACCCAGTCTTCGTCGACCAGCGGATCGACCCGCTCGACCTGCTGGACCCGGCCGGGGCGACCTACAACTACGAGTACGACTACTGGAACGCGATCGACGGCGAGGCGACGATCTACCACATGTGCCCGGTCATCCTCGACGCGGGCGAGCTCAAGGTCATCACCGGCAACGCGAGCGACACGCTCACGACCGACCTGTGGGGCGTCTGGATCACACGCCCGTCGAGCGGGGACATGCTCTTCATCGCAGGCCGCGGCAGCATCGGCGCGACGATCGGCGAGAGCTCGACCGCGCACATGCCGATCGGGCGCCGCGCGCCGGTGCTCATCACGGACTCCATCCGCGGCTACGAGGGCAGCGTCTCCGGCGTGCTCGTCCCGTGGTCCGGCCTCACGGCCGAGGAGTACGCGGCGATGCTCGAGGACTTCAAGGGGCTGGCCGGCTCCGACGAGCTTCGCCTCGCGATCCCCAACAAGAACTTCCCGATCCAGATCCCGGGCGGCGTGGTCATCCAGCCGAGCCAGGCCGCGAACGGCGGGCTGTACGACGTGACCGTCCCCTACCTCCAGACCGGCGAGTTCACCTTCCCGACGCACGTCGAGGCGTGACGTGCTGAACCTCGGGCTGGAGGACCGCGACGACTTCGACGCCTACCTCGCGTCGCTCTCCTACTCGCACCCCATGCGGCTCACCGTGCGCATCCTCGACCAGGACGACAAGGCGATCGGCCACCTGACCGCGCCGGCGAGCGACGTCGAGGCGGGAACGGTCACGGTCGACGCGACGCAGGACGTGACGCGGACGCTGAGCCTGACCGTGATCGACCGCAAGGGCGCGCTCCACATCGACCCGGACTCCCCGCGCCGCGCGACGGTCTACCCCGACCACCAGATCCACGTGATCCGCGAGGACTGGGTCAACGCGCTCGACGACTGGGTCGAGTGCCCCGTCTTCCGCGGGCCGATGACGCGGTTCCAGCGCGCGGGCGGCGTCGTGACGCTCGAGGGCATGGGCAAGGAGGTCCTCTCGCAGACCCCGAACGTCCTGTGGACCGCGCACAACTACGCGGTCGGCGACCTGCACTACGACGCGATCCGCGAGCTCCTCGAGGAGATGGGCGAGACGAGGTTCTCGCTCCCCGCGAACTCGCCCGCGCTGCACAAGGTCCGGTCGTACGGCCGCGGCATCGAGGTCTGGAAGGTCTGCCAGCGGCTGGCGGGAAAGCAGAACCAGCTGTACTACGACGCGCGCGGCCGCGTGCGGCTGCGCCCGCTGCCGACGAGGCCGGTCTACACGTTCCACGACGGCATCGGCGGCAACATCCTGACGCTGCCCAGCATCGACGTGGACTTCGTCGACTCGTCGAACTTCTGGAACGCGGTGACCGTCGTGGGCAAGAAGGAGCACAAGGGCGCGCGCGGGACCGTGAAGTTCACGGCGGTGGCGCCGGTCCACAACCCGCTCTCGCCAGAGTCCCTCGCGCGCAACGGCAAGCCGCGGTACGTCTGGGCGTACGTCACGGACACGACGATCAAGCGCGTCGACGGGCCGGGCGGCGCGCAGGAGGTTGCGACCCTGATGCTGGACCGCGGGCTGCGGCTCGTCGAGCAGGTCACCTTCGACGCGCTGCCGGTCCCGTGCCTCGAGCCGATGGACGTCGTGAACGTCGTCGCGGACGTGGGCGCGATCGACGTCGACGTGAAGATGCCGCTCCGCCAGTTCGTGATCCCGCTCACCGCGCAGGGCACCATGTCCGTCGGCACGACGCGCCGCGCGGGCCGCAGGCCGACGCACTCGCGCGGGTTCGGCAACCAGCCGGTGCAGCGCGCGGGCGTCCCGACCATCGCCGAGAGCACGGCCGCGGCGGGCAACCTGCCCGGCGCCGGCGGGAACCCGGGAGTGGGGGCGGGCCAGTGATCCCGGTCACGCCGACGGGCGGCGGCGCGGAGCTCGCGGGGCAGGTCGGCAAGCTGCCGGGCCAGCCCGGCGGGCCGAAGATCTGGGGCACCGTGCAGGCGGTCGACGCGCACCGCGCGGGCAGCCAGCTCTCCGCGGGCTCGAGCTCGACGGCCACGACGATCCACGTGGAGTCGACCTACGACTTCGACGAGGCGGGCGGGCAGCTCGAGCTGAAGGGCGGGGGCGACAACGAGCTCAAGGACTACGACTCCGTCGACGACGCGGCGCTGACCGTCCACCTGACGGCCGGCCTGGACGTCGGGTGGGGCGCGGGCACGCGCGTCAACCTCTGGCCGCACACCCAGGAGCGGCTCGCGCACGTCCTGCTGTTCGACGACCCGAACGAGGCGGTCCTGGCGACCGTCCCACACGCGCTGTTCCACGCGGTCGCGGCGGGGCTCCGCGCGCCGAAGTCCGGCGACCCGGCGGACCTGCAGCAGGAGACGGTCAACCTGGAGCACGACGGCGACCTGTACGTGATCACCGACGTCATCGCGAAGGAGCTCGTCGCGGCGCAGACGAGGTACCTGCAGTGGGCGTCGCTGGACTCGCCCGGCGCGATGACCGGCACCGTGCAGCGCTTCCCGAAGGAGGCGCAGGTCCTGGCCTGGGAGATCTACCTCGAGGACGAGGACGCGCCCGCCGACGTGACGCTGCGCCTGCTCCAGGACGGCGACGCGTTCGCGACGCTCGTCATCCCGAGCGGGAAGCGCGTGAGCGCGGTGCAGCCGATCCACAAGAACAACGACTTCGGCCGCCACCAGATGCTGCAGGTCGAGATCGTCGACGACGCGGGCATCGCCGGCCGCGTCAAGGCGATCGTCACGGCGGAGTTCTAACGTGCCAGCCCCAGCCGCCGCGTTCGACCAGGCCTTCGAGAACCACTCGACGTTCCTCGACCCGGGGCCCGTCGTCGTCGACCTGACCACTGGCACGCCGATCCCGGACGGCGCGACGCTGCTCATGTGGGTCTTCGAGGCGAACATCTCCGGGTCGCCGGTCACGTTCGACCCGGTCCCGGACTTCGCGCTCGACAACAACGGCGGCTTCGTGATCAGCCCCGAGGCCTTCGTCGGCTTCTACCACAAGGGCTATGAGGGGGAGGCGTCGGTATCGGTCTCGTGGGTCGGCGGCGCGCCCGCCAGCGTCGGCGTGCTCGTCGCGTCGTTCACCGACCTCCCGCCGCACGACCTGATCAAGGTCGGCGGGCCGACCAACCCCGGCGGAACCGGGCTCGTGGCCGAGACGTACGGGCTGGTGCTCTGGTACTACGCGGGCGACGATGCCGTGGACATCGTGCGGGCGGACGACGACGGCACGACGCTCTACGGGACGATCTTCGGCGGGGCGTGGACGCCGTTCGTCCTGCAGGAGTACCACTTCCACAGCACCGCAGTCGCGGGCCTCGCCGCCGACGGCGCGATCGCGGGCTCGCAGTCGCGCAGCTCCCTGACGACGTGGGGCGACCCGAGCGAGGGCGGCGCAGCGCTTGACGAGTGGAGCCTGGTCGGATGATGAAGCTCGTGGACTTCCAGCTGAGCGAGGGGAACAGCGCCACCGACCCGTTCGGCGCGTCGTACGACTGCCTCGCGCTCCCGCTGCAGTACGGCGACGAGGTCTTCGTCGCGCTCCAGACCGTGGTCGGCGGCGGCGGCTTCAACTACTTCGCGGACGTGATCGGGCCTGGCAACGGCGGCGGGCTGGGCGGGCCGTGGGGGGCGGCGGGCACGTTCGGGCGCCCGTTCGACGAGGGGCTCGGCGGCAGCCCCAGCGGGGTCGTCGGCATCGCGCGGAAGCGCATCGAGGGGCCGGGGCCGGTCGACGACCTCACCGCGGACGGCACCGGAACGCTGTCCAGGGTCGGGTTCCACTTCCCGACGGGCGCGTCCTCCGACATCTTCGGCGGGGCGTGGGCCACGTGGGTCTTCCGCGGCGACGGCGCGTACACCAAGGCGGGGAAGGACTCGGGCGGGATCGCGCGGGGTGACGGCGCGGCGATCATCGACGGAACCCAGGCGATGGAGTGCGAGCTCGGGGCCGTGCTCAAGGCCCACCAGGCCGTGATCGGGATGGGGTTCGGCGAGGTGTACAACAACTACCTCGACGCGCCGTCGGTCGAGCGGCCCATCTTCGTGAGCGACGACCTGGGCTACCTCGACATCCTCGCGAGCACAGTGTGGACCAACTCCTTCGACGGGCGGCACGAGAGCGTCGGCCACTGCGCGGTCTTCGGCAAGGGCAAGGGCCTCGACGCCACGCACGTCACGTTCACGGCCGAAGAGCTCGGCTTCGAGGCGGCCACGGACAACTGGATCACCGGCGCGTTCTCGGTCATCCTGAACTTCACCACCCCGCTCGACACGGTCGGGACAGACTCGTGGACCTTCCTGTGACCAAAGTGCGGGACGGTAGAATGAGCCCAGAGCAGCTCGAGGGGACCGGATGACCGACGAAGACGCGTACATCGTAGAGGAGCACCGCCGCGGCGGCACGGGCGGCACCGGCGGCACGGGCGGGTCCGGCGGCTCAGGGGGCAGCGGCGGGACCGGCGCGAGCGGCACGCCGGGCGGCACCGGCGGCACCGGCGGCACCGGAGGCTCTGGCGGCACCGGAGGCTCGGGCGCGATCGGCCCAAGCGGCGGCCCCTCGGGCGGCACCGGCGGAACGGGCGGGCGGGGCGGCACGGGCGGCACCGGCGGCACCGGCGGGACGGGTGGCTCGGGCGGGACCGGCGGCGCGTCGGACCCGGCGGTGCTCACGTGGGAGACCACGGTCGCGATGCCCGACAACGAGACGAGCGACAGGTTCTACATGCCGCTCGCCCGCGTGATCGACCACGTGTACGCGAGCGTCGCCCTCGGAGACGGCGGCACGGACTCGGTCTTCGACGTGAAGCTCAACGGAGGCACGGTCTTCACCATCGCGACTAAGCCGACGGTCCTCGCCGGGAACTTCGTCAGCGCGAGCGCGGTGCCGGACGTGACGAGCGTCCTGGCGGGAGACTACCTGGAGATGAAGGTCGTGGACAACGGCGGCGCCACCGGGCGCGGCCGCGTGTACGTCGTGTTCACCACGTAAGGGAGAGATGATGGGACTGACCTCGGCAGCGCAGGGAGCGAGCGGCACGGCGGCGGCCGACCTCTGGACGACCCTCACGGGGCTGATGACCGTCGCGGGCTGGACGTTCGTCGAGCAGGCGTCGGCCGTGCAGGCCGGGACCGACGCGGGGACCAACATCCCGGTCGAGGTCTGGACCAACGCGGACGCGGACGTCGTCCTGCTGGCAGAGGTCGACGACACGCTGCACCACCTGCGGTTCAGGTGCGCGGAGGCCTACGACGTCGGCACGCACAAGGTCCGGCACCCGTGCCCGGGGAACAACTCCGCCACGAGCATGACGCCGAAGTTCGACGACTCGGTCGACACCGCGCTGCTCACGATCTTCCAGGCCCTGTCGACGACGTCGAAGGTCGGGTGGGTGGACATCCCGGTCTCCAACGGCGGCTTCAACTACGTGGCCGGCGCCAACGCCGACGAGGTCGTCCTCGCGACGAGCACGGCCCCGTTCAACTGGCTTCACCTGGGCCACGTCCCGCCCGCGGACAACCTGAGCCCGGCGAGCTCCATCGTCTTCCTGGGCGGCTGCGCGGTCGTCTCGGGGACCTGCATCTCCTGGACGATCTCCAGCTCCGCGGGGAACTACCGAGTGTCGCGCGAGCCGAACAACGGCGCGGTCGCGATGCAGGGGCCGTTCTGCTACGTGGCGGACGGCGTCAGCTCGGTCTCGGACTCGGTGAACGCCGGGGCGGGCGGGCAGCCGGGCACCTCCCACAAGTGGCTGGCGGCCATGGCCGGGTTCCCGGCGTACCTGCACAACGCCTCCGCGTCGCCGGCGACCGCGAGGTCGCGGACCCACCTGTGCAAGCTGGGCTCCATGGCGCTGGTCGGGCACGACACGGTCGCGATCATCGAGGGCCTGACCAGGGTCGGCGACACCGTCACGATCGACGGCGCGGTCCACTACGCGCTCGGGCCGACACACCTGGTCTCGAGCGCCACGCCGTACGACATCCAGTGCAAGATCCTGTGCGCCAAGGACAGCGCGTTCTGAGAAGGGGAGAGAGATGGCACTGACCTCAGCGTTCCAGCCAGCCAGCGCGACGCCGGCGGCCGACCTGTACGACGCGGTCACCGCGATCATGCTCGCCGCGAGCTGGGTCCACGTCGAGCAGGCGTCGGCCTCGGACGCGGGCAACACCGGCGACGCGGTCGAGAACGTGGGGGTGGACGTCTGGCGCAACGCGACCTCGACGGTGTTCCTGCTCATCACGACCGACGAGAGCGGGACGGCGCCGCCGCGCCTGCGCTTCAGGTGCGCGGAGTCGTACACGGCCGGCTCCGACCACAAGGTCCAGTTCCCGTGCCCGGGCTTCTCGTCCGGCGCCTCGATCACCCCGACGGCCGCGGACGCGGTCGACGCCGGGCTCCTGACGATCTACCAGGCCGTCGCCAGCGGCCAGAAGGTCGGCTGGGTCGACATCCCCGTGTCCGGCGGCGGCTTCGAGTACGTCTGCGGCGCGAACGCCGACGAGGTCGTGCTGGCGACGGGCGCGGTCTTCCCGAACTGGATGCACGCGGGCCGGCTGGACGGCGGGAACGTCAACCTGAGCCCGAGCAGCAGCCTCGTGTTCCTGGGCGGCTGCGCGGTCACGAACGCGCAGTGCGTGTCGTGGTCCGTCGCGATCGGCTCCGGCACCGGCGACTACCGCACGTCGCGCGAGCCCAACCAGGGCGCGGTCGCGCTGACGGGAGCGTTCTGCTACGCGACGGCCGGGCCGAGCTCCGTGGAGATGTGCCCGCAGGCCGGCGCGGGCGGGCGGTTCGGCGTCGCGCACATGTGGCTCAAGAGCTTCGCGGGCTACCGCGCGTACCTCCACAGCGCCTCGAACACCATCGCGTCCGCGGCGATCCGCACCCACCTCGGGAAGCTGGGCTCGATGGCCCTGTTCGGCCACGACACGCCCGCCACCCTCGGGCCGACCGTGAAGGCGGGGGACGCGGTCACGATCGACGGCGACCTGCACTACGTGCTGGGCCTCAACCACGTCAACGTCAACGCCGGCGTCGGGCTGTCGTTCCAGACCCAGGTGATCTGCGCCAGGGACGACGCGTTCTGATGGCCGACTTCCTAGCGACCGAGTTCGGGGCCACCACGCTCCTGACGACCAACGCCGACGCGACCGAGTTCGGCGACGACGCCGAGGTCCTGGGCGCGCGGGGCTACACGGCGAAGCGGATCCCGGACGCGCTGCTCCCGGCGGGCGGCGGAGCGCCCTGCGTGGGCGGCGGGCCCGAGACCGACGCGGGGTCGTGGAGCTGGCTGAGCTGAGGGGAAGCCGGTGACGACCAAGGCGGAGATCCAGGCGCGGCTCGAGGCGCTCCGCGCCGCCGTCGACCACCCGGAGCTGGTGGCCGCGACGCTCGCGGGCATCGCGAAGCGCGCGCTCGAGGGGGACGTCGAGGGCGCGGACCGCCTGCTCAAGTCGATGGAGGACTCGCTCGCCGAGCTCCTCGAGGACCGCCGCAAGGCGGTCGAGGCGGAGGAGGCCAGGCAGGCGGCGCTCGCCGCCGAGGCGCAGGCGAAGCGCAGCCGCGAGGAGGCGGCCGCCGCCGAGATCAGGGAGATGCCCGCGACGTCCCCGCCGGACCAGGTGGCGGAGGCGACGCGCGAGCTCGCGGCCGGGGAGCCGGAGAAGGCGACCAAGCGGGCCCGCCGCGTCAAGGCGGCGATCGACGAGCGCAGGCTCAGCCTCGCGATGAAGTGGACGCGCGACTACGAGCCGGGCCGGACCTACAAGAAGGGCGAGGTCGCGAAGCAGCTCGGCACCGCGTACGTCGCGCTGGTCGACACGGACCACGGGCCGCCCCATCCGGAGTGGGACAAGCTCACAGAGGCCGGCACCGTCGTCATGGGCGGCGGCGGCGGCGGGCAGGGCGGCGGCACGGGCGGCACCGGCGGAACCGGCGGCACGGGCGGGACCGGCGGGACGGGCGCCGCGGGCGCGGGGTTCAACTTCGCCGGGCCCTGGGACGCGGGCACGCCCTACACCGCCAACGTCCTCGTCACGTACGGCATCGACGGCGCGGTCCAGTTCTGGCTGTCGGACGCGAGCTCGACGGGCGTCGACCCGACCACCGACGACGGGTCGCACTGGGTCTTCGTCATGGAGATCGACAACGGGCAGGGCTTCCGCTGGTCGCACGACTGGGTCGGCGGCGTCGACTACGAGAACGCCGACCTGCAGCGCGACGTGGTCGCGCACGCCAACGCGCTGTGGATCCGCAACGACCAGCCGGGCCCGTCGACCGACGGCGAGCCGGGCGTCGACATCTTCTGGGACCTGCTCATCTCGGGCGGCGGCGCGGGCGGCACCGGAGGCACGGGCGGGACGGGCGGGACCGGCGGAACGGGCGGGCCCGGATCCGACGGCGGCACGGGAGGAACGGGAGGCAGCGGTGGAACTGGAGGAACGGGAGGTCCCGGCCCTGGCGGAGGGACTGGCGGTACCGGCGGCAGCGGCTCCGACGGAGGAACCGGAGGAACCGGAGGAACCGGAGGAACCGGAGACGTCGGCGGCACCGGCGGCACCGGCGGACCCGGCTCCGACGGCGGGACCGGCGGCACGGGAGGAACCGGCGGCGCGGGCGTAGGCCACTCGTACCTGGGCACCGCGACGGTCGGCGCCAACACCGAGACCGCCGCGGACAACCGCGTCTACGCGAAGAAGGTCACGATGGACGCGGCCGGCTGGCTCACGTCCATCGACGCCCACGTCGACCAGGACGCGGACGACGACAGGGTGCAGTCGGTCGGCGCGATCCTCTTCGACGACGTCGCGGGCGCGCCGAAGCACATCATCGCGCACCACGTCGCGCCGGACGTCTCGCTGCTCATGGACGACGCGGTCGGCGGCGGGGCCGGTAGCTCCGACGCGAGGTGGCTGCAGGTCCCGATCGGCGCGTACGTCGAGGCCGGCGACTACTGGATCGCGGTGCAGCTCGGGGACAACGCCTTCGGCAACCTCGCGCTCCGGATCTACTACGACGACGGCGGCTCGGACCGCACGTACGACTCGGGCGGGCACTGGGCCGCGGACTGGGGATGGTACTCACCCACGACGACGGGCCGCAACTACTCCATCCGCGCGAGCGTCGCGTCGCCCGGCGGGAGCGTCGGCCCGACGGGCGGGACCGGCGGCTCGGGAGGGACCGGCGGCAGCGGCGGGACCGGCGGCAGCGGCGGACCCGGCGGGACGGGCGGCACGGGCGGCAGCGGCGCCGATTCGACCGTCCCGGGACCGACGGGCGGCAGCGGCGGGACCGGCGGCAGCGGCGGCACCGGCGGGTCCGGCGCGGACGCCGGCACGGGCGGCACCGGCGGAACCGGCGGCACGGGCGGGACCGGCGGATCCGGGGGCACCGGCGGGGCCGGCGGCACCGGCGGCACCGGCGGGACCGGCGCGCCCGGACCGACGACGGGAGACATCCCCGGCCCGATCACGATCCGCGACGACATCACCGACGCCATCGCCGCTGACAAGAACGACTACGCGCCGACCGGGATCGCGACGGCCAGCGTCGTCCGCGTCTCGAGCGACGCGAGCCGCCGTATCACCGGGGTGTCCGGCGGGACCGACGGCCGGGTGCTCCTCATCAGGAACGTCGGCTCCAACCCCATCGTGCTCGCGGACTCCGACCCGGCCTCGGCCGCGGGGAACCGGTTCCTCATCGGGGCCTCCACGCCGAGCACCTCCACCTACCTCGTGACCTCGGTCTCAGGGAACACCGCGCTGGACGCCACCTACCAGGTCGTCCTGGTGGACGCGGGCTCGGGGGACGTTACGATTACGCTGCCGGCCGTCGCGTCGGTGAGCAAGGGCGCGTCGTTCACGGTCAAGAAGGTCGACGCGACCGGCCACCTCGTGACGGTCGACGGGAGCGGGTCGGAGACGGTCGACGGGCAGCTGGCACAGGTGATCGAGTTCCCGATGACCTCGATCACGGTCGTGAGCGACGGGACCGGATGGTACGTGCTGTGACGAGCGAGGAGAGCTGATGTCGTACTTCGACCAGGTGGCGGTGCAGGGGGCGGACTCGCCCACGGTCGACGCGTTCGGGCGCTGGCGAGTGTCCGACCCGGTCACGACCTTCGACTCGACGCTGCAGTACAACACGAACCCGCTGCAGTGGGAGGACATCCTGAACGGTGGCACGGTGACGCATGCCCCGAACAGTTCGGGCGCGACGCTCTCGACCGCGGCGGGAACGTCGGGGAACTACGCGTACCGGCAGACTCGTTCGTACATGCGGTACCAGCCCGGGAAGTCGCAGCTCATCGTCATGACCGGCGTGATGGGCGCGCTCAAGGCGAACGTCCGGCAGCGCGTTGGGTACTTCGACGCGAGCGACGGCGCGTTCTTCGAGCAGGACGGGACGAACCTGAAGGTCGTGCTGCGGACGTCGACGTCGGGGTCGCCGTCGGACGCGAACGCGGTGAACCAGTCGGCGTGGAACCTCGACAAGATGAACGGTTCCGGCACGTCGGGCGTCACGATCGACACCTCGAAGGACAACATCTTCGTCATCGACCTGCAGTGGCTCGGCGCGGGCCGCGTCCGGATGGGCTTCGACGTCGGCGGGAAGATCATCTACTGCCACGAGTTCCGGAACGCGAACGCGCTCACCGTCCCCTACATGAAGACGGCGAACCTCCCGTGCCGCTGGGAGATTCAGAACACGGCGGCGGCGGCGGGCGCGACGACGCTGCTGCAGGTCTGCACGACGGTCATCTCCGAAGGGGGGTTCGAGGACGACCGCGGGTACGACTTCACCGCGAACAACGGAATCACTGGTATCGGCGTTACGACGCGCCGCGCCATCCTCTCGATCCGCCCGGCCGCGACCCTGAACAGCATCGTCTTCCGCGGAGTGATCATCCCGCGCGACTTCACGGTCATCACCAAGACGAACGACTCGCTCGTCGAGCTCGTGTACGACCCGACGTTCACCGTCGGCGGAGGCGCGCTGACGTGGACGGCGGCCGACGCCGCCGACTCAGGGGTGGAGTACTGCGTTCACGGCGACGCGAACGCGGGGGCCATCACGAACGGCATCCCGATCTCGTCGCTCTACGGCACCGCGGGCTCCGGTGCGAACCGGGTCGCGGTCGGACGCGACACCCCGACGCGGCTTCCCCTCGTGCTCGACAGCGCGGGCGCGAACCCGAAGGCTCTCTCCGTCGTCGTCACCTCGCTCACCGGGACCTCGACGAACAACGCCGCGCTGAACTGGAAGGAGCTGCGCTAAGGCGATGCCGAACGACCTGACCTTGCAGCCCGACGAGTCGGTTCTCGTCGTGTACGACGACGCCCTCGGCAAGTGGGTCCCCGTTGTCACGTCCGAGTCGGGGCAGGCCGGCGGGACGGGCGGCACCGGCGGCTCGGGAGGCTCCGGAGGATCCGGCGGATCCGGCGGGACCGGCGGCTCGGGAGGGACGGGCGGCACCGGTGGGGCGGGAGGCACGGGAGGCACCGGCGGTCCCGGCTCCGCGGGCGGCACCGGAGGCAG